TGGGCACATTCTCCGCAGAGGAATAGCCGGGGACCAGCAGGTACTCGCCAAAGGTGCGGGAGGGTTCTTCGTAGAAATAAGCCATAATCAAACTCCTTTTCTCTTAACGCATCCGATACAAATCAGCATCAAAATCATTCATGTTTGCTGCTTATAAATTGATTGTATATACTTTACCACAAAGCCCGCAAGAATACAAACCCCTGCCGCGCCAAACTTTATAATTGTCCTTTGCGGAAAAACAGACAAATTGCCAAGCGTTTTCGGGCATTGGTCATACTTTGATTTTTGAAGTATCACTTTTGCAAGCCAAATCAGGCTTACGGAATGCAAAAAAGCTCGTCCGAAACACCGGACGAGCCCTTTTGCACACGAAGCGGGACACTGCCTGTGCGGCGCATGGGTCATAGCTGTGAAGGAGAACAGCCGGAGGAGGAGGACCCGCGCCCAGTATCCCAAAAAACAAGAAGAAAAAGATTTCACACACAGCCTTAGGGCTTTGCCCTTGCTGTAACCATATTGTAACTCTTTTGAAACCATTTTGCAATAGGGTTTTGTAATTTTTTTGTAATTTTTACACTTTGCACATATTTTCGCTTGAGTTATTGTTTGCTTTTGTATTCGTAACGATAATTCGTTATTTTTCTTCTTCTTGCTTTTTACCGCTCTTTATTGTACGCTCGTCTAGTTTATATTCCGTTATATTATATCATACCAGATTTGAAAAAGTGGTGTAGTAACTGGTGTAGTAAAAATTGTCCAATTTATAGGAAGTTGACAATTCGTTCTTATAAAGTATATAAAATCATTGAATCATCTTTCGGAACTCCGCAACTGCTTTTTCAGCATCCACATGACTATAAACATCTAATGTCATATTGACTTTACTGTGTCCCATCACATATTGGATAGCTTTAATGTTCATACCAGACTCTACCATTCTGGTGCAGAACATATGCCTTAAAGTATGAGGTGTGATTGTAGTTGGCAGTTGCTCTTGCGGATTAACCTTATTGTACCTCTGTATAGCTTGTCGCACATTTGATTCAACACTAACTGCTGAGCGAGGGCTGTTTTTGTAACTGACTTGTAGAAAGCCACTATATCCACTTACGCTCGGCTCTACATCCAGCTGTGGTCTTGTGCTTATAATGTGTGAAAATGCTTCTCTGGCTTTTTGCGACATTGGTATGATGCGTACACCACTTTTTGTTTTTGGAGATTGGATTGAGAATTCTCCATGAAGGTATACAAGCTGGTGGCTCACATTTACAATTCCCTGCTCTAAATCAATGTCACTTACGGTTAACCCACAAAACTCACTAACACGAAGTCCGGTCTCATATAAGATTACAAGTTCATCAACGTGCTGACTGAGATAGATATCTTTTTTGCAGAAATCAACAAGACTTGAAAATTGTTCATTCGACAGAATAGTTTTTGGCTTGTTTTCTTTTGGCACAACTTTTGAAAGTTGAAAGCTAAAAGGATTCCTTGACAAAATTTTATCATCGCAGGCAAGTTCAAAAGCCGGTCGTAGTATTCCTTTATAGTTATTTATTGTACCATAACAGTACCCCTTATCATATAGTTCTTTCATGAACACTTTTGCTTCTGTCGGTGTTATTGATGCGATTGTTTTATTGGCAAAAGTACACCCAGAAAGGATTTTCATGAAAGTGTCTATGTTCTTTGTTGTTGTCTCCTTCAAAGACGGCTTGTGAAGATCGGAATATTTTTTTACGAGCTCTTTCACCGTCATTGAGTTTGCTATTGGGTCGATGCCTTGTATTTCAGACTCTGTTAAGCTTTCAATCCTTGCTCTTAATTCTTTCAAGTCGCCGGAATAAATAGTGCGGCGCTTTCCAAACTTATCTGTCCAACGATACTGGTACAGACCATCTTTACGTTGCGACTCACCCTCTTTCAAAACACGTCCTTTATTGTCTTTTCTTCTTTCCATAATAAGCTCCTTACGTTAAATAAAGAGCTCCGATGTGACAATTTGATTATATCACATCAGAGCCATACATTCAAATGGAATATGTTTGTTCTATGTATCTTTCAAATGCTTTTCGTTTAACAAGTTGCTTTTTACCAACAAACATTATAAACGGGCAATTTCTATCTTGGAGAAGTTCACGTATTTTACATTGGCCGATATTAGAATACGCCGCTGCTTCCTCGATTGTCAGGGTTATCTTTTCCCAAATTGGGACTTCATTCATCCAATCACCTCTTCCATCTTATGTTCACCGTACTTTGCTACACATACATTATATAAGAGCATAGCACGGGTCATAAGGCCAACACCACCGATACGAGGGGTCACCTTGATGTTTTCCATCTCATAGACATTATCGGAGCAGTCTCCGTGCTGCTTCCCATTCTCGTCATAATTGATACCAACATCGATACACACTTTAACCCGATCAATATCAAACGGTGTGATAAAGTTGCGCTTGCCCACAGCAGAAATAATCACATCGACCATTTCAAATTCAAGAGCAGTGGCCTTCATAGCGGAACCAGTGCTATTCACAGAGATTACATTACAGTGCCGCTTAATCAGCATATCGACCAGTGGACGACCTACAATATCAGATTGACCACACACAAGCACATTCTTGCCATCCAGATTGTAGCCGATGGAGTCAAAAATCTTCATAACGCCCAGAGGAGTGCACGGCTGAAATGGAGATGTAGAATTAAAACCATCAACATCAACTACATCTGGAATGCAGATATTTTGAGGGTTGATATGTTTGGGCAGTGGAAGCTGTACGATGATACCATCCACATCTTCCCAATTATAATCCTCTAGGATCTTGTTATTTAATTCATCCTCCGTAATATCTTCTGGCAGCTTAATAAGATCTGCCTCGGCTCCAACCTCTTCACAGTCCCGCAACTTACCGCGAATATAAGCGTTGGATGCAGGATTGTCGCCTACTTGATAAATATGTAAAATAGGAGCGTAGTAGGCTTCTGCGATAATATTCTTGATTTTATTTTTGATATCTTGCGCAATAGATTTGCAATCAATAATCATTGTGAACCTCCTTTATATTAAGAACCCATTCTTCACATCCGTTATCGCTTCCCATTTCTATTCCATAATATTTTGATTTACGATTACAACAAACGGATTCATGTCGTGCATAATATTTACAGCGTCCGCAGTTACCTGTCTTGAATTCTTTACAGTCTTCAAATGGACAAAATCCAGTTTTATTGCTGCCAGATACAGGGCAGTTTGTCGAAGTACACATATACACCATAATTATTCACCATCGATTCTTTAGTCGTATTTCTTTTTGCCCCAGAAGTTCCACATCATACCCTTCCATTTCCGAGTACACTCAGGACAGAAGTCATGTTTAATTCCCGTATAACTGAGCCCGTTTAAATTCCAGTCTTTTGCTTGGGAAGCGTCTGGTTCTCCATTGTACGTCATTACAACTATTTCTTCACCGCAATTATCGCACGTGATCTTTATACAGTCTTGTCTCATCAAATCACCATTCTATAAAGAATCCAAGTTTTATAAAATTGTTTTATAGCCAAGGTCTCTTAGACACTGACAGTAGCCACGGACGACATCTGACCCTACTTTATAAATAGAGCCAACGTACTTTTCGTCTTTATCGAAAAACTCAATTTGCCATTTTCCATCACGAATATACTTTGCTCTATAAAAGTCAAAATCCTTCATAGCGCTCTCCTTTATAAAACCCTAATTCTTCCATAAAAATTACCTCGTTACTGTACTAACTCCATTATTTTTAATCTGTCCTTTTTGAACATGAATTATTACAGAGTCAGCATTAACAGTATTGGTTGACTTATATTCGATATACGGAGTATTGCTATCGTACACAATCTGTACATGGCCTTTGATATTCATGTATGTGCCATTACAAAGAACTGTAAGCATCTCATAATTTTCTGCTGGGACATTAGATACCATAGTAGATGTATATCCGTAGATACCCGGTTCCAGTTCTTCAATAGTGGCAGTCCACTTAATCGGATTATAATGACGATAGATACCGTCGCCAATCGCCCATACAAAATATCCAACAATAAGAGTAATTAGCACACCGATTGTCAAAAACAAGATCTTTTCTCCAAGAGTGAGTTTTTCGTTATTATCATCCAAGTTCAACACCACCTTCGTTTACAATATAGATACCGTTGTCTTTAAGATATTCTATAAATTCTTCGTGTGGCAACTTATCGGCAAGCTCATAAATAGTGTAGTTACTTCTGCCTTTCACCCACTTTGTTTCTTTACGCAAGCAAGACCATTGATGTACACGAAATTCCTTACAACGCCATTTTAAATGAAAGGCATCTCCGCACAAATCGCAAATCGGTATTTCTACATAAAAGTCACCCGGATAGCGTTTTCGTCGCCACCACTCCATATCATAGAATACAATACCATAAAGTTCAGGATAATCTTCAAATCCATGTTCTCTAAGATAAGCAAAACCCAATCCATTGATTGTCCATTCTGGCGACCTTGGAACTGTATATCGAAGCTGCGATTCTGTATGCGAGATACAGGCTTTGTTATATTTTCCATCAATGCCCATAATGTACCAGTCGGATTTATAATAGCCTATTTGTTTAGTCACAACTAATCACATCCCCCGTATCATCACCCAACGGCCACGTGCATCCATAAAATGTTCCCAAATTTTCGATTTTAAAATAGTACCATTTCTTCGTCACGTAGTCATAAATACTGTAGCAAGTGCAGCGGCCATCCGGCCAATGGTTCTTTTTAATAGCGTCAATATCAAGTTCTAAAAATCGTTTGATTTCGGATAATTTATATGAAGCAAAAATATAATCCCATGGGCCACGCCAATGGATAAACCACATGTGCTTTACGAAGTTCGGCCATTCTACAGAAAATCGTTCGACTGGTTTACTTCTGCCAAAATTCTTATATTGAAGAAAATAGTTGCTGATACCGTGTACACCAGTCCAATAATGGTCTTTAGTGCAGATGAAATGAGAATAGTTTTCCCATTCTGGATTTTGTATTTCCCAGTGATTCTTTTCGATTGAAAAATCTTTATTTACCATTTACGTTACCGACTTTTAATGATTGGATTATTATAGATACTTTTCTTTTGTTTAAAAAGATGTCTGAGATATTCAGGCGTTTGATCTGCATAATAAGTGTATTCTAATTTGCAGCCATATTTTTTATCAAACTCTATTAGTTCTTTTTCCGTAAGCGTACCAGCTTCAAGTTTTTTTCTGAAAAGTTTATAATCTTCTGTGAATGTACTACAAAATGCAAAGTCACCCATAAGTCACCTCATAAAAGTCTAGTTCTTAAAAAATAAGCTTACGCTGATATTTATTTAAAACACATTGCATTTCTTCTACAATATCAATAACAGCGCACTCTGCTTTATCTTTTTGATATTCTTTTACAGAATCAACATCAATGTCAATATTGATTACATCATTATGGTATGGTTCTCCGGTCAAATCAATACCATAGGTGATTTCATCAAATGGAGCTTTGTACCATTCTCCAGTATTACCGTCTGCGAATCCAAATGTCAGTTCAGTATTCTCGTCGTATCCGATTTCGTTTAGTTTGTTGATAAGCTCCACAACTTTCATCTCTTACACCATCCTTCGATTCTCTCACACGCTCTGCAAATTGCGTCAAAAAAGTCAACTCTCGTCTGCATCAGAAACAGTTTGAAGTACGCTCTCCGCTTCTTTGCGAGCCACCAATCGTTGTTTATATTCTTTGTTTGCGATTCGTTCTTGCTCATGCAAATCAAGTCCTTTCAGCCAGTAAGATGGACATTCATAAATTTTTTCAAGTGTGTTTGCATCGCAAAAGTGTTCTCGATCTCTTTTGTTGTAATCGTAATACCCAATAAATGACAGACCATAATCGCTTATTACAACGTTGTCTTTTAAAGGGATCGGACGCTCGTCCATGACCTTGACCCAACCGAGGAAATCTTCGCAAGATTCGGTGCAACTATCTCTTGTTTGCTTCCTAAAAGCACATACTTCTTTATGTAGACATTTACTGCAAATAGCCATTTTCTCACCTCTTTCTAAAACATACATTTTTAAAAATAAGCTTGCTTTAGCATATTATTTTTCTTTATCGCAAATTCTACAATACCGATGAAATGGAGATTCGATAATCTGCCAAAATACAGGTTCCCACTCGTGCTCACTAAAGATACGGCTGTTCTCCATAATATCAACCGGACAAGAACTAGAACCACATTCAGGGCAGTTATACTTTAAATCACAATAATTGGCTGGCTTGAACTCTCCAAGAGAATCTGCATCCACCCAAAACTCGCAACCGCAGCTAGAGCATCTAAACTCTACTGAGTATTTTATTTTTTCTCTTTCTTTACCATGAACTTCAATTCGTACAGCCATCGTGCACCTCAATCCGCAAAAATCTTTTCTCTTGGAACTGCAGATAAACAAGATGAAACTTCTGTGTTGCATTCTGGGCAAATCGCCTGTTTAACCGGTGAGTATTCAGTCCAATCAAATTCTTTTGGAATTTTCGTATCTTCGTCATCAGCCCAAAATACGCATCCACATTTACAAAGAAATTTAACGGCATATCTTATTTTCTTTCGCTCATGTTTGTGTTCAATAATCTTAATCGCCATCTGGCACCTCCACGGTAAAACTAGTTTTAGTTGCTTCTTTCCAAGAAATAAACTCAGCCCCCAGCAACTTCCGCTCTACATCCATAGCACGCAATCACATTATTCTCAGGAATGTCCAAATCAGGATTTTCAAAAGAAGCCACTCGAATCTTAGTTGTGCAACCGCAATTCTTACATGGAAATACGATTACCGGATTTTTTAAACTATCAGTCTTATGCATATCTACGCCTCAATCCGCAAACACAAACTGTGTGTTAAAAAAGTTCGTCCCATGAGTCATATTTTCTTCTGATAGAGCAACCTTGATAACTTCATCGTCGGTATGTATCTCATCATATTCTACTGTGTCGCAAACCTTATAAATTTTGCCGTCTTTCTCTTGAAGTAATGTTCCCTCACCAAGTTTTAATGGAGTTGTTTTCTTTTCTTCTCGAATATGTGCTTTCATACAATCACCTTGATCAAATATCGTTAAACGCATCTATAGTCCATCCAATAAGACTATTTAGTTTTTCTACAATCTTATAAAGGATATTTTTAAATAGTGTTTCTGTTCAGGCATACTGCATGTAAACTCCGCAGGACCTTCTCTTTTCGGGTAACTCGTTTGCATGGTATACACTTCATCATTGTGAATGATTCCAATTTGAGTACAGTTATCGCCATTACAAATTTGAGTCTGATTTATTGTGATATTCCGTTTCATATATTTATTCCTCCCACCCACCCATAAAACATATTTACTCTAATTGTTCAAGTGCATATATCAAATACAAAATTAAAGTCTTTGTCTTCTCTTTTGTAAGCGTTGCAGAACTCAATTCCATATCTGGAGCATCACTATAATATGCAAGTTCAACAGCATCGTTTGAGACTATTACGCCAATATCTACGTTGTAAATTCCGTCTGTCGCTTGCAGGAAACCGATTTTATTTCCTTCCATAAATCCTCCGTAAAATTTACCTTTTAGAAGTTAATTGAATCAAATAGGTTTTTACTTAAATCACAAATCATTGGCTCCATACACATTCTAACAAGATCATTGATTTCCTTATCCGTCATAGTAGTCTTACCAAAAGCGTTATAAGACTTTCTGGGCTCTTTTTGAATGTCCTTTTTCACTTTTGCCTTTTCAACAAACCCCATATCCTCAAGACACTTGCAGTAGCCAGCAATTTCATTATAAAAAATATGGTCGTACTCTTCCAAAAGCGTATGCTCATCAAACAGCTTTACTTGCCATGCAATTCCAAATGGAGCTTCTTTCTCGTAATGAGATTCGACAGTGTAATACTTCATTATGTATTCTCCTTACTTGATACCGTACTTAGCTTTAACCCTCTTTAAAACATCAGCTTTTTCAGAATAACGGTCGCGAGCCGCATGATAATCACACATCTTCTCGGCCAGAATTCGCTTTGCTTCACCTTCTGCTACGTCAGCATCTGCCAGCTCATTATTCAATTGATATCCACTTGCCTTGATACCATCAACAAAACCATCAATACGATCTTTCTGAATCGATTTTTCTCCTACCGCACCAGTCTCAGTGTTAAACATTTTCACAATGGAATCAGTTCCGCCTACAATAGAGTAAACATAAAAATACTTAGCCATAATCATTTTCTCCTTTTATCTTTTCTTACTGCTTTCCGGTACTTCCAAAACCACCGGCTCCACGCTCAGTTCCGTCCAATTCGGAAACTTCTTCAAAATCAGCCTGCCAGAACGGAACAACCGCCATCTGAGCAATGCGATCACCGTGAGTAATCATTTGAGGGATATTAGAATGATTATGTAGTGCTACAATATACTCTCCACGGTAATCCTGATCGCAAATGCCAGTTTTGTTTGCAGGAGCAAGTCCCAGCTTAGTTGCCAAACCGCTGCGAGCATAGATAGCGACATACCAACCTTCCGGCGGAGCCATCCGTAACCCAGTGTGTACCTTAACGGTCTCATGCGGCTGAATCATAATACAACGATCACCATTCTTGTTTACCATCGTTGCGTCATCAAAACCGATATAGGCATAAAGGTCTGCGCAAGCAGCATTTTTAGAACCATAAGTCGGCAGATGAGCATCTTCGTGCAGTTTATTGATTTTAATATTGGGGCGATACGGCATCCGACTCATGCCATAGCCAAGATTAGTAGTTGTGTTTCCTAAATCCATATTATTTTCCTTTCTCTTCTGGAGTCCACCAAAGGACTGGATTATCTTTTCCTGCGCTCCTCCAAATATCAATCACCCTCTGATTTGAGCTTCCCATATATGGAAGAGAAATATCTTTTTTCGCCTCAATAAAAGGACCATCAACAAGAACTGTTGTGTATGAAAAAATGTTGACAAGAATGACGCTATCCCATGATTCCATCCATTCTTGTCGCAGTTCTTCATATGTGTACCCCGTCCATAACCAGATATCTTTTTTTCGCCCAAACTCTTTGTAAACACATTTGCAGATACGAAAGATTGTAGTTCTATTCTCCGGCAAGAGTGGATCTCCACCAGTGAGAGTCAGTCCCTGAATGTAATCAGGTCGAAGTAAATCTACAATTTTATCAAGTGTTTCATCTGTGAATGGCTGACCACCATTCGGGTCCCATGTAGTAGGATTCTGGCAACCGGGGCAATGGTGGTTGCAACCCGCACAGAATAACGTGACTCTTACGCCCGGACCATTCGCTATATCACATGGGACAATCTTCATATAATTCATCAGTATTACCTCGTGCTTTATTGATTTCATTTGCGGCAGCTTTCGCATCATTTTCTGTGTCATAAATATTACGAATGTAATACTCAAAATCAGGATCGATATTGTCCTTTACGTTAGTTCCTTCTAGTTGAATAGATTCTTCTTCTACCGTTAAATTGCCATCTTCGTTAATCCTTGCTCCGATGTTTACTCTCTTGATTTTACATTTTTTGATTCGATATGCGTCTTTTACAATCTTTTTGTATCCAAGGCAAATTGGGCAACGCCACTTTTTCTGAGTACCGTCAAAGAATGTTATATTCACATTTCCGTCGGTATCACATTTATTACAGTTTTTGTCAGCATTCTCTCGCTCAATAATCCATGCAAAGCTTCCGGGAACGTGCTTTAAATTAAAGCTAGTATCCATTTTAAATCACCTTTGTCCATAGACTCACACATACGATAATAAGAATATTCAGTGCAACGACAGTCCACTTTACATATTTAAGTTTGATGTCATACATTACAGTATTACGTAAAAAATCGTATAGAATTTCTTCAGAGCGTATAATTGCGGCTGTAAGAATCAAAACGATATACGATTAACAAGCAGCCAAATAAGCTCAGCCAGCATCGATTAGCACCTCCTCGATTGGAATAACCTGACCATCAACGTAGTAGCACATCTGACCGTGCTCATTATAATAAGGAGACATGTAGCCGTAAGCATGGTTGCCTCCACTTTTACTGAACAAGTAATACATAACGTGTGTATCCTTGTCGTACACCACAGGAGTGTCACCAATACGATAGAACCAGTCATTCTCTTTGGCTACATTCCCTACTGAGTCTTTCACACTTGTACTGCATCCAGTCAGTATAATCGCTGCTAGAAGTACGCATACGGCAGTATTTTTGAAAGTCTTAAACATACTTTTCCTTTCTGTTAAAAGCGGAATTCTATTTTGTTATTTCTGCTTCTCATCCTCGGTTATGTATCGCCAGAAGTCTGGCTTGTCGATTACATCACAATTCAAGTCATACCACTGAGTATTCCATGCCATAAAGGCAATCTCTACTGGACAGTCGTTACCATATCGGATATAGACATTTTCGGAGCAGAGTTTGTTGCTGACAACCGGCTCTCTGTCTTTTACTCGAATCCATCGTGGGTCATAATCAACCTCTTTGTAAGACGAGATTTCGATATTGTGGTAACAATTAGAAAGTTCTATACGAATATCGTCTTCGATAGACTTGGTATTCTCATTGTCGATTTTATCAGCCAGAAGTTCAAGAGTCACTTTTTTCATCGTTATCCTCTGGCCAGTCGATTCTAGCTCCGCAGTTACAACAGTAACCATTACGGTTACCATCTTCGTTATAAAGGTACTCACCACTGCCACAGCATTGGCAAGCGATAATACCATCTTCTGCAAAAGGATTGTTAATCATTTTTAGCCTCGATTTCTTTCCATCCAATGAAATCACAAATACAAAGCTTCTCTGGATCACACCGATGAAGCAGGAATTTGTTCTGTCCAGAAAGCCTAGACCCGCTAGACACTTCAACGGGTTTACACCCATCTTCAAACATTCCTGAAAGAGTCCGTTTCTCAGCAATAGATAAATCAACATCATTTTTAATGATATCGCGATTGCATCCACGACATTTAAAGATTTTTACGTATTTCTTTTCCATGTCAATCTACCTCAGTACCCTTATCATTGTAAGTGTCGTTTTTCATATCATCAAAGAAAGATTCATAATCAAACCACTTATCCTCAAGAATATTGCCGATAATTTTTACTGTACTGCCCCAGCCTTTAGTTGCCACACGGATATACTTGCCTTTCATGTTCTCGTACTTATCGCAGCCAACAGTGTCCATGATTCGCATGATGACTTCCATACCAGAAGCATATCCTTTGAAAGTTTTTGCTCCTACATATCCTTTACCAAGAACATATCCTCCATAGCAAACGCCCCATCCATGACCATCCAACGTCAAATCAGAAGTCAAAACTCCATGATCGGCCATGCTAAGGCTAACATTCTTGATTTGTGCATTTCGGATCTCGTATCCTTCAGCTTCAAGCAGCTTTTCTGTCCACTTCTTCATTTTGTCTCCTGTTATTTAACGTATCTACGTTATAAATTTGATAGAATTTCACGATAAAACGGCACTTTTATCAAGATTCATTTTCCATCTCTATAATGCCAGCCATTTCCATAATTTCAAAAAAGTCATCCATCAAAGCTTCTGCCATCTTCCTGGAAATATTAGGAAGTTCTAAACCGAAATCCTTGAATGCACAATTAAGGCAACCCCAAGGTGCTAGAACAAATTTTTCATCATCGTCTTTGAGATTGATGTTTTCATAAACTTTATCCATTTTAACAACCTGCCTTTTCTACATTCTGAACCATACAGCTCACACCGGGATGAGATTTTTCAAAGCGATGACGCGCTTTGTTCATAGCATCATTCTGATCCTGTGCCTTAACCATATATGTATTAAATTCCTGATGTCCATCATCATAATACATTACTTCAACAGACCAATAATCCATAAGACTCCTTTCATGCCACCACACCCACCCTGCTAGTTAGTTTACTTGTTTTTATAGAGGCTTGAGTAGTAATTGATAAATATTCCAATTAAAGTTAAAGCCAACCAAATGCCAGTTGCAGCCGCAAAAGAGAACTTTATTCTAAACAACCAAAAAATCAGCCAAACGACACTAGACGTACCAGCCCATGACACAAAATACCGTAATGTTGTATAGATAAGGATAAGTAAAAATTTAAAAAGTGCCTTAAAGAAATTTTTCCATGCTTCTATGTTAATCACCTTCTTCGAAATATTTACCATTAGCCACGTGAACAGGCGCAATCTCTACAATGACATTATGATCAACGAATCTCATCTGTCCGTCTCCTACTTGAACGGAATTGCAAAGATTATTTGCTCCAGTAGAGTCTGGATTATTAACCTTCATGCAAAGTACACCATTTAGATAAAACGGATCTCCAGCTTTAAGCCGAAAGAATAATGTCTTGTTTTCAAGAATTTTCATTTTATAAAGCCTCGTTTACTTCTTTACCTCAATTTTTGCACTCTTGATTTTGTTGAGTTTATCTTCGTATTCGGTTTCGTAAACAATAACCGCAATATTAAATGTACGAACGGCGTCTTCGTAATCGTCAGAAAAAGAGTATCCACGGCTCTTACCATTTTGCATAACAGTAATATCTTTTTCGCCCATTACAGTAAAAACACTATTACCATAATCCTTATCCTTGATTTTTCCATAACAAGGTTTGCAGTTAATACCTGCCTTAGTTTTGTCGAAACGGTATCCAGTACACCACAGATACTTATCACGCGGAGCATCTTTAATTCCGTAAACCATATAATATTAACCTCATAGTCCCACCAACCCACCCTGTTCTTATTTTTTCAATAATGTATTACTTACTCACCCTTGGTAACGACGGTATCAGCTCCCTGAACAGTAACCCAACCATGCTTCAGGCGAGCTTCTGCTTCCTTCATCTGAATCAGTTCAGGAGTGATAGACTCAGAAAGCACCTTATTTGCATCAGCCTCGGCCTGTGCTTCAATCATCTTAACATCAGCTTCCGTCTGTGCCTTAACCTTATCAGTCTCTGCCTGAGCCAGAGCGGTCTGCTTATTCAGCTCTGCAATCTCTGCGTCCTGCTTTGCCTGCTCCTTTGCGCGAATCTTCTGCATCAGAGTATCGTCAGGCTGTGCGTCAACAATCAGTGCGGAAGAAACATTGATACCATATTCTGCGGTCAGCTTCTCATTCAGATAGTTGGTGATTGCAGTATTAACACCTGCACGATCATCAGAATAAATCTGCATGACGCTGAACTGAGGAGTGACTTCCTTGACGTAAGCAATAATATCGTTCTGAATCTTGCTCTCCATCAGACTCTCACCGTCCATACCACCAAACTTGGTGTACAGTTCAACAACATGCTCTGGCAGGAAGTTATAGTTTACAGTCAGGTTGATTGCAATCGTACCGCCATTAGCAGGGGCATCGATGTGCCAATCTGCGTGTTCCTTTGTGCCATAATCGGACGGAGCATTAGAAAATACCACTCGCTGCTGAGTAATCGGAAACTCAGACACATGCTTTAGAGGACTCATAAAATGCCAGCCCTGAGAGATAGTCTGCTGTTCAACACCCTTTGCGGAATAAATAACACCAACATAACCAGTATGTACTCGCTCAGTGCAAAGCACTGCACCAACTGCAATGAGGAATGCAACGAAAATTGCCATAAACTTTTTCATAAGTATCTCCTTAATCTTTATAGTTGTCTTTTAGAATGTAATAGGAGACAACCCATACAATCACAAAGAAAACAATGATTTCTTTCATAAATAATCCCACCAACCCACCACTTATATTCAAATTTTACTTCATACTCTCTTCGAGTTCTTTGTAGCTGATTCCACTTGTCAGTCCCGGAGACTCTTCGCTATCCGTTCCTTTGAAATGTGCTCCAACAACACTAGGATGCAAATACTCAATCATTGCAAAATTAGCAGCATCAATGAGCCATTCTGTATTTCCTGTCTCTAAATACTTTTTGACTCTTGGATAAATTTCCTTTACAGCTTGAGCCAAATCTGGATATGTTTGATTCATCCAACCATATTTATAATGAGATACCAAAATACGATTCTGCATCTTTTTAACAAAACCATTATCCCAATCTCGCTCTAAAATCTGTTGTGTAGTATCCATATTTCATCCTTTGTTTAGTTATCGCTCAGGTGAACTACTCGATCTCGAATTTCCTGAGTGCGACCCTGATTCCAGAACTGAGTGCCAATAAATCCGCAGGTGCGACGGGCGACATTCAGTTTATTCTGGTCACGATTACCACAGTTCGGGCATTCCCAAACGAGCTTGCCGTTATCTTCAACAATCTTAATCTCGCCGTCATAACCACAAACCTGACAATAATCAGACTTGATGTTCAGCTCTGCGTAGATAATAGTGTCGTAGATGTATTTGATGACACTCATCACAGCGGGGATGTTGTTGGTCATGTTCGGGCATTCAATATAAGAAATCGCTCCTCCTGGAGACAGCTGCTGAAACTCAGACTCAAACTTCAGCTTCTTGAATGCATCAATATGCTCACGAACCACGACATGATAACTATTGGTGATGTAATCATGGTCGGTTACATCTGGAATGATGCCAAAGCGCTTTTGCAGGCACTTGGCGAACTTGTAGGTGGTGGATTCCAGCGGGGTGCCGTAAAGACTATAATCAATATTTTCTGCTGCCTTCCACTCACTGCACTTGTCGTTCATGTGCTGCATAATCTCAAGAGCAAAAGGTTTTGCTTCATCATCAGTATGGCTCTTACCGGTCATGTACTTTACGCATTCATACAGACCTGCGTAACCTAAACTGATGGTTGCATATCCGTCAAACAGCAATTTATCAATCTTCTCGCCCTTCTTCAAACGTGCGATTGCACCATGCTGAAAATGAATTGGACTCACATCAGAAGGCGTACCCATCAATCGCTTATACCGAATCTGAAGTGCTCGATGGCACAGTTCAAGACGCTCATCAAAAATTTCCCAAAACTCAGAAACATCCTTCTTAGAGCTACAAGCAACATCTACCAGATTGATGGTGACAACACCGGCATTAAAGCGACCATAGTACTTGTGGCCCTTCTCCCAATTCATGGCACCAGAAACATTCTCGGTGGTTCGATCAGGAGTCAAGAAGCTGCGACATCCCATACAGGGGTAGCAAGCACCTTTGTACTCCAACATCTTCTTCTCAGAAATGTAGTCAGGTACAAATCTCTTGGCCGTACATTTAGCTGCCAGTTCAGTCAGATAGTAATACTTAGAATTATCTCGAATGTTATCTTCTTCCAGCACATAAATCAGCTTTGGGAAAGCCGGAGTAATCCATGCACCAGTCTCATTCTTCACGCCTTTAATACGCTGACGAAGGACTTCTTCAATGATAATTGCAAGGTCATCACGGGTCTGGCCTTCAGGAACTTCATCCAGATACATAAAAATAGTAATAAAAGGAGCTTGCCCGTTAGTGGTCATCAAAGTAATAACCTGATACTGAATAGTCTGAACGCCTGCAACGATTTCTTTATGTAAACGCTTCTCTACAATTCGATTGATAGTCTCCTGATTTGGCATCTTGTCAATCTCATTGTTTTGAATCATGTCGTAAAACTCCTCATGGACTTCACCCGTAATCTTCTTTCGAGAGACGTCCACGAAAGGAGCCAAATGAGACAGAGTAATACTCTGACCACCATATTGGTTGGAAGCAACCTGTGCAATAATCTGGGTTGCAATATTGCACGCTGTAGAGAAACTATGTGGTTTGTCGATTCCAGTGCCAGAAATCACAGTGCCGTTTTGAAGCATGTCTTCCAGATTGACTAGCGAGCAGTTAAACATGTGCTGGGCAAAATAGTCGGAATCGTGAAAATGAATTCGGCCATCATAGTGAGCGTCCACAATATCTTTCGGGAGAAGCAGATTGAAGCTCAGATCTTTGGAGACCTCGCCAGCCATATAGTCACGCTGCACGCTATTCACAACAGGATTTTTGTTGCTGTTTTCCTGCTTGACCTTCTCATTGTCTACATCACAGATGGAAAGAATTTCGCCATATGCTCGCTGTTTCTCACGAATCTCCTGCCGAAGAATACGCCAGTGACTATAAGCGTCAGCCACATCCGAAAGAGGGCTATTTTTCAACTGGTCAATAACCACATCCTGAATCTGCTCTACAGACATCGTATCATGGATGTCCGCGATGTAGTCTGCAATAGCGTTAGATACGCGAGAATCAACTCCTCCAGTCGTATTCGTCATTGCCTTCTCAATCGCATTCACAATCTTACTCTTATCAAAAGGAACTTTCGTTCCATCGCGTTTAATCACATATTCCATGCAATCACTCCTTAATCTTCCAACCAACGATTTTCTGCCACATAGAAAGCTCCAACCGCAGCTACCATCAATACGACCCAGAATACCCAAAACCAAATCACTCGTGTACCAGCTGCAGAAATCATATAATCTCGTGCTTCTTCGATGTTTTTATCCTTAATGAATTGTGCATTATGTATACTTTTATCGCTCAAATTCGCGTATAATGTACCACCATAACGAACATCTTTGACATAAAACTCGAACTTTACATGAGAACTGACTTGTACAGTGGTCAGGTACTTGCTGGATGGCATTTTGATGTCACCATACTTAAATTCTTTTCCCAGAAACGTTACATTTTTGGAACTGTGCTCTTCTGAGCTGTAATAGTCCCAAGTCCAGTACGTTTCGACTCTTGTTCTTGTATGGCCTTTACCATCCGTAGTAGTGACAGTTCGTGTATGCATCGTGTAATGCTTTTCTTCGCAATAGATATACATCCACTGACCGTCGATACGTGGGTCGCTTACGGTATCTACCGCTTCTAGTGCGCCTTGGCAAAACGCATTACCTACGTTGGTCCTCATTCCATAATCGAACATATTTTCGGACTCAATCGAAATTGCTGTATTATATTCTTTTTTCTGCTCAAGCGAATCTCTGGTGATATTTCCAGCGATAACGCTACCAAGTATCAGCATAATGAACACAATACCAACACTGACGATCAATTCACGATAAGTAATTTCGGCATTACCGATTTCCAAAAAGGTTACCGACTGCCGGTGTTGCCTCATTCCCCTCATAGGACAGATACTCATAATTCTGAACCTCATATCCAGTCAGACCCAGCAGAAAGGAGTTCGGAAACTTACGAACACTCTGCTTATATTCCTTCACGACACGATTGTAATCGCCACGATAGTTTGCAATCAAATTTTCAGTGACGGATAGCTCATTCATAAGCTCCTTGTAGTTGTCGCTAGACTTCAATTCAGGATATGCTTCCGCAATAGCTGCAATCTGAGTCGTAATCTCTTGAGCGGTCTGGCCGGAAGTGCCACGAGCATTCACAACATCCATCAAAGTCTGATACTCATGTTGGTCATAAGCCTTGACGGTTTCAACCAAATTTGGAATCAGATCAGCTCTGCGCTTTTCCTGAATTTCAATACCAGACTTAGCTTCCTGAATCTGCTCTTCATAAGAGATGGCCGTGTTCTTAGGCCCCTGCACCATAAAGGTCATGCCAAGAATGGAAATCAGCACGACACAAATAACGATAATAGGTAACTTCCAGTTGTATCTCATTTATGTAAACCTCTTAAAACTTGACTTCATCAGCGCAATCAGGAACCACGGCAGTTTCAATGCTTGGAGCATGGATTTCTGGACGGAAAACCAAATCATCCGTATAGTCAGGCTTTGCATGACGAGGAACATACTGAACGCATTCGTTTACTGTCTTTCCAATAGTAGGAATATAGACGTCTCCGCAATCCGGTATCGTAGCCAGCTTATCATTAGCCTCATCAGGAATCTTCTTGAGCGTATCTACGACACTTTCGGCAACCTTCTGCTGTTCCTCTAAAAGCCGGATTTTATAGTCCAAATAATAACGTGCCTTCATTAAATCTTGAAGCGGAGAATTGCCATCTTTGTGCCCTGCTCGGCTTAAATACTTACCAACATTCCAAAGATAAGCATCCTCGTCTAATTGCCACTCTCGCAGCACTTTAATAGCCTCATAGGGATTGTCTGCACCGCCGTAATGAGACGGATGGTCTACATTCTTCTTAATTTCATCAAATGTTTGCATCAATAACCTCCTTGTTTTTTTCAATAGGCTTATAAACATCTGCCAGCTTCGGGTGACGACCACAGCAACCACGACCCTCTGGGCAGAACGGATACTTCGGATTAGCCTCACAAGAAGGAACCATCCAGTTTGCTACTTCAGGACAAACCTGTGCAACTTCCTTCTTCATTTCTGTAAACATCTCGCGGATTTCTTTTTGAGCCCTAGAGCAAAGTCGAAGATGACTCATCTCAATCAAAGCACGAGCGTTCATCGTAATGTAAAACTCTGTACAGCAAGCATTCGGAAGAACTGCACGGGCGTCTTCGTTTTTGGCGTTGTGATACTTCTTGAGAATCTGATAATCGGTATCAATGTCCGACATCATATTATCGAAAACATCAGCATCTTCACCGGTAAACGGGTTCACATACTTGAATCCATCCTCGCTGCAATAGCGCTGACTGCGACAGCTCATGCTAATATGTCGATGACGACTAATCTGTGCCAGAAGTGCTCTGCTTACATCTTTGACGTAGAACGTAAAATTGATGTGCTCAAGCACAGAATAGTGACCACTGGCTTTACATCCCTTAGCAATCTTATAATCATCAGTCATTGAAGAATCGTAACAAATACTCGCAGCTTCCTCCACAATATCTAAAGGATTCTTATCACTTGTAGGAACAACTCGCTGTGTGTACGCGATCAAATCAACAGTCATTCAACTCTCCTTAATATTCGTCCTGCCAGTTTTCAGGAATGTCGTTCTCACCAATTACGATGCAATTTTTAGGTGCGACATTTAAAGTGTACTTGCCATCCTGAACTTTAATCATTACATTCATGATGGAGACAACTTTATGAATACTCCAAAGAACTCCGCGACCTTTTCGAGTTCTAGCTCTAAGAACCGTATCGCCAACATGAACCTCTCTATTAAGAATATCGGTTACCATTTAATCCTCCTTTACTTTAGAAGTGCAAACTTGAACCAATCTGGGAAGTTGGATACTGAAATCCCATACTTGATAAGGCAAGACAGCAGCCACAACGCAATCATGATTCCGACCGCAATAAGATAATCCTTAAAAATCTTAATGAACGCGATCCACATCTTAATCCTGTCTCTCATTTACCTCACCTCTTTCAATCAGTTCATCAACAGTAACATCTCCGCAGAGAACATGTCTAAGTTGCTCTTCTGACAGCTGATATGTAATCGGCTCTCCACACTCGGTAGGATATCGAGCCAAGGTTCTGTAATATTCTGCAAGGGCTCGTTCTTTACGCCCCTGCTCACGATGGTCAATACCAATCATATCGCCCCACCTCCTTCCTTAAATTCTTCACTCTTACCGGTCACGACATAGACGTCATCCTCAAGATCTTCTTTTAGAATCACAGTCATCTCAGACGGACGAAATCCCTTCTTCGTACACTCTGGTATATTACAGATCAGATAACCTTCATCATAATCATCAAGCACATCATACCAATGGCCTTTCATAAGCAATGCACCAGATGGAAGAAGCGTATCTTTGTAGTCCGTCCTGAAGTACATCTGCTTCATTATGGCTCCTTGTAGGGTTCCATATCACCCTTCCAAATCTGGAAATAAGGATGTGCGTCAATGCCGTAAACCTGACCCTTCATACCGGTGCTGGTGATTTTGTAAGGCTTTCCGTCCTCAAGGCTATTGATAAAGTCCTGATACTGAGGACTCATCTTAAAGAAGTCTTTCTTGCCCTGAATCCTCTTTACCTTAATAGTGACCTCATCACCAATCTTTGGTTCCCATTCCTCTGCGGGCATTCCAGCCAGAAAGTCGGGACCACCAGCTTTCTTGATTCGCCGGGCAAGGATTCGTGCCTTACGCTGCTCTCTGCGCCGGTCTTCTCGGTTCATTGAATTACTCATATTCTGTTCCTTTCAGCTTATCAAAGTAGGGATCGCCGTCTCGCTTCTCTAATAAGTTGAGCTCCCCGGCGGAGCCTACAGAATACAAACGAAAATTTTTAAAAATCTCAGCACCTTTAATAGTGGCTAGAGATGTGATTATGTACAATATATTGTGTTCTTCTGTGCCATCGGTAAGTTGAACTTCAAGTCGTTCTTTTTTTGGGATAGCTAGTTTTCGGAAGTCGTTCATCGTTAATCCTTCGGCATGGAATACATATCCTGTCCATGTGCATATTCATCATAAATTTCTGCAATAACGTCATAGCATCTACTTTCGGAGTTATAACTACCAAGAATAATTCCACGTTCATTGATACACTGCCTTGCATAGATTTGAAGTGCCATTGTATCAATGGTTGCCATACGTTCTAGGTTTACAATATTCCCGTCTTGCGTTAAAAGTAGCATTTTAGTCCTCCGGCATATCGAAACTAACACGGTTCTCACAAAGAGCAGTGTTAATTTCTTGAATTACTTCTTTTGCTCGTTCTACTGTTTTATATTTACCAAGTTTCATCCATCCATCTCCATCAAAGGTATACGCTCTGATTACTGTTGATTCATCTACAATATGGATTCCAAAACATTTACTGGTGTCAGCAACTCCGGTTTGATTCTGTGTTAAAACAAACATTGTAAACCTCACAAATCAGAAAGCTGGGCAGGAGACCAGATATCTGGAATATCCCAATCTTCTTCCGATTTTCCGTTATAAATTCCGTAGAAATATCCTTCGGACGGTACATAGACGATTCGTTGCCAGCCATTCATGCCATGTGACACCTTTGGCTCAAAATCACGAGTCAAAATTCTACGTCCACCGCCGCTATAAGCGGATGTCTTTGTAGGAACTTCAACACATTTGTTATCAAGAATCCGAAGAATGTGCTTAATGGACTTCTTAGAAAGATTCATAGCTTTCTCCTTAACCGTAGCTTACTTCATTCTTATCGTTTCGGAATCGCACAAAAGTCGGGAATTGCAGGGATTCAAGGCCAGTCTTTTTGTCCATCGTGACCTCTTTGTACTTACATTCCACAATCTTACCGATGTAATTATCAGGATTCTCCCACACAGCAGCTCTCGTAGCATCATCAAAACCAGAGCCTACACGAAGCTCGTTACCCTTGTAGTCAACAACAAGAGCTCCCATCGTGCCAGCCAGACGGTTCTGGCCTTCCTCGATTGCAGTGATTCGCAAATCGACCGTATAGAATCGTTTTACCTTCAAACAACCATTGTGACGAGTGCGGCGATATGGAACCTGCCGGTTCACAACCAGCCCTTCCCAATCGTGTTTAACCGCATAATCGAGCCAATCATATACATCATTCACATCAGTGCCTTCGTAGACCATCTGGACCACTTCGATATTCTGTGTGCCGTTCTTCTGGATCTTGTTTTTCAGATCGAGCAGCCGTTTCTTTCTTACTGAGTAATTCTCTGTGCAAGCATCCCTCTCAAATTCATCAATCGGCACAATATCAAAGATGACAAATTTAATCAGGCTCTTGTCGTTGCCGTCGCTATTCAAGATGGAGATTGTCTCGCGGAAGTTTTGCCCATCAGTTAATCCGTCGATATTCCGTCGAATCAGCTCGCCATCAACTGCGTAATCAGTGCCAATGATTTTTTCAATATCCTTGATGATATGGTCAAGTCCCTCGAACTTCTGTGCCTGACGAGAGATTATATCGCCCTTAAAATATGTACCTCTCGATCCATTGAGTTTGCGCGAGGCAAAAATCAATTCACCTTTTCTGAATTTATATTTATCAATCGGATATCCTTGCTGAACCTCCCAGACAGGAATAATCTCTTCGCTGTACACCTTATTGATGGTAGCTGCCTCGACTCCGATCGGCAGGTTCTTAGTGAACAGTCGTTTCAGAAACTCTTCGTACTCAGGATTTTTATGTAAATAATTCTGGATTGTTGCGATTGATGCGTCAGAACCAGTGTTGTGACCTTTACCCATTAGATAAAGACATCCACAACTGTAATGTTCAAAATCTAAATCAGGCTTTGCTGTCACCTTTTTGTTAATTTTTGCGTCAGACAGTCCAGTCACAATTGCCGGATCAAGCAAAAACCTGAAGAAAAACATCAGCTCGTCATCTTCGTCGCCAAAATCCTTTCGTGCATCCAGTAAGATTCGAGTCTTATCTGTCTTTTTCTTTGTGCCCTGCAATGCCTTAACCATCGCATCAAGCTTACCTATGAGCTCTTTATCTGTCATAAAGCCTCCTTGCGTATCCTGTGTTATATAGTTATAGTTAATAAAGAAAGGCTTGTCGTTACGAGCAAGCCATTTCTTTCCCGTATCCTGCATTATATAGCTAAAGAGAGAATTTTAAGCCTCCGGGATGGAGACTTTTTATAGCTATATTATACAGGATACGCACATAATTGTCAATGCTTTTCTGAAAATTCTTTCCGTAAAAATTCCTTCAGGAACGTCCGCTTGTATGGAACTCTCGAAGTCTTTACAGCCCGATCAAGAGCATGAGTTTCGGCGCAAATCACACAATACTTCTTGGCACGAGTGATGGCCGTATAGAGCCATTCTCTCGTCAACATCAGGTACGCAGAGTTGTCCATGCCAACAATCACATACGGAGCCTCACTGCCCTGCAGTTTATGACAACTTAAAGCATAAGCAAGTTCAAGCGTTGCCCAGATGTTATTCCCACCAAAGTAATGAGGAATGAAAATCGTTCCCCACTGGTCAAAATCAACCAGGATAAAACTACTCTCAATCTTTCGGATAATGCCACGGTTTCCATTGAACACCGGACACTTCTCTTCCTTTTTCTTTGTCTTGAGATTGTATGTGTGAAGCTCATAGTTGTTCTTGTTGATAATTACCTGATCGCCCTCACGCAGAGTATACACTCTATCCTTGCCATCACCATAGATTGTAACCTTCGCTTCCGCCTGACCATGACTCGGATTCACAATTTCCTGAATTGCATTATTGACTTCATAAGTACAGATACTGCCACGCAGCTTCTGTGGAAGTACAATCTGAATCTTCGCACTATCATTCCCTACCTTATTATATAAGGTACGGTACTGATTGATGATGTGGTTGAATGACTCACTTGCGTCTTTATAGATATCAAGCTCCAAATCACGAAGTTCACCACGAATCTCACTACCAGCCCAGCCATAAGGAACCAACTGCGTAGCATTGCGAACCTTGATACTCTCCGTGATAATTGCAGACTTAGCTGCCTGACGATGGATCTTGGTCAAGCGAGCCACAGGAACAACCATAGATGCAAGCATATCCTTGAAAATGTTACACATACCGATGCTCTCAAGCTGTCCGTCATCACCAATCATGATGAATCGCTTTCCGGTCTCGATAGCCTGAATCAAATCGTAAAACAATTGAGCGCCAACCATGGATGTCTCATCCAGAATGATGATGTCCTCATCCAGAGGATTGTCCTTATCGTGAACAAACCCACCGTTCTCGATGTCATATCCAAGGAGACGATGAATCGTCTTTCCATCCTGACCAGTAATCTCCTGCATACGAGCTGCGGCACGGCCAGAGAGTGCAGTCTGTGCAAAAGACTTACCACGAAGAACTTTTAAGACACCAGCGACAACGGTACTTTTGCCAGTTCCGCCGTAGCCTGTTAAGATACAGACGTTGCTAGAGCATACCTTTTTAATAGCATCTCTTTGCTCCTCAGTATACTCGATGCCAAGCGCATTCCCGGCTTCATTGATTGCTGCATCCATGTTTCGACCAATCTGCTCAACAGGTGCATCCGCCAGTCGCTTAATTTCCTTTGCGATTTTATCTTCAAGATTCCACACTCTAGTTAAAGCAAATTCCTGACGGTCATCGCTCCACCAAAGTGTTTCACGTACATCATGCAGATGGAAAAGTGCCTTCTTGATTACTTCTTGGTCACCCTCATTCAAATCAAGTTCCTTGATGCAGCTATTGATTGTCTGGTTTGCCGGGATAATAGAGTTACCTTCTTCGGCACGGGCGGCAAGAAAATGCATGACGTAAGCTTCGATTCTGAATTGCGAATTGTGCTTTAAGCCCATATTCAAAGCAAGAGCGTCCGCTTTTTTCCAGCCGATGCCATACACATCATCAATCAGGACGTAAGGATTCTCCTCAATCTTTTTTACCAGAATGTCTGCACCGTGATACTGACGAACAAGCTTTTCAATAGCACTGGGAGTCAAACCATATTCAATCAATTTCGTGTACGCTTCACTATTATCAATGTTGTTTTCAAAAGAGTCAATGATCTTTTGTGCTCGACCTTCCGTAATACCGCTAACAGTACAAAGAGACTTGATGTCACCATTCTTGATGATTTCATACGGATTCTCGAATGCTTCATAAAGCATCTCAAGCTGATGGTCAGTCAAGATAAAACGGAGAAAGCTTTTTTGTTCTTCCGGGTCAGTAATCTCTTGAAACTCATTCATATAGATGATTTTATACTGATCACCGAACTTTTCATGATGAACGTACTCACCACAGAACGAATAAGTTTTATTCATATCGAGACTAGGAACGTTGCCTTTTAACCGGAGGTCACTGTATCGACTCATAACAGGATTTCCCTGCTTGACTTTTACCACCTCGGCAGAGAAAGTGGCGAAGCCGCCGGGCTCCACCTCCCTCCCATCTTTCGGATAAAAGACTCGTTTTATCCTGATGTAGCAACGAATCATATTTTCATTAAATTTCTTGTCTGCCACTTTATAACCCTCTTATTATGCACCTAATCTAAATTCTGTCAGTCCTCCGCACACTCTGCAATAAAACCATTTTGTGGTACGCTCGCATTGTTCTGCGCAGTCAAACTTCCACTTCTGAACTTTTCTCACGACGCAACAATTCGTACAATGTATTTTGATTACAGTTTTGTCTTTATAATGATTTCCAATTTCAAACTCAGGAAATTCACAAAGAACCTCTCCGTCAGTAGTAAATAATACACCTTTCATTACGCAATCTCTCTATCATGCAACCACTGCTTGTAAGGTTTGAAGTTGCTTGCAATAACATGCGACTCATCTTCCTTCTTTCCGAGCACAGCTACCTGACTTCCCTTTACAATCAAATCCTGATAATCTGACAAGGCTCTCGGCCATACGGTCAGCTCAATGATACCATCGCCAGAATACAGATTTACAAATGCAAACTGCATACCAGTCTTCGTTTTCTTCTTCTGAATCTTTGCGATAATACCAACCAGTACACAAGAATCACCTTCTTCGATTTCAGAGAAATCCTTGATATAAGCAAATGCCTTCTCGAAAGGATTCGGGTCACTGATAAAGGTCTGCAAAGTCTGGAACTCCCAAAGTTCTTCATCTTGTAGATATTTCGTGGTCTGCTCGGCCATATACACTTCTTTCTTTTTCAGCTTATCGGTTTCATGTACGACACGGCGCTTTTCATTATAGATCCGCAAGACGGTTTCTTTATCAACCTTCTTACCAACCTTATAATGCTCTGTATCAATACCCCACTTACTCAGCAAAACTGCCTTGGTAGGAAGTGTACTGACTGGCTTAAACTCAGATTGTTCCAAACCGCTGGCAATGTACTTTTCCAAGAATATTCGTTTGTTCTTTGTAGGAATCGCACCGGATTTAACCAATGCAATGATTTGTGCCTTCGTTGTACGGACACGACTCGTGAAGTCTTCAAGCCCCTTAAATTTTCCATTCTTATCTCGCTCTGCAATGATAGCCTCAGCAAGTGTATTGCCAATACCACCGATAGCAGACAAACCAAATAGGATTTTTCCATTCGATACAGTAAAGTCCATACCGGAACGATTGATACTCGGCGGAAGAATCTGAATATCAAAGCTGCGTGCATCCACCATAATCTTGTTGACCTTGCCAACCTTTGCTTTATTCAGGTTCAACATAGCCTTAAAGAACGCAAGTGGATGATGTGCTTTTAAGTATGCCGTTTGAAGGCAGATAACAGCATATGCCTGAGAATGGCTGGCGTTGAAACCATAGCCGCCCTTCGTTGACAACTCGTTGCAAATGTACTCAGCAGTCGCTTTGTCGTATCCATTCGCAATAATCTCATCATGAAGAAGTTCAACTTCTTCCTTGACTTTCTCAGGCTTTTTCTTTGCCAAGCATTTACGCATTCTGTCAGCACCGGCATCGTTTCGACCGCCAAAGACCTTTGTGAGCTTCATACTCTGTTCCTGATAGATGTTCACACCATAGGTACTGCGGAAAATTGGTTCCATATCAGGATGGAAGTAGTGAATATGTTCAGGATGATACTTGCAATCAACGTATGTAGGAATCGATGGCATTGCATCAGGACGATAAAGAGCAATCAGAGCAGACAACTCTTCAATCGACCTAGGTTGAAGCTGCGCAACCAGATCTTTCATGCCGGACGATTCAATCTGGAATAGATTGTCTGTCTTACCGGAGCAAATCAAATCGTAAGTTGCCTTGTCGTTTTCAAATTCAGGATTGTTGATATCAATTTCCCAGTCTGGAATATTATCCTCACGCTTCGCTTCATCAATGGCAACCAGCGACGCAACACCAAGAATATCAAACTTAACAAGTCCAATCTTCTCGTCCATCACCTTATCAACGGAAATAACGTGCTCTCCGTCAGTACCATGCCGGATACCGATATACTCGTAATAAGGATGTCGGCAAACAATAACACCGCCAGCATGGATACCATATCCTCGTGGGCGACCATTGATATGACTTGCAATATCAAGTAGTTCCTTATATTTTGGATTCTCAGCTACTTCTGTGTTGGCTTCAAGGCAATCTTTCCATGTCTTTTGAACGAACTTCTCACTGATTTTTCTTATCTCGGCATACGGGAAACCGAGCACCTTACCAACATCTTGAATTGAAGTAACCGGAGTAGTATACACGATATTCATAACCTGAACTACTCGATCTTCACCGTACTTTTGTGTCAGATACTCAACAACCTTAGCACGGTCACTGACATCAACATCAACGTCAGGAAGGTCTTTTCGCTCAATGGTAAGGAATCGTCCGAAGTCAAGTTCATACTTGATGGAATCAAGCTGCGTAATGCCAATCAAGTAACATACAAGTGAGCCAGCGGCAGAACCACGCCCAGGGCCAACAATGACATCATTTTGCTTGCACCAGTTAATGTAATCAACCAGAATCAAAAAGTAGTCACAGAAGTCTTTCTTCTCAATGACAAACAACTCGTCATCAACACGCTTACGATAGATATTCTGCTTTTCTACATCAAACTTGTCAATACTGCGTTTCTTCCATCCCTCTTTTACAAGATATTTCAGATAAGCTGCTGAATTAGAATACTGTGGAGGGATCTCAATCTTTGGAAGTTCAGGTTCGTGCCAAGGCATATCCACATAATCACATAGGTCAGCAATCTCATCGGTATTGTTGATACACCATTCTGCCGCATCGTATCCAATCTGGCCGTCAAGAACTTCATGTTGCTCTTCGCGAGACATGAAATAACATCCTTCATAGATTTCTGCAGCAGTTTCCGTATCATGTGCGATACGAAGGAAGTAGTCTTGATAATAAAGATCCTCTTTGGTGGCAGCATGGACATCGTTTGTGACAACTACTTTTGTATGAGTATCGTTTGCCAACCGCATGATTTTCTGATTATATTTTGCTTGTTCACTGTTTGCGTGAGCCTGAACCTCAAGGTAATAGTGAGGGAATAAGCTCTTATACTCTTGAACTAGTTTGACACAAGTATCATAATCATCCGTTTTGGACAGCCTACTCGCCAAACAAGCAGACAGGATAATCAAATTATTCGTATCTTCCTTAGCGATATCCTCTTTTGTGATACGAGGACGGCTGTAAAAGCCATGAAGATGACCGAGTGTAGATAAGCGATTGACTGCCTGACGGCCAGCCTCATTCTTTGCAATGATGATCAAGTGCCAGTATTTGCTGTTCTTATCCTTGACTTCCCTGTCCTCGCACTCGTATGCTTCAATACCATAAAGAAGTTTTACACTAGGATACTTGTCTTTTAGTTCTGAGTAGTACGGCCAGCTTGTTACCTCACCATGCTCCGTAATAGCAACGGCCTTTAAACCGAGTTCAGATGCTCTTTTTAGATTTTCTTCAGGAGAAGAGAATCCATCGAGTAAGCTAAAAGTATGAGTGCGTATGTAAACTGCTACTCATCAGGCAACACCACCTTTCATACTATTTGAATTCATTCTGTCTGCTCCTTATCTTCGATAGACACTCTCAAAGTTACAGTCTTACCGTCTTTTGTTGTCCATGTGTATCCACCAAAAGTTCTATTGTTGAACTGAGCTTCAGAAAGAAGCCAATCACGAACTGCCTCGATAGCTTCATCTGTGACACGAGTTTTATCTTTCCACTCTGTTCCATTCTTTTTAACAGTTCCTGCGTAAATACCAAACATACCACAACTTACATGATATTCACTCATCACTCTTCACCTTATCTCCAAACTTAATAATATCATCAAAAAGCATCACATAATCGTCGGTGTACTTATTAGCGTGGAAGTGACCGAAATACCAGAATGGTGTATCCCATCCAAAAATTTCATTGTACCTAAAACGACCGAGAACATCTTCGAAAAATTGTTCAGTAGAATTGTCAACCGTACTCTGATCAACACCATCGAGAAATAGTTCGGTTGGTACATAACTCGTTGGACATGTATGCGTAAGCATCACGTCAATCGTTTGGTTTCTTACAACTTCTGCAACCTTCTTTTTTATTTTTTCACTTGGCTGCTCATCATGAAACCAATGCCATCCACGTTCCAACCGATAATATTTATCTACAGAATAGGCTCCGCCGCAAACAAGACAGTTCAGAATTTCCCTATCAGCAAGAATCCGGTAAACTTCGCCATCAATAGCAAAATACTGATTTGGATAATGTAGGTCATGCCACACTTTGCCGCAAATATCTCCACTGATTTCCTTTGTCTTATAGCCATCCTTACGAGACGGGCGGCGTTCGTGATTTCCATGAATACAGAATAAATTCGCAGGGATGTCCGCAGCAATGGTTTTAACTCTCCATTCGTTGATGTTGTCCTTACCATAATAGTTTAGACCAACATCACCAAGGCAGATAATCCAGTCGTTCTTTCCAAGCCTATGTTTAATGCAAAATTTATTTATCTTTAAGAGACGATTAAAATCACCATGGATATCACCTGTAATGTAAACAGCCATTTAATCCACCTCAACAAGACAACCACTCTTTACTTTTACAGCCTTATCATCCCAATATTCATCAGCTCCAACCTTTCTAGGAGCAGTTCCAAAGTGTTCTTTCCACTCAGGAAGACTCTCGTTAATGGCATCAAACTGAATACCCCAATCAAAGCAAGCCTCCATTGCATCATACAAAAGCTTTCCTTCCCGACAAGTCCAGAGAATCAGACCAGCACCGTGCTTCTGTTCCTGAATTGCTTGGTAAATAACACTCCAGTTTGGCTCACCGATATCAGGATAATTATTCTCACAAAGAGTGCCATCAAAGTCGATGGCAATAGCACGTTTCCAATTTCCCATATCAAATCACCTCAAAATCCACAATCTGCGCTTGCGGCGTAACCTTATTCCCGTACTGATTTAAAGACAACCGACACACAGCATTGATGTATTTTTCTTCCTGACCGCCATAGAAATCATTGTTGATCCAGCCAATCATCCGACCATTATCAGCAAAGCACACAAAATCAATGCCCTTCTCTTCGTCGCTGAACCGCCACATATTTCCGTTCTTTCCCATCGGAGCACATCCACTATGAATCAGCGGAATGTTTTTAATGTAGAAGTACGGCTCGGAGATTCCCTGTGCCCAGATTTTATGCATTTCGTACATGGTCTTCGGCAATGCAACCGTCAACCTACTATAGTCAAAATCAAAATCAACTACGATTGCCTTACTCATCGTGACATCTTTAAGCAGCTCATTGCAATCCGTAATCGCCTTTGGCACATTTTCTTTCTTGATTTTCACGCCAGCAGCGTTGTCATGACCAAGAACCGACTCGAAATCTCCAGTACTCATCAAGAACTCCTTTAAACTTTCAATCGGAGAACCGTCAGGATTTCTCATTGAACCACCAAAATACTCTTGATTCTCGTCTGGTTCTTCAGGGCAGGCCATCTCTCGAAGTAGTACGCAAGGTTTACCATATATTTCAGCCAGCTTGATTGCTACAACGCCAGTCAAATTACTGTCCAGAATGCCAGTGGAATTACAAAACAAAACTTTACTTCTGTCCGCTCCATACTTAGAAATCCAGTTTTGAAGCTCTGAGACAGCCTTATCCTTGGTCTTATTTTGCTGGTACTTACAAGAAGAGCACTCACGAGCTACATGCTGCGCCAGAGTCTCATCAATCGTGACACCGGCATTCTTACCACGAGTCGGAGTGTACTGGAACGTTTGTTCCTCACCGACCATCGCACGGAACATCCGCTTCTTTTGATCAGATGAACCAACACGAATCAGTGCGTTCATCATCGGAACGATGTAGAACTGAATATCATTGATGGTCGGGTCACCCTTAATGTTGAAGCTATTCGCCTCAATCAACGCACAAATCATCGGATTTACAATTCGTGCCAGACCTTTTGTGCAAAGGCGCTTTGTCTCATGCGAGTGCATATCCATGACATCACCGATGTTTCCGACGGCCACTAGATCAAGATATCGGTCTGCAACATCAGTCCAATTATATTCATCAACAGCCTGAAGGAACTTATACACCACGCCAGCGCCAGACAATTCCTTATTAGGATATGTACCGTTCTGGTTGTTGACGATTACTGCGTAAGGATTTTCTCTATCACAGATATGATGATCAAGAATCAAAATATCAATGCCATTTTCGCGGAGTTCCTTACACTGTTCAACATCGTTGCTGCCAGCATCAGGAATAATCAGCAAGGTAGTTTCAGGTGGAACCTCAATTTCTTTAGAGAGTCCATGCTCCTTTCCACTATGATGCAGAACATTGATTTTTCCAAAATAACCAATCGTCTTCAAATACTGAAACATCATTGAAGCACTTGTGAATCCATCCACATCACAGTCTACAAGGATAGAGATAATAGACTTATTCCAGATATGTTTGTTCAACAGCCTGGCAGCATCTTCCATGTTGTCCAGTTCCCACGGAGAATTCAGACAAGAATCATCTAGGTTCATGTAGGTCTTATAATCCTCAACCCCTCTGTTCTCCATAATCGTTCCAATCGGGTCTGATAGGTCGTTCCTACTCCCCTTCCAGAGTTTTACATTCATTTAATTCTCCTAACACAATTCTCAATCAATGCCTTAAATTTTTCAGGATTATCAGTTGGGGCTTCCTTTTCATCCAGAATCCCTTTATCATCTACTACAGCATACACACTTACGCCATCGACGAATCGATTGGCGAGAACCATAAGCTCACTAAGCTGAACGTCTTTATCAAAGACAAAGCAAATATCAACGCAAAGACGTGTCAAAATTTCAATTTGATTCTGTGAAACCTTCTTACCGCCAGTCGCCACACAGTTGCAGACATCTATGTTCCACATCTGCATGACAGACTTTTCAGCTTCACCAACATATACCAGACCTTCATTCTTGATATACGGCTCTGTCTTATACAGGCCATACAGAATACGGTTTCTGGCACACGGCTCAATATACTTGTACTTCATCTCGCCTTCAGGCGGCTTGCCGAAGTATCTTCCCTTTACACCAACCAGAGTGCCAATTTCGTCTCTGATTGGAATCGTGATTCTATTTGTCAATTCATCAAAGCCAATTTCAAACTCCTGCTGCGTCTCATAAGATATCCCATCATCAGCAAAAATCTGGTTCACATAAGGTTTGTAATAACCGAGAATGGCTTCGGAGATGGGGACTATCGGACGGTCATCCTCGTATTCTTCGCCTTCATTTTGCATGGCAATGAGCTCTTTTAGAATCAACATACTTTTAGGAAGGTCTTCCTCAAAGTTGTGATAGTAGTCAAGACCAACCCATTCGCAGATTTGCTTAATGGCTTTTGGGAAAGACAGTTCCAGAAAGAACTGGACGACAGAAATCAAATCATAACTGGTCTTTCCATTGGCAATATCTCGTGTGTAATCTACCGCAGTAAGATTCTCATTCTCGTAGATACAGAGTGCCGTTCTATTGTCACCATCTGGATTTGCACACTGGTAATAACCAGTCTTGTGACTGATATGATGACAACCAAGTTCCTCCAGAATCGGTTCAATCTGCTGTTCTTCAAGAATGTAATTTTTCAGATCTGCGATATTTACCATTGTAGTTCCTTACTTTCTGGTGCAGACACCGACCTCTCTCCAAATATTCTGATTCAAATTCACTTCAAACATGATTTTCTTTTTCTCACCAAAGCGGTTCTTATCGATGTTTCCAACGTAATACCGCTTATCTGGATTTAGCCGATGGGCACAGTCACCGCCCCACTCAGGGTCATGAGAGATGTATTGATACTTCGCGAACTTATCTTTTGGAATCTCCTTGAACAGAACCATCGTCCAAGCAACATGCTTAATCATTTTTGACTCAGCAATGTTGTTTGAATTCAGCTCATCAGGAAGATACTCATGAGCGTTTTCGGCCAACTGGATACTACCATAGATAAAGATCTTCAGATTTTTCGCAATCTCTTCAAGCTCTGTGGCTGTGACTTTAAACGCTGCCCATTCACCAATAGATGCAATGTCGTTCTTTAGAGTATCGTAGAACACATACTTAACTCCCTGAGTAAGAGCTGCCTTCTGGATTTCAAATCGCAGGGACTTATCACTATAATCGGCAGAAACATCCTTTGCGATAATCAAGCCTTGTGATTCGCTCTCAATCCACTGGCAAACATCAAGCACATTGCGGTACTCTTCGCTTTCTTCGTAGACACGAGCGGTAAACTCATCAATGCTTTCTATGTATTCTCCATCTTCGTTTTGCTTTCGGAAGATGAAGTTTCCATTTGCATCCCGGTACATTCCAAGAGTGATTTCTCGCTCATCCTTGTGGAAGCGATGACCATGCAACTCTTGAAATTCAGGATTGTTGATGGCGGTAACCAGTAAGCAATACCGGACTGACTCAAGATCCATCTCATTCAGCAGCAAAAGAGCTTTTTGCTTTTGAACTAATGTGACGTAGGCAACAATCGCCATCATGTATCTAGTCTTGCCAGCGTTAGATGGCATACCATTGAACATCACAGTGCCCAGCTTCAATCCTCGGAACAAATCGTTCATGATGGGGTACTGGAACGGCAAGCCCATATCAGGAACGCTCAGACGTTCATTGACCATTGGCAGCAGACCATTATTCAAAATCTCAGCATCATCGTTTGTAATGATAACCGTATTGATCTTGTCTGCCTTGCCACGAATCAATTTGTAAATGTCCTGAGCACCAAACATTTCAAACTGTCGATGCTTCAAGATTCCTTCAATGTTAAATCCGTTTCTCTGATACTCACGAAGTAGCGAATATTTCTTCAGGATATTGAAATATCCCTTGATATCATCGTCATTCGCAAGACTCATGTAGTATTCAATGGTTGACCAGCCCTTCAGCCGCTTATATTGGGACAATCTGGACTCGTCTTCAGCCATAAACGTTAAAACAGACGTTTTATTAAATTCTTGAGTCCGAGTTTCGTAAATAATTAACGCTGCATCGTAGAAAAATTTTGTTGCTTCATCAGCAAAATCGTACTTGCTCTTGACATAATGTCCATACTCGACCAAATAGTCAGGATGCTTGTAAATTGCGCCAACAAATAGAATTTCGTTCGGGATATTTGAAATGAGTTCCACTCATCCACCTCCCTCTTTTATATCTCATCGAGAATTGCATTTATATCAATTTCGTTCTCGTTTTTACTCTGTTTCGGTGCTGTTTTCATCCGTTTCAGTACCGTTTCAGTCAGATTTTCCTTCGTTTTGCTTTCGCTTTCACGGCGAATCGAAGCTAGTCTTTCTTTCCGTTCAAGATAACTAGGATATTGAGCCAACAAAACAGCCAAATCGTAATTCCATCGCTGGCTCATATCACAACCCTTAGCTTCTTTCTCGGCAATTATCTTATCTAGTCGGGGTTTCGCTAGAACCCACATATCGTAAAGTTCTAGCGGAGGAATAGAACCTCTATATTTGTAATAATTACCGGAAATCAACTGTGTAAGTTTCGAGTAGAAGCTACCCGGAACAACCGCCGGGGCGTATGTATCTCGAATATGATCGAAAAGAATCTTTTTTTCTTCCTGTTTGATATGAGCAAGCTCACGATTGTGGTCTTGCTCTCTCTTTTTGGAAAGAAGATCATCGACCTTTTTGTCCGTAGTGCCATTCACTTTGTCAAAAAATGCCCTCAGCAGGTCATCTGTCCAAGGGCGTTTTTGATTTTTCTTTTTTTCTACAAAACAATCTTTATGGTAAAAACCCGTCTTATCGTAGAAAAAAGTACTACGGTCTCGCTCGATGAAAATGTTCTTCCCGCAAATCTTGCATTTACGGGTAAGTTCCATTAAGCCAGTTCCTTCTCCATGATTGCGGCAACCTTCTTCAGTTCCTCGATGTCAGTCATGGAACGGAATCGAGTAGACAGGCCAGCTTCCTCAACCGCATTCTTTGCTGCGTTTTTCTTAATCGGAGATGCATCAGACAACATCTTGATTAGATTGGCCTTTAGCTCATCAAGCGAAAGTTCTTTCTTTACATCAGAAGATTCTTCAATTTCATTCTCATCAAGACCAAGGTCACGCATATTCAGCTTGATTTCAGTCTTGACTGCATCGCTCAGTCCGTTTTTAATAACGAAATCCTTATTCTTTGCACTATTAGAGATAAGGCTTTGGTATTCCAGCAAGGTAAGATCTTCAACAATTTCTTCGTCTCGATGCACATCAGATCTGTCTTTAACGAAATAAGCAAGATGTGCACCGTTCTGTTTGTACAGACGAATTTCAGTATCAACATTATGACCCTGACCTTTAAATCCATCAGGAATCTTTCGACCAGTCGATACGCTGACAGAAGAACCATTCACAATCTTGTTTTCAGTCTCGTCCTTTTCGCGGCAGACAACAACATAATGAACACCAGTTGCATTCAGATCCAGAATCAAAGACTGCCCCTTGAAATTCAACTGCTGGTAATCCTTCAGCTCCATACCAGCGCCCTCAATCTTGACTGCCTTTTCATCGCCAGTCAAACCTTGTGCGTTTGCTTTTACTTTTGCACGCTTTTTCGAGAATTCCGAAAGCCCCTGCTTGCAAGTAAGGGTCAAAATATACGTAGAATCAACAACAATCGCATCAGCACGGAATGGATTACCATCCGCATCGAGAATTACACTTCCATCCGAATACTCAAAGTCTTCATCGTCAGCAACAATCTTAATGAAATCCTGCACCTCTGCGAGAGACTGCGTATATACAACAAGCAGGTTTTCAGGATTAACACCGTTTGCCTCAAGTTCCTCTGTGTAATTGTCAACAGAGCCATTCTCGGTATCAATATATAAAACACGAAATGGACGGCCATCTGCATTCTTCAAATAACACATCTGCATAGCCAGACGAGATTTCCCAGTACCCTGTTCGCCATAGACAAGAATCTTAATTTTCTTGCGAATGGCATTTGCCTTACGAATCATAGCCATATATGTAAATTCCTCTCTAAATCTTTTCTTTTATGAGTATCCTGTGTTACTTAGCTAAGACTAAAAATTACACTCCCCAGTCATCCTCTTCCTCGTTTACAGGAGTTGCAGTAGACTTGTTAGAACCACCCCACCAAGAAGTGTCGTTCTCAGCAGCCTTTCCATCGAAGTCCTTCTTTGCCTGAGCGTTGGCAGCAATTTTTGCCCGTGCCTCAGAGATATTGTCCTCAGTGTAAGTGGGCTCCGCATCCTTATCACCAGGATTCGGATCAAAGGAATCAGGATTAACACCCTCGATATACAGCTTGCGAACTGCCGGAGTACCCTGACGCTTCATCTTGTTAGGGCCACCCCAGATATTCTCAGTCTCAACTTCCTCAACCTTCTGCTGATTAACGATGGGACCAAAACACTCGAAACTAGTATAAGGCTTCAAACGCTTACGAATAGAATCGGCCAGAACCTTATTCTGAGTGTTTGCCTTATAGTCAATGAAGAACTCTGCATCCTCAATGGTGTTGTAATTCACGATCTTTGCATCGACAACTACTTCATCGCCCTCATCACTCTTGCGGCAACCAGTGTAAACAATGGTCTGGGTAAACAGAGCCAGCTCTTCAAAACCCTCTGCATCGAAGTCGATTTCCTTAGAACTCAGAGAAACCTGAGTAGGAACAAAGCGAATCTGGTGCTTGCCGTTGTAAGTGCTGTACTCGATGTTGCCACGGACATACACGTTGTCACCGTCATGCAGGTTCTCGGAAATCTCCTTAGCTGCATCAAAGTCGGTCAGAGTCTTGTTATCATTGACGACCTTACCAGACTCATTCGTCTTCTTGGTAACACCGACCTTAACGCCAATCATATCATATCCTTCCGGTGCAACATAGGTCAGGCGATCCTTCCAAGCGACTTCCTTCTTATCCTTCTCGATGCCCTTGTCCTTATCGGCACGACGGAAGAAGTAAACCTTATCACGAGGCATACCAGCCAGATCAACATAGAAAGTGTTTTCGTTAGAAGTCTGAACACCAAAGCTCAGAACACGGCGCATAGCACCACTCTTGGTCTCCTTCTCATTATAGAAGTTACTACGCTGGGTGCCGGTGACCTTACCAGCCATCTCAAAAGAACCACGGGTCTGAGGAAGATTAAAAATTCTATCTGCCATATCAAGTCTCCTTTATGTAATTTTGTTTCATTGATAATCACTTATGTTTCTTTTTGTTGTCTTGAATCAATTCATGCACTATTCATTTTATGTATTATCCTCCGTTCGGCTTATTGATGGCTTATATTTCATACGGCACCCGCCGTTAGAAATCGTCCTTTAATGGATTATGTATAAACATTGCGCCGAGCACTACTGGGAACCGTTCTGAACACTCAGGACACAAATCAAAACTCAAAAGCGAACCATCAAGTTGGCTACCATAAGAGTATTGATGTTCAAAACTGATTCCCTGCTCGCTACCTATCGGCTTGATTTCACGACCACACCAGTTACATATTTTCTTACATGTGTTCATACGGCATCACCCCATTTTTAATATTCTCTATCACGGAACATCTTAGATTGAGCACGAGTCAATCTGTTGTTCCGGCCATACTTAGGTTTGAATGCGGATTGTAGCTTATTGTTTGCGTATTCGAGGTCACTCTCCAGAATCTTCGCAGCTTCTTCAATGTAATCTCGAATGGTACAATACTGGTCGTTATTGATACAATGCGTCTTTAGATAATCAAGCATATCGACTGCCTGATTTTTCAAAAGAAGAGTATCTTCAAGCTGTGTCTTGCGCCGTTGGAAGAAATCTATATTCAACTTAACATCTCCTCCTTCTTTTCAATAAACCTACTCCAATCCATCTTGCGATGACAATCAGAACATTCACGCTCGGACTTCTCCAGCTTCGTCACACAAAACGGACAAAGATATGTATTCTTTTCCTTTTGGAAGATAGGACTTGCCGGAATACTCAAAGAACCGGGGTCGATGGTTGCATTGATAGAAATTTTGCTGTTCATCGTGTCACCTCTTATTTGAATTAGCCTTTTATGAGATTTTCTTATTACGGAATATGAGTTGCTTTGTCAATGGGCTTTTCCATTTCCTTCATAATCCGCTTGTGTTCTTCGATTGTCATGTTGTTCGGGAAGAAACACCTATCAACCATTTCAAACGGCTTAATATAATGGTCAAGAACATCTCGTGCTTCTTTTCGTGCCCTTTCAGCACACATCTCGATATATTCTTCTTCGGTCATGTTGTAATCGGTGACACAATCGACCACCGAAGAAAACCGACACAGCAAACCGTTAGGCTGTCTTGCAATAAAAGCTCCCATTTTTATCCTCTTTGCTTTTCTGGAAAATGCTTCTTAGTTACTGCAACGCAAAAGCTATCAATTTCTGACCCCCAAATGGCAGTACCTTCGCCATATGTGCTTTGAAATACTAGCGGAAAGCCGCCGATCCCATCGAAGAGGCTGCCAAGAGTAGGATTCTCACCAATATACGGCTTCATCTTCTGGAAAATCCAATACCACTGAGGCAAAGCGATTGAATTACCGAGTGCCTTATAACGAGCTGCGTCAGAAGTCTTGTGCTTCTTCCCATTCTCATCAACCCAATCACCGATATCAGTCCATCCGTCATAGAAACCCTGTAACCGTTCATCCTCCAAAGGAGTCAAACGGCGAACAATCCATCGTAGATTCTTCGTTTCTTTCTCTGTAATCAGGTCAGTAGCATCCTTGTAGTCACGAGACTTCATCGTACTAGCCTGTTCACTTTCCTTGTATTCACCAATGCGTTGCATCGCAAAGGCTTTCTTTTCAACAACCAGCGGCATATTATTACCGCCCGTTCCCCACTGAGCAGTACAAGTCGGACTTGTATCACCCTGCTGAGTGTATCGAGCGTCCTGACTGTGACTCTCAAATACCACCGGCGAAATCTTTTGTTTTAAATTATGTAAGGATGGATTTTCTGCTAGACAAATCAGCGTCTGGTCTTGCAACGTAGAAATCGTTGCGCTCAATTCAGTTTGAACCAGAGCGCCTTTACCGCCACCTTCACATCCAGAACGGATTTTTAGAGTGTAGGCTGCAGGTTCTGTGCATCGAGTCGAAGTCTCTCGATGGTCTGACTCCAATACTCGTCCAATTCCTTCTCTTCCAGACCTTCTTGTTCCTTCACTTTCTGCACCACCTGTGACAGAGTTCCTGGATTCCACCATTCGATCATATCCAGCAACGCTTGCTTCAGGAGTTCGGGCAAAGGTTTTCCACGCCGGGATGCTCTCACAAGAATCCCCTGACATGCTCGTGCGCTCAAATAGAATTTCTGAGGCACGTTGTCCTCCAAAATCCATGACAAGCGCGATTCTCTGGCGGCGCTGGGCGACTCCCCAGTATTTAGCGTCAAACAATCTCCATGCAAGAGACCATCCATTACCGGAAATTGCTCCAGATTTCGCCCACTTTCCGTTCTTTCCTGAAGGTCGAGGAATTGAAACGTCTGGCTCGACAATGCGTGCAAATCTTTCCAACACACATCTGAAGTCTTCGCCTTTGCTTGAGCTGAAAGCTCCTCTGACATTTTCCCAGATTGCAAATTTTGGATATTCTCCATTGGTGGCCTCCCTCATTTCTGTAATCACACGAATCATTTCAAGGAACAATCCAGAGCGTTCACCAGCCAAACCTTCACGTTTACCGGCCTGACTCAAATCTTGGCATGGACTGCCTCCTGTGATACAGGACACCGGCTCAATCTGCCATCCATGGAGTTGTGTGATATCTCCGTAATGCTTCAGTTTTCATTCCTCCTTTTAGTATCCTGTGTAATGTAGCTAAAAACCTAAAAATTAGCGAAAAATAATAGACGTATTAACGTCATATTATTTCATCGCCTATAAAACAAAAGTTCTAGCAGATTTTATGTAAGCCCTATTGGGCTGGTGGGACAGGAGAGATTTGAACTCCCGACCAAGCGGTTATGAGCCGCCAGCTCTGACCAGCTGAGCTACTATCCCATATTACCAGTCAAACAGCTGCAACTATTCAACTGGGAACCTTCCTTATAAAACACTATTGCATCTATATCATATAGACGAGGAAGGAACAACAGCGATGCACATTTCCTATATCTCGCCCCTTTCGGGGTAGTATCTTGCACAGGCGCGGCCGGATCTGACCGCTAAAGATCCTACCCATGCAAGATTGGAGCAGCGAAAGGTAGTCGAAACCTCATCCTCAGCGTGGAGGGCTGATGTACTAGCCGTTGTACGACCGCTGCATGAAAACCCAGCTTACAAAGCACTACTGCACCATCACTGGCGAGCTGGGAATAATAGTGGTCAAAGGAGATCAACAAACGGTACGCAACCATTCTATGACCGTGGTACGGGTAGAGGGGCACGATCCCTCACGCCTTTCGGCACGGACACCTAAAATCCGCGTGGCTGCCAGTTACACCATACCCGCATATAAATCGAGGATGCAGGAATCGAACCTGCGGTCGTGGAGTCAAATTCCACTGCCTTATCCGCTTGGCTAATCCTCGTAATCTACCCAGCTTACTATGCCACACTGCTCTGTTTCCAGAGAGCTGGGAATAATGTGAATGAAAAATTCTACATGCCCTTTCGGGCTGGTCCGAGTGACAGGTTATGATCCTGCGGCCTCATGCTCCCAAAGCACGCGCTCTTCCAACTGAGCTACACCCGGATATTAGTGCTACCGACCCGACTTGAACGGGCACGTCGTTGCCGACAGGAGATTTTAAGTCTCCGGTGTCTGCCATTCCACCACGGTAGCATATAAAAGCTGTCTGTCCAGCAGTCAACCGTCTTTCCGATTTGCCAATATTCTAGCACTTACCCATCTGCAAATGGGTTGGTAGCCCTACTCAGATTTGAACTGAGAATTTTACAAGGTTTGAGCTTGTTGCGTATGCCTCGTTCCGCCATAGGGCCATATTGCCGGTCTTTCCCGGCTGTCAGCCCCGCGCAGGGCATTTTCGGAGGAAGAAATATCACGATGCTTCGTTAATTGTTTTAACGAAAATCACGATAAAATGTCTATTTTAACTCAACTCTTCCAGCTTCTTCATCAGCTGGTCAACATCCATATCTTCAAGTTCCTTGTCCTTCTTCTTTGCCACAATCTTCATGATCTTATCGCGCTGCGCCTTCTTTTCGGCAGCATTCACACGAGCCTCAGATTCAGCCAGCTTGACAGATACGATGTACTTGACCAGCTCGATCTTGTTTGCCAGTTCAGTATCCTCGGCGCTCTTAACAGCCAGCAAAGAATCTTCGTCTGCAGTTTTCTTCTGACGGTTCAGAGTCTTAAAAATCGCATCCAATGCCTCGACACTCAGATCCCACAGATCCTCAACAGTCATGACGCCCTTGTAGCTAAAACGGTAACGATTACGAGTTGCGATTTCAAACAGATTCTTTTCCATAATAATTTCTCCTTTTAGATAACCACTTTCAGAACTCTCTCAGTAGCGCCCTGAACCTTGACAATAAAGGAATCATGCTTCGTCTCAGAGAATCCAACGCCAGACAGCTGGTCATCTACCGACTGAACTGCCATCTGAGAACCAAGAGCCTCAAATACTCGCTTGTGCTGTAACAGTTCCGCCTTCAGGAATTCATTGTAGAAGCCATTGGGCTTTTCAGGGTTGACACAATCCTTGAGCATGAAGAAGTAGTGACGGTTGCCATTACCAGTCTGTTCGTCCCAGTAGTTCGGAGAATACATAGCTACGGACACCGGTACAAACTGGTTGGAACTCACACCCCAGATTTCACGGGAAGAAGTAGAACTATTAAGATGTTCCTTAATAGTAAACTGCCCATCCTTCAACACAACAGTAGCAACAGAAACATTCTGAGTCTGACGCAACGGAATATTATAATTGAAAGAATAGATCTGACCATTAAATTCAATCTCTGCGCGGAAGCCGGTTTTGCCGCCACGGTTAGAGAAGCAATGAACAAAGAACTCGTATTTTCCATCCTTCATCTTTTTGATATCAGGCCATGTAATATTCTCAACAGCGGCCTCATCGCGATCAGGATGAACAATATCTACATCCAGATTGCCACCAGTACTCCAATCTCGTTTGTTTCCAAAATAGATCTCAAAGTCGTTCGGTTCAACACAGTGAGCATCAAGGTCATTTTCATCCCACTCGCACTGCTTATCGTTCCACTGGATAGAGAAACGCAGCACGCCATCGACTTTGCCACCGGCATTCTTGACATTCTCACGAATCTGGCTGTCGGTCACATTACCGGTATATGCCCAGCTGAAACCATTCGACCACTTGAACATGCTCGGCGCAGTCTTATCCTGCGGTGCAATCAGAGACATCACATTCTTCGAGAACCGATTCTCCATGAACAGCTCCAAACCAGTTGCAGTCGGCAGCACGTCTTTGATAAACTTGTTGATGCCAATTTCCTCTGCACGGTTAAACTTCTTGGGATCAATCGCAACAGTCTTAGCCATTGCTTCAAACGGATTTGTAGCACCAGCAATACGAGGAGCAGCATCACGGTTGCAGAACAGGATATTGTTGGCGGTGATATCGTCCAGAGTAGCAAACCGACGGCCCAGACTGTTCATGTAGCCCAGCTCAGTGACGGTTTTCTGTGCATCCTCCAGCATCTTCTTAGTGAAAATTGCTTTTGGATGCTTATAGTTTGCAGGAGCAACAACTTTCTCAAAGGCAGTAACGGCTGCATCTACGTTCATACCATCACTCAGATTTACCAGCAAAGTACCGATAGCGGTGTTACGGATACGAAGTTGTCCCATATCGCTCCACGCCGGTGCCAGCCAAACATAAGCGGCCTTGTTCTCAGCCGGAGTATTATTGTATTCAATCTTGTTAGTCTTGAATACCTTGACGGCGTTTTCAAACTCCTTGCCGCGATACAGACTATTCTGAGCAATCAGCTCCAGCACAGTATCAACAGCCTCCATGGTTAGCTCTTCCAAAGAACGCTTGAACACATTTGCGGAATCACGCCACTGAGCCATCTTGGTAGCCACATCATCTCCATTGGTAATAAAACGCTGCGGAATCTTGACTGCGAAATGATCCCAAGTATGCACATCCTTGTGGTTTTCATCGTACTCGTAGTTCATCTCGGTGCCAAACATATTGCTAGAACCGATCATATTGCGACTGACAAAGTACGGATTCACAATGGCGCGGCTCTTCACGTAAGCGGCCAGCGCATCAACAACAGGCTGATACTTTGCAGACTTTGCATCAAAATCCCAAATAGAAACCAGATTACGACCCGCATCAAACGCTACCAGCTTGCCGATATTCTTCACGAAACGGCGGCAGCAGGAACAGTCATACTCGCGCCGCTTACGAAACAATTCATTCGTGCCGACCGGGAAGCTGTCGAGATACAGATTGTACAGTTCATCCTCGTCTGCATCGGTGATAAACAGTGGATTCTCTACCTTCACCATCTCATTAAAGTGATCCTGCAGCAGTGCACGAAATTTCTTGAAATCAGACATTGTTATTATTCTCCATTCAAATACTATTTTCTGTATCCTGTGTTATATAGCTGAAATGTTAAAATCAAGGGGCCGAAGCCCCCTGTTTTTAATTTTCATGGAAATATTCAACCCAACCTTTATATCCTTGCCGGAAACTAAGATAGGCAACTTTACTGCACTTTCTTCCGATAATGTCCGCAAGAGGACCTTTACCATTTCCGAAACTAAGTTCTGCAAGATTAAATTTTGGATGAGTTTTACAGTAGTTATAAACCTTGATATACTCACAATTTCTGGCTAAATATCTTTGATCTAAGGTTTTTGAATGATGCCTTTTTTCGAGGATATCGTTCAACCTCGAAAAATAGACATGAATTGAAATTATAGACGTCTTTGGATCACTGTTTACACCGGGTTTATCCTTCGTTTTGCGTAGGATATAATCGCCATTCATGACATAAAATGTTCTATAACCGCTCTTATTGGGGGCATCATACTGTTTCATCTCGTAACATTGCTTGATAATATCCATTAACCTTGCGTCAACATCAGTCTTATCAAGAACGGTATTAGATTCAAAATCCACATCGTTAATTGTTAGATTAGAAATCTCATCGGAAGTAAGACCAATCCAGTACAAAACAGCAATTACGTTCATACGAATCTGATATGGCTCTTCGTACTTATTTAAGAAGTCAACAAATTCGTCAACCGACGCAAAATAACTGTCATTGTACATATCATCTGCGCTTACATCGCTCTCTGAAAAGTCAGCCAGATCATACATGCTTGTTTCGTTTTCACTTTTGATGTAGCCTGTGATTATTGACTTCACATTTTTAAACGAACGACTCGAATTCACCCAATTATATTTGGCAAACATCTTTACGAAATCATCTTTTGTGAAGTCAAACAACTCATACCCACGCTCGGCCTCGTAATCCATGACGTGACGCATCGTCGATGCAACAAACTCACCGCTTCTATCAGAATACTTTTCGGCAAAAGCTTTGATTTTTTCTTCAGTAAGCATAGTGGCACACTCCTTCTTATTATATGTAGTGTACCATTAAACCTTATAAAAAATCAAGCAAATGCGGCAAAATTCTGAAATTCCATGGTATGTTGTACGCCGCTCAGGAATGCTGCAAGCAAAAACGGTTCATCCTTGCATCTTGCCATTGCGATCATATTCATCTGACGCTCCGACAAGACACCAAGTTTTTTAATGAACTGTCCTTTGTTAAGTGTATCAGTCTCTTCACATAGAACGATACTATCAACCTCTAGGAAATCACAATCTTCCTTTGAGAGTAGAACATGAACCGGAGAGCGCTTGTATATTCTGGAAGACAACGGATTCCCTTTAATTGTTGGACTAAAGAAGTTGCGCTTATTGTTGCTCGTCACAACGAACGGTCGAATACCGCGCTGCTGATGACCTGTCGCATTGGATAGATCAACCAACCAAACCTCTCCGACCTTTGGGTCAATATTGTTGTCCATAGTCTTTCTCCTCTATAATAGTGTAGCTCCGTTCCATAGCTATATTATACAGGATACCTTTACAGAAGTCAATAGGTTTTCAAAAATATTTTTAGTGCCCGTACAACTCTGGATTCTCTGATACGAACACGCTGGTGTTATCGAATATCATCTCATACGCTTTCTCTTTATCGCCCGGCCTAAACTCAACCCTCCTTACTTCGTGACATTCTTGCCGCAACTCAATATGACTTTCGTTTCCAAAAAATCCAATGCCTTTGACAATCCCATGCGTCTCTACGCCAATGTCGTCCATCTTTTTGCAGATCATGTGAACATCCACACCATTGCAAATAAAACAGACCCACACTCGCTTTTTTCTTATGTACTTCAAAAAGTTCTCAACCTGTATAACTCCCAAAACCTTTTTCTCACTCATCGAAATACCGCCTTCCGATCACATAAACAACTTCCAAGATATATTATACACATCTTTTTGTTTTCGTCAATATGTACCACACCATTTTGTTGTGCTGCTTTATCAAAATTTTAGATGATGCCATTTACTCAGCATCATCCACAACCAGCTTCGCGTCATAATAAAACCTGTGTGCGCCAAATTGTCCAGCAAAGGTTGCTCCGCGCTCGTGCCAACTGCCTGGAGCTGCCGCCGGGGTTACAAACCATTGAATAGGTTTGTCTGAAATCTTAGCGCCGTAATCAAACACCATAGACACAGCCAGTTCGTTCTCTGCCGTCACCTTCCTATTATATAAGGAACTATAACCATACTTCTTAAAGACCTGCTGGATGGTTAGACTATCAAGTACAGCGGAATCATAAAGGCATTGAGCCACAGCCATCTGGCCTTCCAAACTGTCAGCACCTGCTTCACAAGCAACGATCTGCTCCGCAAGAGCACGTTCGTCATCAGTGAGTTTATGTTTGCCCTGATTGAAGTTCACAATCCGCGTCTCAATAACAGTCTCTACAATGACTTCTGGTTCCTTTTCCTCTTGCTGCACTACACTCACTGCCGGAGGGCTATTATTATAAAGGTATGAATCACCATGATTCTGAATTACCGGACTGATCTTCGATACAAGATTCCCCGCCAGCAGGCACATTATACACACAATAGCAATACTTTGCTCACGATTTATTAACAAATTAGAGTTAATAAGAATCACTTCCTTTCAAAAATATTGGTTTTATCAAATCTTTAAAGACTCCTCATTTACAGTCATCACAAGCTCGTTGACCAGCTTCCAATCAGCATTGTCCGGCAGGTAAGTCTCACTCTTGTCAACTGACAATCTGCTTTCATAGGCCGGAATCAGTTGCTGACGAATCTCTTTGTAATCATATTCACCGTTGCGAAGCTGCGTCAGGAGGTTATGATCGTTGTCTCGATAGGTTTTAATTTCACCTTTTTCCAAGATGTCAAAGAGCATCAGGTATACACGAACTGCATTCATTACCGTCTTGTGCATTTTCTTTGAATTATGGTAGATTGGATCTTTGTCTAATATATCAGACTTCTGAATCAGCTTGCCTGCAAAACCTCCAAACGAGTAAATCACACGCTTTGAAAGGAATAGGTTTTTGTTGTCCATAAGTAGCTGCGTCATTGGGTTATAGCTAATAACGAGTTCATCGGCATTCCCTAACTGTTCCAGCATATTGGGATTTCCACTGCACATCAATTTCACAGCTTTGTTAAAGCTATAAATCGTTGTATCGGTCTGAGTGTCCACATAATGCTCAAACTCACCGAGACCAAGAAGGTCTTCTTTTGAATTCAATGCTACACCTCGGATGTCAAGATCTGAGCCCTCAACATTTGTCCCGTAAGCATGACTGCCACCGACCGTCACAAACATCATGTGTTTGCCAAGATGCTCATTCTCCCGAAGAAAATTATATTCTGGAAAGCATAACGCTCCAAGCAATTCATTTCTTGTCATAGAATCACCTCTATTAAAACTTAGTTTTTATCGTTGTTCTGCATAACTACAAAAATCCTCTGGCTTGGTATATACAGCATTGGAATTATCAAGAGTAAAATGAGCGCAGCTGCACAATTCTCCTTGTTTGTCCCATGTATTCCAAAGTTCACAATCCTTGCAATAGATTATTTTCATAGAATTAGAATCACGGCTATCTTTTTCTGAAGAATCTGCCAATTCAATATCTTCTGGAAATCGACATTCGCTTTCCTCGGAACAGTCAACTTTTACATAGTACATTCCAACAAAATCTTCGCCAATAAATCTTTCCACGATACCGTATCGTTGAGATACTTTATCGTAAACTCTATCTCCAACTTTTATTCTCATAGGCATTCTCCTTAAATCTCAGCTTCTATCAAAAATCAGAATGTAGCACTACCGGGGAATGACTGTCTACATCGCAGAACACACACTCCCATTTTGGAGATTCCTCGTAATATCTATAGTTTCCTTGCGGTTTCCATGTTAAAACCAAAACATTTTTTTGACTGCTATAATAAGCAGCATTCACCTCAGTTGCATCACATTCCAAACCGCTATCCGTTTCGATAAAAACATCACTTGGTAGCTTTTCCAAAATCTTAATTAACTCTGTAGCAATCATATAAAACTCTCCTAGAACTTAACTTTTATAAACTCGTTTATTCCACGCTTCGATAAGGTTGGCTTTAATTTTTGCTTTTTCACTTTCAGAGGAATCAAAGTCGTAAGTTTTACTTTCCATGATAACATAACAGTTGCACCTATTTTCTTTATTTCCTCTCGTAACATACATCCATCTTGTTTGGTGATAACCGCCCTCTGCAATGGTAACTTCCCCACCACAGAACGGACACGGTTTCAAATCATTCATTTCGCCCACACTTTCCATGTCTCACTGCCCACTGCTCACTCTGATCGTCTGCAATAGATGCCACTTTCAGTAGTCCCATTACAAAAATCCCAAAAGGAACAAGCAGTATAAAGTAAAATGCAATAAACGATATTATTATAATCCACATTATATTAACCTCACATGTCTTTTGATTTGATCGTTTGCATTGAGGTTGTCTCAAGCATACACCGCACAAAGATCAAATACAATACAATTATCAAAATTACCAAAATTTTACTAATAATCCTACGTCATCAATAGTTATATCATCGGTCTTCACATCCTTTTGTTAAATATCCACAAGAACCCGGATTTTATCACTTTCCGTCCATTGCATCCTCAATCTTGCCATTGATGGAATCAATTTCTCGCATCAGCTTACAGCGATAATTTCCATCCTTATCAAGTTTGAAACACAAATTCTCATCACCACTCTTGTAATCCATGTAGCATCCAGAACAGCACAGGCTCGTCGCATCAAGCGCATCTTGGATAACTCGTGCTTCATTGAGAGTCAAATCAATCTTCATCTTGTTTCTCTCCAATCAAACTTCTGACCACAATCTTTGCAATAGTGATCATACCTACTTGTAATTACCGTATTGCATTTGGGACAACGAAAACTTCCATACTTCGGATCGACGACAACTTTTTCACCCTCAATACGGCTGAAATAGTCATCAAGTACATCACTTAAAATCATTTTTCCACGCCAGCCGAGATCATTCTGTTGAATATTCTTCGTGAGAATTCGATATGCGCTAATGATTTCACGCTTTGTGTATTTCATGTTTTACTCCTCTACCATATCTTTATTTACAGTATTCCATGTCTCAGTCGAAATACTTTCATTTTCATTTCATTTTTATCAGACAGACGGTTAATCCAAGCATTCAGCACCTCTCTGTACACCGTCATATTTGGGCAGAAGTAGCTGTTTGTAAATACCGGCATATCATCATTACACAGAATTCTCATAACAGCAGCGCACACGGCTGCGGATCTTGATACACCAGCACCACAATTCACGCAGAACCAATCCGTATTATCTTCCTCATGGTTATCCAGAATAAAATTCACGATATCCTTAGCCTGAACATCAGTGATACAGGTGCCTTCTAAATCAGTAGTGCAATCATCAAACTTCAGCGGTAGAAAAGTAATATTGCCCTCACACTTATGAAAATCAATATGATGACCATTAGCTTCAGTGATTGAGATAAACCGAATCCGTTCAAAATGTGGCTGTCGGATAAAGTCTTCTGCATCTTCTGCACTCATCACCGAGAATTTCCATTTTCTTCGATACATAGTAACAATCATTTGGTTTTCCCTCAAAAGAATTTAGGTTTTATCAACTTCTGTTTTAATCCCATTCATATCTAACAGAGTTCTCGTAAACTTTGTATTATTGTACAACTGAGCTTTTAGGTCATCTCTCTTTACTTCGAGAAAACTTAGAAGTTCAATTCCGCTAAAACCTTCGTTAGTGGTATCACAACGAATAGTGCCGTCCTCTTCCTCTGTAAAAATAAGTTTATATCTTTTCATGTCTTTTATCTCCTTTTTTATCAAAATGCAAACGGACTATTATTCACTGTTATTATCAGCGCTACATTAAAAGCAAACATTACAAATGCGGTCATTCTCTATCACCTCAATCTCTAAATTCAATATCTACAACAATATTCTCAGGCTCTGTCATGTATCTTCGTGCCAGCAGTTCTACCATGCGTTCCTTATCCCCAAGATTGCTATTACGCAAAAGATACGAACAAACTTGCCTGCCTCTATACAAAAACACAGCCCATGCATTTCTTTTCAATGGATACGTGGTCTTAATCATTCCATTGCTTCCTCCAGAGAAGTAGTTACATCATCAAAGTCAAAATCCAACGCACCAATCGCACTAATCATATCGTCAAGAGAATCCACGGCATCGGACAGGTTTGTGCAAGCACCATCTGCCTTATCGTACCGTTCACTTCCCTGCAGGTTTTCCGGCATATTGTCACGATACTCTTCTTCTTCCCACTGAATATCCTCAACATCGGATTTTACACTTTCGACCTCAGATACAAGTTCTTCCAGCTTCTTACGGATGGAACAAAAACGATCAATAGTCTGCTTAATAGCTTTTCTACGAGTGTTATTCATTTTCAAATCTCCTTTCAATCTACGATGCCAAGCTTGCAAATATTTTTCGGATCAGTGATATAACCAAACGTCAACGTGTTTCGCAGATAGCCTTTGTACTCAAATCCACGGTCACGAGCCGCCAGACGGCACACATCTCGAATCGCGGATTCTCTCGGCCAAGAGATGCCAGCTAACTGATACTTCCACTGAAGATCTCTCAGCTTCTGCCACTCAATCACAGGCTTCTTCTCATCCTCAAAACACAAACCATTCTTGACTGCGTATTCAAGAGCGTTACACCGCTTATTCTCCTCTGATGTACAAGTACCCCATTCGTTTTCGAGACGGCGATACGCTCTATCAAACGGCGCTTGCTTTACTGCGTCAATACCAAACGCTGCGCCAAGCAGACCAAAACCAAGTAACAGTCCCATAATTTAAACCTCCAATCATGCTGTTTCCAGTTCTCTTTTAACTAGTGAACGACGTTTCGTTGCATTTTTTAGCCAATCATTCCCACTGGGAGATTGTCTATCCACTCTCGTGTTACGACCACTCCCTATCGGACAAGCCCGGCGATAATCATCAGCAGTCTTGCAACCAAGAGATTCTGCTTCATCAAGAGCTTTTCGCACATAAGCCCATGTGCTACCGCCGAGATCAGAACACTTACCAATCACAGCAAGCACAAGTTCGTCACCCATGCGCTCAACATATTCTGCTAAAGCCTTTTGACCAGTAGCACCAAGCTTCCCGATATTCTCTCGGAAAACATCCTCGATAGGTTTTGTCGTTGTCATCTCATCACAAGACGAAGACGATATCTTATCTTTTTCTTTCTCTTTTTCTTTTTCTAGCTTTGTTTTGCTTGCGTTTGCTTCGTTTTGCTTACGCTTGCTTGATGAACCACCAGCTTTACCAGAAATCCTCTTACCTTCGATGTATTCGGCATCTTTATCCAAATCTCTCTTCACAGCAGGCCAAACATACCGCTCATTTCCGTTAAGTTCAGGCTCCGTTCCAGACGATTTATATTTCATCATCGCCAGTACCAGACGCCCCACCTCAGCAGCACTAAGGGGTTCAAAGTAGCTCTCGTAAGTATCCCAGATTTTAATATAAGTATCAGCCATCATACACCTCAGTCTTCCAAGCTGTGTGTATTCACACCATAAAAAGTCTTCTTATAATATTCTTTTGCCTTATCCTCATCAAAACCAACGTACCGTAATGTAATATCCTGACTACTATGATTCAACTGCCCCTGAATCCAAGACAATGCCTGGTTATCATCCTTATTAAGACACATCTCACGATAACCAAATGTCTTACGGCAAGAATGAGATGCGATCTTGTAATTAAGATCCAACTCTCTGCCAGCATTACGAAGGATACGAGCAAAAGAATCAACATCAATAGGATCACCGGCCTTTTTAGGTTCTGCAATATGAGGAATACCAGTTTTCCCATCTCCACCATTTGTTCTTAAAGACTTTTTCCAACTCCCCTGCCGAGATGGAAACATCCAATCGTCATATCCAAGATTTGCAATCTTAATGTACGTTTTAACGATGTCTCTCGCTTCTGGAGTAAGAATAATCTCACGATATTTAGATGTTTTTTCTTCAACGATGCAAACTCCAGCGTCTTCAACCACTTCAATCTTTCCATTATAAAGACAATAAGACATATCGGAAACTTTCAATTTAAGCAAGTCACTAGCACGCAACCCAGTTGCAATACCGACATTAAATAGACACCAATTGCGATATTGCTTTTTATCCCAGAAGTATTCCGAAATCATTTGAACATCATCCAAGCTTCTAATTGGAGAAATATTACGCTTACGCTTCTGCTTACTCTTTGTAACACCACGTTTTTTAGCTGGAACAGAAGGTTTCGGATTAAAATAAATCAGTTTAGATATCTGTTCTTCTTTTCTTTCAACAACTGCACTCATCATATTCACCTCAAATCCCATACTTTAAACAGTATTTCCCGTAAGATAACCCCTCGGCATCCGCAAGTTTGACAACATCACAAAATGTCAAGACTGGCTTTTTACTTCGTTCCTGTTCTCGTCGCTTTCTTTCATAAGCCTGTCGCGCTTCGATTCTTACCATCCTGCGGCAATGATCACAATATTCGTGATTTATAGCAGCCGGAGCACCACAAACCTTACAGTGCCCGTTCCCTCTGATAGTAGGCATTTTTATGTACCTCAATTCTTTATATAGTTATGACCATTCGAGATTACGTACATTTACTTATTCTCCTGTTCTTTCATCAGCTGCTTCACAGTCTTCTTAAACAGCGCGAGATTCTTTTCATTTTCGATAAACACCTTAGTCTTCGGATGCGGTGCCTTACCGTGTGCCTTTTCGTAAGCCACAAACAAATTACTCATTTTCTTATAGCCAATACGCTCATAAATCAGAGTGTAAGTGTGCTTGTACTGCGGCTTATCACCAAGCTTTTCTGCCAGAGGAAGCATAATAGGGAAAAGAATCTTTGCCGTCTCAGTCTGCTTCTTAGGCTTCTCCTCTACAACCGGCTCAGGTTCAACTTCCTTGGCTTCTACATCAATCACAGGAGCAACACAAACATCCACTTCAGGAGCTGCTTCAACAGCCTTAGCTTCAGGCAGAGCTTTCTGATCAGCGGTCTCTTCCTTCTTCTTATTGATTGCTTCAGTATACGAATCTTCAACCAAGGCACCAAAGATGGACTTATACATCGTACTTGCTTCAACCACATCAATCGTAGGAATGTGACCAGTGCGACCGGTTCTTGCACAATACTTTCTGCGCTCTTCCTCAATAACGAAGGTATAAACACGATTCATGTATTCGTAAATATCACGGAATACGTCCTGAACCTTCATTTCATTGATTTCCGCAATCACATTGATACGTTCATACATCTTCTTACGCCAGTCGCTCATCACATCCTTACGAGGAGTGAAATTTCTGGTGGAACGAATCGCATCATCCATCTGCTTGTCCTTAATCTGATGGACACACTGAGATACGCTACTAATCACATTCAGCGCTTCATTGCTGGTGGCGCGAGCTTCCTCAATTTGTTCACTGAGATTCTTACGGGTGGAATCAAGTTCACTCCGAAGATTCTTCATACTATCAAACAGAGCATGAAGTCTTACATCAATAAACTCCTTACTCAGTGCTGCATCCATATTAGGAGTAGCCAAAACGGAATCACCACGCATCAAAGATTCCATAATGTCCCAGCAGAAATCCATGAACGCATCAGCCTTCGGCTGACGAGAAAGACGGCAGATCTCCATAACACCACGCAAACTGTAACAAATAATTTCACGCTCTTTCGTGATTCCACCTTCAACTTTCCTCAATTTGAGGAATGTTGAAAGAGGGTCAAGACGATCCGTATTCTTAACATGGATGTTTTGAATTGCCTTATTAGGATTATTGTACTCCAGCGCCGCACCAATCTGTTCACGGGTCATGTAATATTGATACTTATCATTCTGGTATACATCCACGTTCAGTGCGCCGAAGGGCTTAGAGGTTATTACGGTCATAGGATTATTAGTAGTCATTTTGTTTTACTCCTTTATGTTTGTTAAGAAAAATCTGCGGTCAAATCTTCAGACGGCCAGCTCTTATGATCTGTGTACTCGTCACTGAGCACATCCATCCAAAGATAACTTTCAATATCACCACAACTTTCGTAATTGATACTGGACAGGTTAATTGTTTCGCCATCATTTCTTTTAAGGTAAATCACAATCTCAGGATATGGCTCTGTAATGCCTTCTGCGATAATCTTTCCGATAGGTGTATCAATTGCAAATTGCTTTTCATTCATTTTATTTTCTCTCCTAGAAGAACTGTTTTATCAAATCTCTACGATTTTCCACCAATCGTATACGTCACAAGCATCAATACGAATATCACCTTTTAATCGCAAAACACTAAAATTCTGTTCACCGTTTTCATCTTCATAATATCTACAATAATGATTTACAAGAATATCGTCCACTTGTTTGTTCATTTCATTTTCTGCCTCAAGAATCGTATTGAAGCCCTTTTTATAAACAACTTCCGGGAGAAATGAATTCTCACCTTTTGCAATATAAGTATTGATAAGTGCAAACATTTTGTCCTCACAATCTATTTATCAAGCCATTTCTTTTTCCATGTACTTCAGAGCGTTGGCAAGATATCTAAACATCTTACTCTTGTGCATTCCATCGAACCACTGAGCAACATACCAGTTACCAAGGCAATCACAACGACACTTCAGCTTGCCAAATCTGAACTCTGGCCGTGCTGTAGGCATCTTACTCAGCCTATTCCATAGGTTCAAAGCCTCTTCCCTATTCATTGGAAATGATATCCAAGGTTCGTGACCATCTGTGAACTCAAGTTTTAAAACCATATTTTCACCTCAAAACTGATACTTCCAGAACAATTTCGCATTACCAGTAATGGTCTGCAAATAACTAATGTATTCATTAAAAGAGCACACACCCTTCATTTTCATCTTACGTGCTCCCACAGCTCGTGCAGCAACCTTCGGATCATAATCAACAGCATCAATAAATGCACTGTCAATCATCTTCTGCTCAAACATTTTGATTTCGTTGATATCCATACTCATATTTATTCCTCACATAAATTTTCAATCTTGCTAGTCACTTTAAATCCTTGCCAAGTCCAACTCATATCTTTATTACCGACCAACGCAACCATTCCTTCTGGGTCAAATGCAATCTGAAAATCCTGATAATCAGAATAAGTTTCCATACACTCCTCTGCATCTCTTTTTATGAAATCCTTCGCCGCCTGTTCACTCTTAAAAAACTCCGGCTCAAATGCTGCTCCGTCAACACTGCATTCAATAACGCACCAAATCTCATCGCACAGTTCCATTTTTAATTCTCCTTACTCAAAATCCCACCATGCGTTAATAGACGTATTCGGGACATAAATCTCAAGCATATGATGGCCGTCACGAATCCATTCAGGTTCATATCCTTCATCTCGCAGTTCTTTCATCAGACTTTCAAAATCATTGTTAACAGACTCTACCGCTTCTTCCATTGTTTTGTGCTCTACACGGTAAGGACCATTACACATCGTATCGTCATAAACAACCGTAATCATTTTTAAAACCTCGATTTTATTAAAGTTTAATTCCTAACATATCGAAAAGATATTTAATAGTTCTAATCATATCATCAATATTGTTCACGGTATCGCCCCATGCACCACCACAAAGTCTTTCATTAAGTTCTTTGTCGTATGCTTCGCAAACGTGCCACCATCTGTTGTCGTCATATTCATAATGGATATCAACATCAATATCTGGATATTTACCCACATGATATGTAACCTGCTGCTTATCATTAAAATCATCAGGTTTCTGCCCAACACCGTCCCAACCTGACGGGTTCATTGTACTGACGAAATCTTCTGCAATCTCACGTGCCGTCATATTCATTCTCCTTATTCTGAAATTTCATCAATATTATGACGATAACAATATTCGACTTTCTTCATCATATAAACAGGATCAATACTACAAAGAATAGTGTCACATCGCAGTTCGCTCCAATGTGTATTCAAAGGAAGTTTTTCTTTGCGACGATATTTATTATTCTTTGTTTTGTTATGAATCGTTTTATCACGGGACATCCCCATCCAAATATCAGGTTCCCATTTGTTTTGCCAGACACAAAGATAATCTTTTCCAATATAAACATCGTAATATTTTTGATGTTCGTTTTCCCCGTATTTCCAGCTATATTTCAAATTACTCATATTTATTCACCTTCATATTATTATCTTATCTTCGCCAAGCGTTTCGGTTTCATACGTTTCATAAACAAGCTCTGTCGGCTTGCTGTAACACGTTTTCATCCAGTCAAGTTCCGCATCACGCAACTCTTTTGTGGGATAGATTTCATGCCCTCTATATGTATCGCCGTACATAAAGTGTCTAACGGAATATTCAAGATGATAGAACATTATCGTTTTTCTAGCTCATCACACACTTTTGCAATGATAGCCAAACCTGTACGCCGAAAATCTGCATTGTAAGGATTTTGTGCTTGAACATCTAAATGGTACAGCAATTTTTCCAAATCAGAGCTATATTCAACGCCTGCTGTTTTACAAAGGATCTCGGCCATCGCTTGAGTGTCATATTCCATAATAAAACTCTCCTTTTACACCTCACTAAAATTCGCATTGAAAAGAATCTCATTACCGTATTCAGTAAGAGTATCCTTGAACCACTTTTCGTTCTTCTGCCACCACTGTTCAGCCTGTTGCGGAGTCAACACAATCCCGTTCCGTTTTGCTGCTTCGATAACATCATCAGTACACCAACACGTTGGTGCAAACCAATATTGATCTACACCATCATCTTTTTCCTGTTCGTCTTCAATGTAGTTAGGGCAAAAATCGGTAAAATACCAAATAAAAATATTTTCGAGATGAAAATCACTTCCGCCAAACTGCCGTTCAACATCTTCTACTTCTTGTCGAAGATATAACTCGCTAAGAATTCCATCACTGTGTTCTTGTACCCATTGTTTTGTTACGCCAAACTTCTCTGTCAACTCATCTACTTCAAATGACCACATTCCATAGTTTGTATTCTCAGTGCCGTATTTCACCATATAATCAGCAATCTGACGTTCCATCATATTGTCATCCATGATATCTTCCTCCTAAAATTCAACATTTATCAAAGTTATAAGTGACGGTTACAACCTTCTCTGCATCACCGATACGGCACCGATCTTCCTTTAATGCCTTTTCAAGGCCACAACCAGCGCTGTATACAATACCGTTTTCAAACACATCGGAACCGATAAATCCGAATGCTTTATCAATCTCCTTCCATTCTCCGTGTTCTTCTCGATAAAGCATATAGCCGTAGTTCTCACCGGAAAGATAATCGCTATAAGTTTTCACCTCATCACGCATGATTCGTTCTGCTTCATTTTTGGTATTATCCGAACCATCCGTAATAGCGGTTACAATCCAACCAACATTGCTATCGTCCCACGAACCTCTGAACCGGGTATCACAATCCATAGACAAGCCAGAATGGTCATGCAGCCAAAGAGGAAGCCATGCAATATGCTTATCAAGAAGAATCTGACAATCACGAATAGACAATTCACCATGGACATAAATAACAATTTCGTTATACTTCAGACCAACATACATTGGATTTACAGAAACTTTTTCATCAAAAAGAGTTCCGATACCACAGATGGCGTATCGTTTTTCGTCACTATAATTTTCATCAACAATGGCACAGGTATCTTCCAACTTCATGTTAAAAAGTGCATCTAAAACTTCTTTATCGGAGCAATACTCGTAAACAAGATTATTCCAAAAATCTTCTGCCGTACTTGCATCAATCTTATCACCAAGATGATAACGAGGATGGAAATAAGCCATCACGGAATCGTGGTCATCCCACCAGCGAGGATTATTATCTGCTTCATCATCGTGCTGGATATGTAAGCAATATAAGTTATCACCGTAAGTCCACTTTATGATTTCATTGTCGTAACAACACAGGTTTTTCATATCTAAAATCTCCCTTTTATCAATCTTCTTCATTAAGAAGTTCTTCTCTGCTAATCGTTGTCATTTCTGAATAATCCTCGTTATTAGGGTCATCCCATACAAAAACATTTACATCGCCTGTTTCGTTATCAACTTCCGTATCAGATATGTTAATCTCTGCCCCGTCTGGTCGCTTAAAATAAACGCTCACACCAGGATAGTCAGGGTCCCAATTTTCACGAATAACTAGCTTTCCGATTGTCGTATCAATTTCAAAAACCTTTTTATCTTTATCCATATTTACTCACCTCTTATGCACTAGCCTTTTCTTCAAAAGCGTACCAATCAGACCAAATCTTATCGACCTCGCCATTCTTAAAACCATTCTTATAATCGGTAAACTCAACATAATAGTTGCTTGTCCACTCATTTAGGTAGTGTTCATAGATAGCTGCAACTCCACGCTTTGTTTCAACGACAAAACTATCAACCAGAACACCCTCAACGTAAGCACCAGTATGTTGTGCTTTATTCTGGTGCATCCAGCGGCCAAGAGCGCCTGCGTTAAGATAAAACCGTGTCATAGTTCATTCTCCTTTACTCTGCAATCATCATAGCAAGAACCGGCTCACCGGAATCCTTCAACTGAAGTTCCAGAATGTCACCATCATCCACGATTTCACACTTGCTTAAATAGTCCTGAAGAAAGAACATCTGACATTCCTGCCAGAAAATTTCTTTCGGATTTTTATTCTCACCTACGAACACATTCTTGTGATGAAAAGATTCATTCCAAACCCAGCCATCGCCATCAAAACAAGCGTGAACTTCCCTCAGATCCCACATAATCATCGCTCCTTAAAATTCCATTGTTTCTCAGTTCTTCTACAAGTACTTCTTCGATATTCTTTTTTTCATTCTCCGAAATATTAAGAGAATAAAAAGCACGAATCGAATTGTATAACGGCCTACACCTGTACATAACATCAAGATAAGATCTATCACTTGTGTCAAACATCAAGGCGTAACCTGTTCCATCTTCTTCATGGTAATTATTTGTTATTAAATCCCACATAGTTAATCCTTCCAAAAGTTGAGTTTCTTTTCGATTGTCATCTCAATTTCGTCTTTATCACCGTCAGATAGAATCTTATTATCGTACTCGGAATAGCAAAACATAACGCTACGGCCATTATATTTATACATAACCATTGCTGTTTTTAATTGTTTATCACGAAAAAAGGTTGCGCACCCAATTCCATATTTTTTAGAATATTCATTTTCAACTAAATCCCACATTTTATCACCTCAAAATCTCCTTGAGCATCTTTACCATACCTTCGTAATCTTTATCATCGGCACCCAGCATACGAACCGTCATATCAAAATCAACTGTCTGACAATCACTGAAATCGTATTGTTCAATATCGTTGCTACAAGTGTCAGGGTAATGTTCTTCGAGCCTGTCTTTCGTATCACAGTCACAGAAGGTTCCAGAATAATAATCACTGGCCGACTCACCTGTTTTCATGTACACACGGATACCATCTGTGACAATCACTTTAGCGAACCGCTTCATATCTTCTGGTGTAAAGGTCTTATCCATGACATCATACGAATAGACCATGTAACAAGTTTTATCAGGCTCATAAATATCCTGTTCCTTATCTGCACCAAACGCTCTAGCGTATCCACCAGCCCATCCACCACAAAACACAAGAATTTCTTTTCCTGCTTCGATAGCTGCCATATATTCCTCTTCAGGAATCGCTACAATTCTTCCGTTAGGAAAAATAAAACCTTCAAATTCTCTCATTTTTATTAAACCTCCATATCCATTATTCTTAATGAATCGCTTACTCTTTCATCAAGTGTATCAAGCCACTTTTGATACGAACTCTCCATCAACCGATCAGATTCCGATTTTTCTTTTAATTCATCTTCAAGTATGATATAGCCCTCTAATACTTCATCGTATCTTTCTCTCATATCAAACACTCCCAACATTCTTGAATCCATAAAGACTATAACCTTTACATTTGAAATACCGCATCGCTTTGTTAATCTGAGTAGAACTTGCTGTCGAATGGCTTTTTAGGTATGTATTCTTATATTCGCACAGCTTCTTATACTCGTCACTTTCACGATGGGCTTTCAGCTTTTCGCAATGGTCGTGGCAACCAGGATAACGCTCCGGTGCCACACAGTAACGGCAAGGATCAGTCAATTTCTGCCACCTCCCCAGCTTCATAAAAAGCAACAATGTAAGATTGAGCTATTCTTTTATCCTTCCATCTATACGGAGTAATAATAACATTGCCGCTCATCCATGTTTGTTCAACATGATACCAGCCATCAATATAAACAATTTTCATTCTTTTGTATTTCATATTCCACCTATCTCATTTATTAGACTTGCACTGATACTTGCGTTCAATCATCTCTGCATCGGCGCAAGTCATACCGTACTGCCAACGCACATCAACAACGGATTCAACCCAGTTTCCAGTCTTGCGGTTCTTTATGACACGAACCTCTTCAACATCTTTGTGAATCTGTGTGCCTGGCTTCGGGAGATAAGTCAAAACACTTTCTTCAGAATGTTCCAAATCGTAAGAGCCAACAAATGTGCAATCACGTTTGATCAAATCAAAAATTTTCTTACGGCTCTGTTTAGACAGGTTTCTCATATTGCAAACTCCTTTTCTCTTGTGAACTTAATCACCAGTGCATTCACATTGGCTGCTTCCATCGTTGACTGCTTTGCATCCTCATGGTTACCAGCTCTAAGGAATGAAACACTCTGATCCATCAGCTTGCGCCGATAAGAAGAAAGAGCTGCGAGAATAATATTCTTTTCAATGTTGGTCATGTTCTTTTTCCTCCTGATCACGTTCCTTATGAAATTTGCGCACTTCTTCCCAAAAATCAAACGGACTAGAATTGTGATAAACAAGCTCCATGTATTCTTTTCTACTGTTAAAATGGTTTATATTAGTATCCATTTTTATCACCTCAATCTTCATCGCTCAGGTTCTGACAAAAACTTAAATAAAAGTCGATGTCAAAATCCTCCACAGTGCCATCAGGAGAAAAATCATAGAGCACATCTGCAACCGCTTCGTGTTTATAAAGAGCATCTACAATCTCGTCACGGAATGCCGTAACCCAGTTTTTTGTTACATTGAATTTTCTGGTGATCTCGTAAATATAGATGATCCAATTACCTTCTGTGGTGCTTCTTGTTCCACTTTCGACCATCCAGTCAGAAATACTGTTAATCATCCAATCGATAACTTGTTTTACAGTTTCGCTAGTATACATTTTCTATTACCTCAATCAAAACTGAACCACTTCATGTTTTGCCTTTTCCAGCATCTCTTTCTCTTGTTCTTCAAGACGCTCAACCTCGCACAAAACATCACGAATGCCAAAGATAATCAAATCACGATCTCGTTCACGTTCTGCTCTATGTACTGGATTGTTTTTACAAGATCCTTCGCACAAGTTATTTTCTCTTGCAATCAAATTATCAATCGCATACTTCAAAACACGCTTATCTTTTTCAGTCATATTTATCACCTCAATCATTGTAAAATATCTGTTTTAGCAGTTTTTGAAATCCAAATCTCTTACAAAATTCACAATAGGGTCTCGGAAAACAACGCTCTTAATACAAAGAGACTCCAAATCATACTGACCTTTACAATTTCCGTAAAAGATAAGTCCATGACCGATTTCATCAAACCATTTTTGAGCCTTATCAATAGAATAAAAGTGCTGCGCACCATCAACGGATTCAGTAAAAAATGTGTACCCACACTCACCAAATTGAACATACTCCCAACGATTAAGAGTGTTTCCTTCGTAGTCGAATAAATGCTTTACGGCAATAACATATACAGTTTTCATATTTTCATCTCCTATAAAAGCATGATTTTAATCCTCATAATAATCTTCTTCTGCTTCGATATCATCTAAGATATTCTCTAAAGAAGACTGTAAACCAAAATCACAAAGGAGCTCCTTCAACTCTCCAATCGTATCAAACTCACCCAGTTTCTTCTTGGAATCATCAGGATCAAGCAAAACAATAGAATCGTATCGCTCTGACCTACAAACCTGTACACCACAACCATCATCAACGGTGCGAATGTCATACAAGGTGAAACGCTTCATACAGAACACTCCTTTTAATATTTAGATATCAAAAGCATCATAAAGATCTTCTGGCTTATCATTCGGCATCCATACTTTTGTATTATCATTAAGGAAGTAACCGCAACCAAAAAATCCAGCGGGAGAATCACAAAGATTCTGTTCACCATCTTTAACACCAGCTTGATAAACAACATAGATAAACTCAGCAAGCTCATGCTTATCCATTCGCTTAATGCGGTCGTACATTGTTTCCATATCAATCACTCCTTTTTATATTTTCACGCTTTCGCATTGGTAGCGGTTATGTCTGCCCTAGTACCGCTATTCACCTAGCATCTGCTGCTCACACTACCCAGACTTGACTTCTTATGTAGTCCTCAATGTCTGCCGGGTATTCATTGCGCTGGATGTACTGACACAGAACACGCTGCACGTCACGGTTATCACCATAATCCATGGCGATAGAGATATCTTCTCCGTGTGTACCAACACCCAGACGCTCATATTTCCTGACCTCAATATAGAAATCATGTGCGCTGTAGTGTCTGCCATCCCGGCGATCAAGAATAGAATCAATAATCAAAGTTTTCACCCCTTAACCAAAAAGATAAATGGCTGACGTTCTTGAAGTCACTGCATAATAACCACCTGTTTTATAACCTCTCAATAACATTCCGTTACAACCATAAACGCCAGAGGAATATCCGACCTGAGAAAGATAATCTTCTCTTTTGATAATCTTTTCATAATCCTCATCGTTTGCACGAGTAACATCCTCTGCCATTCCAAGGGCAACCATATTCTTCAGTTCTTTCTGAGTGTACTTACGCATTTTCTTCCATCTCCTTTACGGTCTCATCGTCCCAATGGAACCCACGCTTTTCATAAAGCGGAATCCAATGAGCCTCGTAAAAATCGTAGCCACAACCATCAATGCCGAAAACATACCCAAAATCTTCCTGTTCATAGATGCGGAATCCACAATCTGCCATTTCCTGAAGATGATTTTCAAGCCACCAGTTATCACACGAATCGCCAAACTGCCACATCGTTCCCCACATAGGAAGGAAGTCATCGCGCTCGACTTCAAAATCATCTTCTCTGACATCAACTTCCTCGCCAGTGCCGTCGAGACAAATTTTGTAAGTGTTGTCATCTTCGTTGTAGCTCCGAATCTCACCATTTTCACCATAGTGGTCACCGCTAAAGATATAGACACGATCACCACAAGACGGCGGTGTGATTTCAGTAATACCTTCGCCATTCTCTTCCAAATCAACCTTGGCGAGCTTTTCAATAACGCTCTGAGGAATCGCATTAAATTCCTGAACCCATGCGTAAGCTGCATCCTTCTTAGTTTTGTACATAGCCATAGCAGTTGACTCTCCTTTTCTCTCGTATCCTGTATTATATAGCTATACGGTAAAAATAAAAGTCCTATGACGGACTGCCTTTTCTAGCTACATAATACAGGATACCGTTGATTTTGTCAAGCACTAAAATGTAGATTTTATTAACGTCGAATTTTAGCGCGTTGATACGTTGCTTATTCATGACTATTTTGTGAATGTACGATCAAGCCATACCAAACAACTTCATTCCAGCAATGTTCATGTCTGCCGGATACAAGTTTACAACCTGATTGTCATAAAACTCTGCGATCAGGTTGCTGCCACCGCAGATATCATCATAAGCATCGTCCATGGATAGCCCAGAGAAATTTTCTGCATTATAGTCATCTACACCAGAGAATCCATATAATGCTTCCTGATAGAATACTCTTGTCATTCTAGTTTCGTTACCATCAGGAGCAACAACGAATAGATTCTCCAGGCCGTTCTTACCAAAGACGGCAACATAAATACCGCCTGCGTTATTTTCGTAAACTTCGACACTTGCTCTCATTTTCATTTTCTCCTTTCTTAGTGACCCCAACGGCACACAACCACGCCGTTGATCCAGATGGAAATGTTTGCACCCTGCCGATACCATTCGACAGCTTCACGATGAATATTGGTGATAACACCGGTTTCATCGTTCATAAAATACTGACCTTTTTTCATTGTCGCTTCTCCTTTACACTCTCATATATTCGTTCTCAAGCATTCATCAAGATAGATTCGCTTACCAAAACATCTGACATAAAATCTGCCGGACATTGTTTCGTGAATCTTCAAATGATGATAACTGTGATACTTTTCATCCTCAATGAGCACGCCAGACTGAGCATAGATATAATCATCAATGCCATACTGAACGTCACCATGAATCTGGAAACCGCCACATCTGCCGTAGCTACTATCATAAGCGGTTACCGGATGGCTCTGACAATACTGTTTTGCGGTCATGTCAATCCCTCCTTAAAACATATCTTTTATTCTGACGGCATTCCAAAGACTTCAATGTAAGCCTTCTTGACTGCCGTTGTGATATGCGAATCATGTACGTTATATTTATCGTACCACCCACAAATCGTACCAGAAGTGTACACATACCTGAGTAAATCCCATGCAATCCGGGTCAACAGGTCATTGTACTCATGCTCTGCAATGACGCTCTTAACATATTTCTGCCAAGCGTCTGCGTTAGTCGTTTTCACATACTGAAAGCGATTAACGATATCAGGATAAACAGGATCAAGTTTCATTAGTTCAACCACCCTTTCCATTCTGCTACGCCCATAGCGATGGCACCAAGAACGAAAAACCACATCATAGGTGCAATACAACCTGCCTGATATGCGGAGTAGCCAAAGAACATTAAGAGACTTTTCATGATAGACCATCCTTTTTTGCATATAAAAAGAGCCTTGTAAGAATTAACTCACAAGACTCTTTTTGACGATATTCGGTTGTCTTATGCGGCAATATGTACCGCATGGATCGCATCCGACAACATTGCACGGGCATCAATTCCGTACACACCAGACACGGAATCCAGAGATTCCTCCGTCCATTCATTATCCACCATAGCATCGTCCATGGTGCCGTAACAGCCGCCCCACCTGCGACCATCTGAACTGTAGATGTCCCAACCGATTCGGCTGCCGAAATCGCCGCAAGACATATCGTCCACAGTGACAGTAAGGTAATCCCCGTTTTCGAGGGCAACAAGAATGCCTCCAGACGGCTGAGAGTATCCACCTCCGTTATTTGCCATATCAGGATTTGCGCATGGGTTAGTTTCGCAACCCCAAAAACTAATCATTCTTGCATCCATGATGCTTTTCTCCTTTCTTTAAGGGTTTTCTTCCATTATTATACCACAGCCCACACTACAATCATAGTTAAGGCTATAATAATATTTTCATACTATTTGCGCTTCTTTCGTCATGCCCAGCACTTGACATGGCTTTCATAGTGGACGCCCACCTCTTCAAGGGCTTCGGCGTAAATTTCTGCCAACTCTTTGTCGCCAAACATTATGGCAACATCAAGAGCCGACTCAATAGCCAAAATTGCCATAATAAATCTCCTCTTTTATTGTGTTTGCTTTCACTGTTCACCAGTCTGAATACCGGTGATGATCTCGCCTTCTGCCTTCAATTTGGCAAGAACAGCGTCCAAACCACCCAGGGCATTCACTTCCTCTTCTGTGTAGAGGACGTAACGGCCACCAAAATTGGGGTCCTTATCCTCTTCACATGTAACAAAAATTGCGTATTCTTTCATTGTGCTCTCCCTTCTCTGGTGTGCTCACTGATAGAGCCAGTAACGCAAGCCCTTGTGAATTTCCTCTTCCGTACACGGAAAGATTTCAAAACACGCGCCGGCTTCTGCAAACTCTTTTGCATCGTCAAGCATTTCTTGACGCTCATAGTAGCCGTGATCAGTGTGCTTGCCGTCTGGAAGATACTCACGAATGATATAACAATCCAAAATCATAGTAGTTCTCCTTTTCTGACATGTTTTCATTTTGCATATTCTGCACAATATTTGCATATTTATGCAAAATAAGACATAAAGAAAACGCCTTGCGATAAATTCACAAGACGTTTGTTGCTAGAGTTATGGGGTTCTTAGTTGGATTCTGACGGCTCTGCCTGAGAAACAATCAATTCACCATGAACGATTTTTTTCAAAAGCTGAGAAACATTATCGCATTCAAATTTTGCAAGAAAGTTATTTTCAAGCGTTTCGCCTTCTTGCAAAGTAAGAGTGCAAGTCTTTTTCCACTGATAAGAGGCGTTTTTTTTCTGCCGTTCACGCATTGCTGCAAGAATTTCTTCTTTGCTCATATTATCATATTTGCTAGGTCTGCCCATAATCGCACCACCTTTGTTTTTCATTGATGGTACAATTATAGCATGGTTCTGCCGTTCTGACAAGGGATTCATAGCCATACTATCACCTTGCCTTTTTGCCGGATTTCAAAGGCATTTGCGGATTCAAAGGACGCATATCACCACGAAATTTTCCTAATCCGCTGCCGTCCATGTATTCTGCCGTTCTATTCCGGCAACGTCTGACCGTTCCATTCATATCAATGGATTCACCATAGATACGTTTAGAAAGATCGTTATATTCTGCCGTATAAAAATTAGGCTTTGCCCGCATTGCCTTTGTGTGCTTGCTAGGTTTATGCCCAGCTGAATCACGGTTTTTCTGTGCGGATCGAATTTCTTGCCATTCTTTGCGCTCTGATTTACGCTTGTTTTCACGTTCTACAATGCGCATTTCTGCCCTTTGTTCTGCCTTATGATTCCAGTATGTGAGCGTGATTTTTCCGTCATTTGCAAGGCTTTTCACGCTCTGAGAAATAGCAGATTCAAGCATAGCCGAATAGATATTTTTAACGATTCTGCCGTTCTGGTAGAACACAAAAGGCATTTTGTCGAAAGAATCCATTTTAGGCATTGAAACAAAGACAAAGTTATAATTCTCTGCTTTGATTGTTCCGTAAATGGAATTTGCCGGAACAGATACACCACGAAACACTACAGGTGTATTCTTTTGGTGCAAAGAAATTTTCATTGTGTTCACTTCCTTTTCTGAAATAGGCGCACTTTCTGTGCGGAATTACATCGGTTATTTGGTTAAAAAGCTCTTGCGCCACGTCAAGGCAAACCGATTTTGCAAGAGTAGGGCTGACTATTGCCAGCCCCAAAGGCATTCTGGTTAGATATAGCTTACTTACTTTGCTTTCTTAAAAAAGGCAGACTTGCTCTGAAGATCGTATGCACGGGAACGCTTGCCGGTAGATTCATCAAAAGACAGTGCATAGCCAATGGTTACAATAATTTCATCAATCAGCGCGTTGTCATTCAGCGTGGTAACAGTGCCCATTTTTGCCTTAGTGTATGCCGTCTTGATATAGGCCATATCACAAGAAAGTGCCTTTGCCGTTAAAGTTTCGGGTAAAATAGCGTTGTAAATTGCTTGCAACTGTGCAAGGCGGGTTTCTTTGTTGTTCTTGTTGCTAGTAAAGCAATCAAGTTCTGCATTCTTGAGCGCGTCAACCATTTTTTCGGAACGAATAGGCTTGTTTGCCGTCAAGTCAGTGCAAAGAGATTCAGCCATAAAGCCATTGAAAAGCATAACAAGTTTGCCGTAAAAGTCGGAATTGCAAAGAGTATCATACTTTTTGCCGGTAGTATCACGGTAAACTTTTTCAAGCTTTGCAAACTTGATACGCATAGCGGATTCAGTCAATTCATATTTATCGGTTTTGTCGTTCTTTTTACCGCTGAACTTATGGCCGGTATAAGTCGGGTTTGCACAATAGGTGCGGAACATTTCAGCGCGTTCCATAGCAATCAAAACCTTGCATTTATCGGTGCAAAGGGATTCATTTTCGGCTTTGTTGTTGTCTGCAATAGCCTTAATCAAATCAGCCGTTTCGTTGCCGTTTGCCGTTGCCATTTCGGCGGAATTGTTGAGCAATTCCAGCAATTCGTGTGCGCTGAAAGAATCGGTGGTTTTGTTCTGAATAGCGGTGCGGAATTCGGGCATAGTGATAACTTTACGCATAATAATCCTCTTTTCTAATTTTCTGAATTGTGTGTATATTCGATGGTTTTGCGTTTTAGCGCAAACCAAAACCCACAAACCAGACAAAACGCCTTGCTTATGGGCTTATGGTTTGCCCTAAATAGGGCAAAGTATGTACACTTTTTGTACTGTTTTTTTCTTGACGTTGTAAGGTTTTGCCCCATTAAACAGTTAAAACATTTACTGTATAACTCTTGCAAACTACATTTGACTTTGCTACAATAGATAATGGTATAAACCATAAAAGCAAAGTATAAACTTTGCAATGTGTAGCACATGGATATAAACCCATAAAAGTTAGTTTGTAGTTTATGCAAACTGTACTTTCTTTCTTGCCCTTCCTTGCCTAGTCATGTACTATATGGGCGTTGCCCTCTTTTCTGTACAACGTGTTTGTGTGCATACAGTACAATCTAGTATCCTGTTGATTGCGGGTTGTTTGCCCTCTAATGCCTTAATCGGACAAACGGCTTTTATGGTTTTTTCGGCTTGCATTGCCAAAACCAAAACAGTGATTGAACGGTCAAGCCGTGTTTCCTGTTTTCCGTATCTTTCTAGCCTATACGGTAGGATAGCAAGTGTGTTTGATTGCGTGCGGAATGCACGATTGACGCCCATTTGCAAGCGTTGCATTTTCTGAATCGGTGTTAGCTACACCGCCGAATTTTTCCGACTGAATCAAACTTTCTAGGTGCTTTACCATTCCGGTAGACTGCTGATTTATAACCACGGTGGGCTTGTTGCACTTGCCTAGATTGAGCAGAAACATTTTAGCCGTTCCCACAAAGATTGATTCAGTTTTCAAAGTTCGGTATAACCATTGCTAGGTTCCTTGCTAGGTTCCTTGCTTGATTGTGGTTTAATTATAGCGGTTCCTTGCTAGGAAGTCTATGTATAAAAGTTGTAATTCATGTACAAAAGTTGCAAGAATTGTAGATTTTTAGAAAGTAGCGATATATCGTTAAAAATTATATTTGGCAAGTCGTGGGCGTTTTCGGCTGGAATAAGGATAAAATATAATATATAATTACATTATAAGGGAAAATAGACTTGTTGATTGAAAAGAAACAAGAAATAATTAAAAGTTGATTTTTAATCAACCCAGCATTTTGTTTTGTATCGAACATTTTTGTTTGTTATCAAACAATTATTTTAGCAGCAATTAAAATTCTTTAACTATTATCTGCACCTGTTGATACTTTATCAGATAATAGGCACAACCGCCAAAACTTCCCGCCGTTCCCTTGCCCTGTTGAGTGTCGTATTTTGAGCATTTCCAGCACTCAAGCCGTGGGGGTGCACTTTTCATTTTTTGGACGTTCCCGGCAGCAGCCGAAGCCCCCAGTACATCTTTCTTATTCATAATCACCAATTATGAATTTGTTATATTCTATATTACTATACAATTTGCACAACAATCTCCACAAAAATTACCTTCTTTCCAACTCTTATCAAGCCTTCCTAATCTCCATCTTACCCAATCCAAACCATAACTCACACTCTCTACCTCCTCCCATACCCTAGGCACACTTTCTCCTGACAAAAATATCCAAAAATACACCCCTATACCCTATCCTACATGCACCCACAAATCACTCACTTTCCCCTCTAAAATACCTAAAAATGGCTTAAAATCGCTATTTTTCAATCGGTAGCTCATTCGGTAACTAGCTAGAATTTAACGTATTTTCGTTATATTTTGGCTAGTTTTTCTTTTTATTTGTACCTTTTCATCCCCTATTTTGTTCCTTTTTGACCCAATAAAAGCCGAAAAAGCTAGGATTCATGCGGGTTTTTCCGATGTGTACCCTAAATGTACCGAAAATGATCATTCTTCGGAGCATAAAGTGCCTATTTTGTACCAATCTGTACTCCCCTATCACCATAAATAGACTGATCTGGCATCCAAGCAGCACTTTCAGGGACTCTAAGGACCTACAAGGAGCATGATTGTAGCCTCTGGCAGCTTACACAGAACATATAGAGCATCTGGATGTTCTTCATAGAGAGTAACACTCTCAGAAACATACCTTATTATAATAGGCGCTAGAAATATCAGTATCCTGTATTAGATAGCTATTGAATTTTTGGCAATCTCATGGTATAATGAATGTAGATAGCTATACAATACAGGATACTGCTAAGAGATTGTGTTAGGATGATTGTGGTGGATGTTTATAGTAGTCTTCCAGACAGGGCGTGGAGAGGGATCTCGCGTCTGCGGACGCTCGTAGGTTTACTCAAATTGAATCTATGTCGCTTACGCTCCATAGCTTCAAGTCGAGTAAACCATTAAAAGATATTTTGTGATAGTTGTACTTGGATTGACGACCATGTATCTTCATACATATATATAATACAGACTCGTCAATCCAACTAAATTGAGTAGGAGGTTATATGGACAAGAAAAAACACAATGTTACATCGGAGATAGCAGGTAAATTGAAAGATGGTCAGATTTTTTCTAATTTTTTAGAACTATCTACTTATCTTAATGTATTTGGCAAAAATGGAAAGCCACTAGATGGAACTAGCAAAAAACACTTCCTTGAAGAGTTAAATCGATTCGTTGAGTTTAAAAAGGAAGGAAAGCGCTTTATCATTGTAAAGATTCGTCCAGACAATGAGGTACTGCCTCCTCTACCGACAAGAAATAAAGGAAAGTTCTCCTTGCGTTTGCAGAACCAAATTGCTTATCACCTACTTAGAGAATGTGATGGCAGTAGTTGGATGGAATTCTTTTGGACACCTGCTGCAATATTACGAGCATGTGGAATGACCAATAAGAATTTTTATCAATATCCAGAAGACCTACATGGTGAGGATACCTTTTGGGCTGAGATAGTTGGTACACCATTAGAAAGTATGGCTCGTGAGCAAATGGATGAGTTTAGAGAGAATCTAGCTGCAGATGCCGAAACGTTTCAGCAATGTACTAAATCTACAATGGTCGGGTATATTGAGTCTGCACTTAAATCTATGGCAAAAAACAAGGAAATATTTTTTGAGGACTGCCCTGCCGTGTTTATAAATCATAACCCAGAAGAATACCATATCCCCTCTGAAGACCAAAAGGCTATTTATATGAAGATGTATACGAATGTACTTCATGAATTCTATACGTCATCTGGTCGAGTGTGTCAGAGTGAACAAGACGTATTTCTGACCGGACGGCTTCATGAGTTCTATGAAGAGTTAGACAATAGATTCAAGGAAATTTTTACATATGACCTAGCACGACCGATGTACCATATTACGATTGAGCCAAACTCGTTGAAGCGATCTGCGGCACGGACGGAATATAAATTGCAACAGCAAAGTTTTCACGAGATGAATGATGCTATGTGTGAGAATATTCCAACGCTTTCTACCGTCAGAAGAGGTAGAGCGGTGTTGAAAGAAAATCCAGAATATTATAATGATGTTTCTCAACCACCGTTTCGCTTTGTGCATCGACAGTTGAGCGATGAGGTTCTTCAGCTCTTTATAGATGGAATGATTCGTGTTCCTGCGAATTCTGGAATTCCTCGTGCTGGATTTAAATGGTATGGTTCTTATAAAAGGTAAGGAGAGTTTATGAATAAAATTTATAATATAACACAAGATATGGCTGATAAATTATATGAAGGCCAGGTTTTTAAAAATTTCCGTGCATTGTCTGAATATTTAAATATTTTGGATAGGAATGGATGTGCAGTATGCGGTAGTAGCAAAAGACAGATCATGGCAGAATTAAACAGATATGTTGTACTAGAAAAAGAAAAAGGAAGCTTCTGCTACACTGTAAAAAAGATTCGTTCAAAGACTGAAATTTTATCTCCTAGACCAAAGGGCGGGAATAATAAATACGGTTCAAACATCAAAGAAATCATTCGGTATCAATTATCTAAAATTTCACCGGAAGTTGAAAATGGTAATATTGATGTATTTTGGACATTGGATAATATAGCAAAAGCTTGCGGAATGATAAATGAAGATTTCGACAAGCCTTACACTCAAGTCTATGGTGATGAAGTAAGAGTCACGGATATTATTAACTTCAAAAGAAAGGTACGCAGTTCACTTAAAGAATACATTTATTATGCATTGGAAGAAATGAAGAAAAATAAAGAGTTCATCTCTTGTAATTATACTCCTGTTTTTATTAGTAAAGAGTTAGGCTGCGATAAGCTTCATATTCCTACAGAAGTAGAGCTACGAGACTATAATAATTTGTTCAGCAAGGTTATCCATAGTTTTAAAAAATCTTCAGGTGAAGAATGTAAGAACGAGCAAGACATTTTCTTGAGTGGGAGATTATCGTATTTTTATAACGAATTACAAAATAAATTTAAAGATATATTTCCGTATGATTCAGTTTATTCTATGTATCATATTATAATTGATACAACTTCTATTAAACGTATGCGGAATAATACAAATGAGGAAACCTGTTTAGAGTGTGTTCACCGTTTAAATGACGCCATTTGCGAGAATATTCCGAAACTAGCAAATATAAAGCGCGGAAGAAAAGTACGAGAAGAATACATCGTATACACTCAAAATGGTGCGGAGACGTGTAGTGATTATGTTGAGAAATCTTTAAGTAAAACTGTTATTGAAAAATTAGTGTATGCATTGATTTACATTCCAAATGAACAAAAAATTCCATGTGAAAATTATATTTATAATGAGGTAGCTGCAAATGAATTTTGATAACCCCTATTGGATTGATTTAAAGGTAACGTATGAGTATTACCAAGCTGCTGGTCGCTTGCCGGAGTTTTATAAGAAGCATGTCTGCACAAAATGCCAGTATGAGATCCCGTGCTTCACTACTTGTGATGAGGTGCGATGCAAATGTCAAGAGTTTAAGCCTAAGACTGTGCGGAAGGCTGACAAGTATTTACATATCAATGATTTTATGAACGACGTGGCTGCATTTGAAGCCGCTAGAAATATTTAAGGAGGGCTAAGAGATGCGAGTGCAAATTGGTAAATACATTATTAAAAACTGCGATGAGCGGAATCTCGTTATCGTTGAGCAGCGGCCAGCTGGCAAGAATCCAAAGACTGGTGAGATGGGCACCGGAGTAAAAGAGGTTACGGTCGGCTATTACCCGAACCTTGAATGGGCTTTACATAAGATTAAAGATTTGAATATTTCCGAAAGTGATGCTGATACGGTGGACGTTTTACTGGCAGAGCTTGAACAGATTGATGAGACGATTCGCCGGGTGGCTGAGGAGGTCAAGTGATGGATAAGTTTGTAAATGCAACACGATTGATTGGCGTCCTCGATAGTGCCCTCGCTCGTCCTAGGGTCAGAGGTAATGCAAAGTCTATTGGTGGTATATGGTGCGATATGGCAATGCAATACACAAAGAGCATTCTTGAAAAAGAAATGTCTGCTGGCGGTGAGTTCCGTCGAGTGGTTCATGCTCACTGGATTGAACATGAGGCAGATTTTGGAGAATCACTGTATTGTGAGTGTTCCAGTTGTCATGACTCTACTGGAATTGAGTGTAAACTGTTCTGCGGTGCCTGCGGTGCTATTATGGACGAGCAGACGATCACGGTTAAAGACTATTGAGGTTGATGAATGATGCGTACTTATGAGGATGTTGATGTAGATATCAAGCAGCTTGTGCGTGATATGAACAGTAACAGCCTGACTCGTAGAGAGTACGAGACTGCTGACGATATACTGGATGAGCTCTATCAGGAGCGTGAACGACTTTGGCTCAAGGCGATGGAAGATGGCGAGAACTGCTATCTGTAAAATAAGGAGTGTTTATGTTGTGTTCAGAGATGTATTCAGAATTAGACAATTATCTCAGAGACCTTCCAAATAATAAACTCATTATTCTTTGCAATGAGATTTACGAATGGAAATATGAAGTCGGAGAACTTCCTGAAAAATCTGTATTTGATTCTTTATATAAGAAATTCAATCTTTTGGATAGAAGACTCATTCAAAATTATATTACAAAAGAAGCTCTTAGAAGGTATAGGCGGCTTTCTTTACTTTTGATAAAGGAATCGCCAACATATTTTTTACAACAATGATAAAAGCCTAATTCTATATTTTTCTTTATAGTTATATAATACAGGATACGTTTTAGAAGAATACGGAGGTGACTGCCGAATGGCAAAGCAGCAAACTTGCCAGAAGTTTGTTTTTAAGATCCATACGAAGCGTCTGGTTGAAGCAAAATGGGATTTAACCCTACCATTAGACGAAGCCAGACGAAACCACGAGATTATCTCACTGGCTGATAGCACTGTTCTACGATGGATTGATGAGTTGAACGGTGTTACAGACGCAGAGGCTAAAGCACGGAGCATTAAGCGTAGAATCAAGATGCTGCGGAATGAGCCGTCTTGCTTAGAGAACCGTCGGGAGATTCGGAGATTGTACACTGAGCTGGACGCAGTTCAGTTTAAGCCGGATTATATGTGTCTGGTGGTTGATAAGAAGAATGATTACCGCCGGGCGTGTTCTCCAAAGGGGTTTAAAATCAATGGAATCACGTATCGTCGTCTGGTTGGAACCACCGGTGGCGTTAAGAATAGTACGATTGTGTTTGTGAGTGACCGTCTTGTTGACGAGATCCGCAAGCGAATCGATAATGGCCGTAACAAGGGTATGGAATTTGTGCCTGCAAAGTTAGAGGCTTATAGAGCCCTTGCTTGCTCTGCTTCTATTCCGGTCACTGACCCTGATGGTGTACTTGTTATAGATGATTGCTACACGCGCTTTAAAGATCATATTGTTGTTCTGGACGATGGAGTGTCTGGAGAACCTACGATAGTTGAAGATAAGGAACACGATTGTGAGCTGTGTGCGAATGATGGGTTTGGACTTATTAGTTATGATCTTGCACAACAGTGGAGTGAGGATTTGAAGTTGCCATCCACTGCGTCTGGCTTCTGTGTGCGAAATGCGTTCTGTAAAGGCATGTTATTTCCCTTCCCTTTCCGTGAGTTTGCTAAGAAGGTAGCAAAACAGAATATGTTAAAGGACGCATGGGGAGATTATCGTGATATAAATAGGATTCAAGTAGTTCTTAGTACCTCTATGTTGAAGCTGTGGGATAGTTACCATAGTTGTGAGGACTATCTTGAAAACTGTAGAGAGAACCACTATCACTTCTCTGTAACCAAGACTTGTGAGTTGGAGCTTGATGAGGAGCGCAATCTGAATTATCAGTTTATCCAAAGCTATCAGCTTACGAACGATGAGATTCATGAACTTGTGAAACCAACCTTAGACGAGATCAAGGGCGTTATGGGCGGTGATTGGCGTGATGCGTTGCTGTATTTGCGTGGTAGTGGAATGCGTGATGACCCGAATTACATAAACAGTCTGGAAAACGACTATATTAAGGCTCTTATGATTGAGCCGGAAATGATTAACGACCCTTATGTGCAGAATCGGATTCGATACTTTATTAAAAAGCGAATCTCTCAGGCAAAAACGGGTGTTGTAAAGGTACGAGGGAATTTTCAAGTTGCGAGTGGCGATCCATATGCGCTTTGCCAGTCTATGTTTCGGATGGAGGTAACCGGACTATTGAAGGCCGGTGAGGTTTACAGTCGTTTTTGGAATGATAGAGACGTCAAGAGGGTTGCTTGTTTTAGAGCTCCTATGAGTCAGATGGCAAATATTCGGTGCATGAGCTTGAGTGCATCTGAGGATTGCCAATACTGGTATCGCTATATGAAGTCCGTGTTTATCACAAATGCGTGGGATAATATGTGTGCAGCGCTTAACGGTGAAGATTTCGATGCCGACCTTACATTTTCTACCGACAATAGAGTTCTCATTGATAAATGGGTAAATGAGCCGGTCGTTCTTTGTGTTCAGCGCAAATGCGAGAAAAAAGTTCCGACCGAAAATGATTTTATTGAATCTAATATCAGCGGATTTGGAGATAATATTGGACGTACAACAAACCGAATTACAACGATGTTTGATGTGCGAAGTAAATTTGAGCAAGGTAGTAAAGAATACGATGAACTTACGTATCGCATTATCTGCGGACAGCTTTATCAACAGAACGCGATCGACAAAATAAAGGGCGTAGCTACGACAGATATGCCACAATACTGGTATGACAATAAAGCTTGCGTCGTTAAAGACGATGATAATCCTGATACTATCGAGGATAAGAAGTTCTGGAGTAGTATTTGCGCATGGCGTAAGCCGTACTTTATGAGCTACATCTACCCTGCCCAGATGCGTGATTACAAGCAGTATGTGGCCGCAGCTCGCAAGCGCATCAAGTGGGATGGGTTTGCCGGTCTGGATGAGATTATGCAAAAGACCGTCAAGGACGATGTGGATGAAATGGTTATCCAGTATTACCTTTATCGGATGCCGGTCGGAATCAATTCTTGTACCATGAACCGCTTGTGCTGGACTGTTGAGGACGAGCTGGAAGATTTTGAAGAAGAACTCAAGATAAGGCGCAAGTTTGATTACGACTCGCTCAAGTCTGGCGTTGAGTATACCAACTCTCAGTATTATGGCATCCGCTCTATCTTTAAGGACTACTTGAGGTTTGCTCGTGGTAACGCAATCCATTCTGGCAACGGAAACAATAATAAAGAAACCGGCGCAGATCGCAAGGAGCGCATTGCGCTGTATCAGGAAAGTATGTTCCGCAATCTTCATGACAAGTGTTCTAATGACGATGTGCTTTGCGACATTCTGCTTGATCTTTGTAAAAAGAATGCATCCAGTATTGCAATCGTCTGGGAGTTGTTTCATGATACTTTGATTAAACGCTTATTGGAACGCCATAATGGTATGGTGCATTCTCTTGTGCAGGATGAGAATGGCGATATTGAATATGACGGCAAGCGTTTCAAGGATGTGTTGGTTGACATGAATAGCAAGGAGGATGCGGATGATTGTATTGAATGAAGTTCTTTACGCTGAAGAGTGGCTAGAGAAGGATGTGCCTTGGAAGAAAGCGGGGCATGTTTTGCATTATGTAGCGAAGTATTATTTCTATAAGGGATACTCAAAGGATGACGTAAGAGAAAAGCTTAACGAGTATATGCTGCGTCATTTTGAAGGGTACAACAAGGTTCTAGATAGAGAGCTGATTGATAAAGCAATTGCTTCTGCAAAGGGTCGTCCTATGGTGGAACTTGATGGTGTGTGCATTACGAAGGTTGAGGTAGAGAAGATTCAAGCACTTGAAGGCAAGCAGATGCAACGCCTGATGTTTACGATGCTGTGTCTGGCAAAATACCATATTGCTGTTAATGAAAAATGCAACTACTGGATCACGGAAGATACGGCTGATATTTTCAGGATGGCAAACGTATCTGTAAACGAGAAAAAACAGAACGAGATGATCTGTGAGTTACATAATCTTGGCTTTATTGGGTTTGCTAGCTTGAAAAAGATTGACAACTTGAATATCCATGTTTTGATTGCAGAGCCTGACTCTCCTCATGAGATTTTCGTGGACGATTTTGAGAATGCTGGTATTTTATGGAGCCAGTATTGTGGGAAAGAATATATCAGGTGTGATTGTTGCGGAAAGATGGTTGCTCGCACCGGACGCAGACAAAAATACTGTCGTAAGTGCGCCAAAAACGTAAATATTGAGAAAACCGCACAAAATAGAAAAATGTTTGATTTATGAAATGCGGAAAAGCGTGATATTTTAACGTAGATACGTTATAATTTTACACATACAGAGTAAAACACAGTGCGGAAAGTCATGGTAGGGAGAGAGCGAGGACGCTTGTTTTCTTCCTACCTATTTTATTTTGAAAGGGTGTTTTACCTAATGATTGAAATCACTAAGTCCGAAGCGAAGGCTGTACGAAAGGTCTTCCCTCATGCTTGCATTGCAAAGACCCGTCACAAGCGGTATCTGGAAGAGTCTGCTCGATATCTTGAGTTGCTTCCTTTTAATATTGCCGCTGTCGAGATGCTGAAGCAGATGCAGCGTAACGCACGTTACTAATCTTTGAAAGAACGAGGTATAGACTATTGGACTTTGAAATTCAACTGCCAGAAGAGATCACCAACCTGATGAATGGTGGCGGTCTCCCCTCTCCTGAGATGATGAACTTCTATGTTGATGAGAAGGATCGCATATTCTTTATCGACTTTGAGATTGACCAATCTTTGATTGAAATTGAGCGAAAGATTCTGCAGTACAACCGTATTGATAAGGATACTCCTGTTGAGCAGCGTAAGCCTATTAAGCTGTTTATTTATAGCTACGGTGGCGAGCTGGATGCTATGTTCAGCTTTATTGATGTTGTTGCGCTGAGTAAGACTCCTGTTTGGACTATCAATGCAGGTATTGCAATGAGTGCTGCTCTTGTGATGCTTCTGTCCGGTCAGAAACGTTTTGCTCTGCCTCACTCTACCGCGCTGATTCACAGTGGATCTGGCGGTGCGCAGGGTACTTTTGAACAGTCTAAGATGGCTATGGACTACTATGAGAAGCAGGTTGTGAAGATGCGTGAGTATATTATGGCTCACTCTACTATTGACAAGAAGACCATGACCAAGAATAAGGCTAAGGATTGGTATCTGGATGCTAATGAACGGGTCAACTTTGGTATCGTAGATAAGATTTGCGATGATGTGGATGAGTTCAATTAAGGGAGAGTAAATATATGGCTTCTGACAAGACTGAAATGCGTATCAAGAAGGATGTCCCTCAGAGTTTGGATGTCTATTCTAGTTTTTATGGCATGACGCTCGACGATGAACAGAAGGCGTTCAGAGATAGTATTTGGAATCCAGATATTGATGTAGTCATGTGCAACGCTCGTGCTGGCAGTGGAAAAACTACTATTGCCGTCGGCGTAGCGAATTTGTTAGTGAAATATGGTTTTTATAAGCAGATTATTTACATTGTATCTCCAACGCAAGAGGAGAAACAAGGCTATCTACCTGGTACACAGGCTGAAAAGAGTGCGCCTTACATGGAACCTCTGCGTGAAGCACTCCTGAAGATTGGTGAAAATCCTAATCTACTGATTGTTCAGGAAGACGATGAAGCATCTAAGTATGGCGGATATGTAAAATGCATGACGCACACTTATACCCGTGGTGTAAACTTTGAGGATGCTGTTGTGATCTGCGACGAATCGCAGAACTATTTCGGGGACGAGTTGAAAAAGGTCCTTACCAGAATTTGTTCAAATTGTAAGACCATTGTTATCGGACATACTGGTCAGTGTGATCTGTATAAGTTTCCAGAAAAAAGCGGTTTTGCAAAATATTTGGAACATTTTCGTGGACACGATAGAACTGCTATTTGTGAGCTTACCAATAACTATCGTGGTTGGGTAAGTCAGTGGGCTGATATGTTGGAATTTTGAAATAAAATATAAGGGAGAATAAAATTATGGTTGCTAAGAAGAGTGTTGTTTTTAAGAACGCTATTATTGATACTGCCGAGGGCACTATCACCGAGATTACCAAGGACGGTGAGAATGTCTTCAATTTAAAGGAGGCTTTGGCAAAGTGGGATGGCATTGAGGGTGTCACCATCAATATTTCCACTTCTGATGAGCTGCTGGGCGACCCAGCTTGATGCCAATGGGTTGCTATAATAAACGGCCAGAAGAAACGAGCGATGACTTCTTTGTAAGAATCGGGAATGCCGTTCTGGCTAGAGAGTTAACTTGGGATGGCGCATCCAAGGTGCTCAATGATGAGTTGGGTAAGAATTTTGGTGAGTGCGCATATCGCAAGCGTTTTAAGGCATTCCGTGCGGGTATGCAATATCAGGAGTCCTTATCTAATAGAGATGTAGGAACCTGCATTCTGTCTATTTCCGACCTACATATTCCATTCCAGAAGCCCATCGAGACTTTTAGTGAGTATGCTGGAAAGATTGATATCCTTCAGATAAACGGGGATCTAGTAGACTGCAGCTCCATTTCTCGCTTCCTAAAAGTATATCGTAAAAGTCCAATGGAGGAAATCCTGATTGCTCGTCAGTATATGATTGACCTGATTGAAATGCTTCAGCCCAAGAAGGTTGTTATCAATTATGGCAATCATGACTTGCGTTTTCAGAATTACCTTGCTAAGAATCTAGACACCGACCTACTTGAACTGATGCCGAAGACATCTTTGGAGCTTATTTTTGTTGATGGTTTTAACCATTACAACAAGGAGCTTCATACCAAGGTTCATTACGACCCTTTGATTGAGGTGTTCAATGGTACTGGTATCGAGATTGTTTACAACGATACTTATTTCAGTCAGATTGGTGATACCGTCTTTGTGCATCCGCTGACTTACTCATCTGGGTTACTGAAGACTGCTGAGAAGGCATTCAGATACTTCCGTGATAACGGATTTAAGGATGTCAATGCAGTGGTTCTCGCTCATACTCACAAGTGCGGTCATTATGACATTGGTGATGGCGCTGTCGTTTACGAGCAGGGTTGTTGCTGTGAGTCTTCTAAAATGCAGTATGCCGAAGGCAAGTTAACTACTTCCCAGCGAGAGGGTTTTATTATTGTCTATCAGGACAAGGATGGAAAGTTGATTGAGAGTAAAACGCATATTGTGCGTTTGAATTAAAAGCGGTGACACCCTACCAATAAGTGGGTAATTAAAAAAGAAGTACGACCGCAAGGTCTGCTTTGGGACATCATTTGTTGTCTCCTTTTCTATGGGCTGGGGTGATTGCTCCAGCTTATTGTGCCAGTGTAGTTCAGTTGGTAGAACGCGGGTTTTGTAATCCAGATGCCTTTATGGATTTCGCATGTTCAAGTCATGTCACTGGCTCCATGCCACTTTAATTCAGTAGATAGAATAATGTGTTCGTACCACATATGTCGTAGGTTTGATTCCTACAGGTGGCTCCAAGCTGTGCGGTCAATAGTTGCTACCGCCTAGACCAACTTAATCTATGGATGATTGGATGCAAAGTAGTTCTGCGGAATGAAATGATAAGCTATTCGTGTTTCGCTACGTTAATGCGAAGGTTTAAAAACAAGCGTTTTATCAACACGAGAACAATTCAACTAGCTCGGATGGCTTGATGGATGCTTGTTTTTGTTGTGCGGTCTTACTCAAGTGGTTGAAGAGAACGGTCTTGAAAACCGTTAGGTCGGTAAATCCGATGCCAGAGTTCGAATCTCTGAGACCGCGCCAGTCCTTCTCCCGGAGGGCCTATATTATACCGGTTTCCTACCACCGGCTAAAAGGTAGGTTTTATAACGCAGGTGATAGTGCCGATGTACTAACCAGCCTCATAAGCTGTGTTTGGGTGGGTTTGACTCCCACACCTGCACCCAGCATCTCCCCTTTTGCAAGCCTGCCGTCAGTTTTCTACTCCCTCTGGCGGTAGGTTTATTTTGATTATTATGCCGGTTCGCTGGCAGGGCGAGGTATGTTCACGACATTTGCGTCGGTAACATAGCAAGCTCACATAGATGATTAGTCTCTCACTCGCTTACTTGCAGTGTGTACCATGTGAGAGACGCTTTTTAAGAACAGAACCTATTAAGCCTCTCAACGATGCGTATCATGATAGGTCTTTTATAGAAGGAAACACTCTCGGCTTCTGTTTTACAAGCACATTAGAGAGTGTATTTTGTTGCCGTAGAATGTGCGCACATCCTACGGCTTTTATTTTGATTTTGAATGGAGGTGTTTGTTTGCCTAGAAAGAAGAAGGTTGTTGAAGAAGATATCGTTCTGACAAACAAGCCAACTTACCATTGTTGTCGTTGCGGTGATGAAAAAGAAGATCCGGTAGGAACTTTTTATCGACTACCACATAGCTTACTTTATAAAGCAAATGACTGCTATGCGCCTCTTTGTAAGAAGTGCGTGAATAGTCTTTTTGATGAATTTAAGACAAGATATGGAAGTGAACGTACTGCTTGTATCTTAATGTGTCATCTTCTTGATGCTCCGTTTTACAATTCTCTTTTTGATTCGGTTGTATCTCATAATAATAATTTCTCCGTAGGTTTATATCTTCGCCAACTAAATAACAAACAGTTTCAGTTTCAAAACTTCTGCACTACGATTACCAGTGGAGAGCTGAATAAAACGGCTGTTGACATTCAGGAAGAGAAAGAACAGAAGTGGTCTAAGATTGAGATTCAAGCAAAAGATGACTGTATTTCTGTTATTGGGTACGACCCATTTGATGGTTATAACGAGGGCGATCGTCGCTATTTGTTTAGCGAACTCATCAAGTATTTTGAGGATGGTATTGAGGACGACCCGTTCAAACTATCCCAGATTGTTCAGGTCGTGAACAACAACAACCAGATACGTCAAATCGACTTGCAGATTGCTCGTTTGAACCCAATGAATTCGGCAGAAGCAATTAAGAGCCTGAATGATATCAAGGTTAAGCTGGTTTCAAATAACGATAAAATTGCCAAGGAAAACGAGATTTCTGTCAAGAATCGTTCCAACAAGGATGCCGGACGTAACACACTTACCTTCTTAATGAAGAATATGCGTGAAAAGGATATTGCTGGTGCAGAAGCAAACTTCTACGACCAGTTACGGTCTCCGGGCACTCAATGGGCGGCAGATATGAGTGTTAAGGCAATCAAGGAAAATGCTTTCTTTGACGAAAACGACATGCAGGAAATTTTCGATACACAGAGAGAATTGATTGATAAGTTCCAGAAAGAAAGTGATGACGCTAAGGAAAAATACAGACTGTCTCTTATCGAGAATCAACGGCTCAAAGAACTGTTGGAAGATGCCGGTATTGATGTAAGTGCAAAAGATACGGATGGTGATGCCGTATGAGAATGAAACAAAGAGCGCCTATTATTACAGTCGCAAAACGTAAGATTTATGAGTGTGATGCGGCAACGATTGCATTCTATCGTCGGAATCCTGTTATTGCTGCCAGAGATTTGTTGGGCATCCAACTATTCGATGCACAGGCATACATGCTGGAGCAAAGCTGGAATGCAAGTCATGTTCTTTGGGCGTGTAGTCGAAACTTTGGTAAGTCTTTTGTAGGTTCTGTTTTCATTCTACTAAAGGCTATCCTATATGAGAATCAAGCTATTTATATTGTAAGTAGCGTTGGTGATCAGAGTAAGGTAAGTTGCCTCACATATACAGAGATGTGTGTGTGCTTCTTGGTTAATTGCAGGTAATTGGTAAAGCTCTACACTAAAGCGGAACCGGAAACGGTAAACGTAAATGTGCGAAAGCAGAAAAAACGTAGAGATGAGTTATGCTGAAATAAAATCGTCTTATGACGTGCTAAAGCTCGCAACAATCCATGTTCATGCAGCCACTGCCCGTAACGTCTATATGACAGGGTGAGGTTCAACGACTATCTCCTTGTGGGAGAGTAAAACCGCAAGCTTATGGCGGAGGAAAAATCAAGCTCCAAATTATATTTGGATGATGAAATAGTCTATTCACGACAAGAAATTGTGTGGTCGTTTATACGGCAATGTACAGTTGCGATGTGCATTAAATACATTCAGAAACTTTTAATAAAATCGAAGAAATTGTCACTCGCGCTGGCAAGACGGCAGCGTCTATTCGTAGTCTGCAAGATATTGCAGAGAAGGAAACGAAAAAGTCTGCGACGAATAAGAGTGGTTTTAGTCATAATCCCGCCGGGTATGTTGTTGAGTTTTATAATGGTAGTTCCATTAGTACACTGAACTCCAACCCGGATAGTGCAAGAAGTCGCCGTGCCAGTCTTGTGTTTTTTGATGAGGCAGCGTTTTGTGCTGACGAATTGATTGTTGTCTGTGAAGCATTTGCAACTCAGAACACAGACTTCGTGACTGATACAGACGACAGCTATAATCCAGAGACACAACCGCGCAAGGTTCCTACTCAGCTTGTGTATGCTTCGAGTCAGGATACGATGGACAAACTATTCTATCGTTATTATAAGAATTTTGCAAAACGTATGATTGCCGGTGACCGTGATTATTTTGTTTGCGACATGATTTGCGATGTTGCAATTCAGGTCTATATGAATGGAAAACCATACAAGGCTCTGTTGACAAGAGATAAAGTGGAAGCTGCTCTCAAAAGCAATGCGTCTAAAGCACGCAGGGAATATTTTAATGTTCCAGAGCGAGATGGTGGAGTGAATCAAATTGTCAAGTGGGGCACGGTGCGACGTAATGAACGTAAATACCTACCGCAACTATATTGGGACAAACAATATAAATATGTAATTGCCTTTGATCCTGCTCGTACCATGGATAACTCTATCGTATCGGTCATGCGTATTTATAATGACCCTGAAAATGGTATGTGTGGGGACATCATCAACTGTGTAAATATGGTTGATTTGGCAAATGCGAAAAAATACAAAATGGACTCAAATCGCCAGATTGATGAATTGCGAGATATTATCCTTCACTATAACGGTCAAAATCCAGATTATGAATATATTGATACTCTAATGGTTGATCAAGGTGCCGGTGGTGGTGGTACTTCTACTTATGCAGATGGTTTGCTTAATAACTGGACTGATAAATCCGGTACAGAACATCGTGGATTTATTGATGCAAACCATGAGCTTTACGAAGGGTATGATGCTCGTTACCCTGATGCTGTAGATAAATTGCGGTTGATTAGTCCGCGTAAATTTCGTTCTGTTATGTTTGAAGAGCTTATTGAGTTGATGAATCTTGGTGTTATCCACTTCCCTCTTGAATATAACGGTGGAGATTATGTTCAGGTCGTGGATGGAGTGGATAAAACAACCGGTCAGGAAATATTGAAAACACACGAGCTTTCTTTGGAAGAGCAGACTTCGTGGGTCAACATTGACCTCATGAAGAATGAGATTACGAGTATGCAGAAGACTACAAATCCAGAGAATACTACGGTTACTTATGCTCTTCCACCAGACCGAATTCATAAGATGCATGATGATCGCGCGTACACACTTGTGTTACTCGCCCATCGTTTGTACGAATTACGTCGTAAGGATAAAGTGCGCCAGTCTGCGGTGGAGACAATGACTACTCCGCCGATTTGTATTTCTAACATTGACTTCTAAGCAGAGGAGGTGAAAATGTGGCAAGAAAGAAAAAGGAAGATTTTGATGTCGTGACTGCTTCACAGACAGATGATGGTACTGTTGTTATTACCTCTTTGAATGAGCTTTCAGAAGAGAGAATGAATAACGTCATCCGAAATGCAGTTGCGTCTTATGACCCTGAAAACAAGCAGTATAGTACATACCTGAAAATTTCAGCCTCCTCTGAAACGTTGACGGTTGACAGAATTGATGAACTTGCACGAGGGTTACAGTCAAGCCTGACGAATGTACAGACGGTTAATGGAATCATCCGTAACTACATCAATAAAGATGACCTGATTGGTATTACCTATGATGCGATTGAGGCAAATGTTAATACGGAGTTTAAATGCAGTTTCGCACAGTTTCCTGAACAGCGTAATAAGACAAAACAGGTAAATTATGCCCGTGAAGTGATTGATGATTTCAACACACAAATCAATGTGCGAAGTCTGCTGCGTGCTGCTATTCCGATGACTTACGCAGAGGGCACTTATATTACATATCTGCGTCAGAAGGATGAGAACTACATTGTAGACTACTACCCTCTTGGTATTGCTGAGATAAGTGATTACCTATCAAATGGACAACCTGTTGTGCTTATCAACATGTCTAAGCTGAAATCCGCTTTGAGCAAATCTATGCTGAAGGATAAGAAGAATAAAGCACTGTTCTTTGAAAATCAGGAAACTGAGATTCAAAACAACTATCCAGACGAGGTGTATCAGGCATTTAAGAATGGTGATACATATGCAAAATTGGATGTTGACCATTGTGGTGTGATTCGTATTGGCAACATGGGGCAGAAATATGGTGTCTCTCCCCTGTTCCGCGCATTACGTCCGGCATTGATGCTTGAAACTTTTGATACTTCAGACCGTGTAAATGCTAAGGCAAAGGCGAAGAAAATCATCTGGCAACAGCTTGACCCTGAGTTGATGGGCCCAAACAAAGATAAAAAGGGCTTCTCTGAACAAGTGACGGCGCACGATAACCTGCTGCGTGCATGGAAACAAAATACCGTGCTTGTGACGACCGCTCCTTATGTAAAGGATATCAAGTATGTTGAGCCAAAAGTTGAGATGACAAATATCGAGACTGTCAAACAGTATCGCAACCGAGAAATGGCTGCTTTGGGTATTAGTTTTTTGAACACTGATGGTCAGCAGACTGTTTCAACTGCGAAGGTGTCTCTTGACCAACTGATGAAAAATATCGGTAAGATTGCAGAACAGATTGAGGATGTATTAAAGCGATGGTATCGTATTCGCCTTGAAGATGCAGGTGTAGATTCAATGTACTGCCCTGATGTGAAGGTCTCTACTACTGAAATGATGGGTATGGAGATGAAGAAGACGATTGCTCAGTTCCTGTTTACCACTTTGAACTGTTCTTACAAGACTGCTTACGAATATATGGGACTTCATGCTGAGGACGAGCTACGCAAGCGTCAGGCTGAAACCGAGGAAGGTTATGACGATGTGTTTGTGGCTCGCCAGACCTCTTATACATCGACCGGTAGTTCCGGCGGTGGTAGTGACAGTGATAAAAAGACAGGCCGTCCAAAGGGCGAGGAAACTGAAAAACAAATTTATGATCAGCAAAGAAATGAAGATAGTAAGTGAGGTGATGAACGATGAGTAAGGAGTATTTCTATAGTAGAAACATCTGTTGCTCTGAGATTACGGAGCATCCAGACCACTATCTTGCCAAGTTTGTCATCTGTGATTTCTCAGTAAATGGGAATCAGGTTGCTTTAAACCGTGACACCATTGAAAGTTGGATGAGTACATTGGTTGGCAACCCGCTTGTTGGTAAGTTGGTCGTAGCTCCAAAGGGTGAACTGGATTTTTCCGGTCACAATATGAAAGTCGTCACCAGAAAAGACGACGATGGCAATGAATACAAGACTGCCGAATTTGACACTGATGCATTCGGTAGTTTTCAGTCAGTCGGTATCGAGAAAATTGACGATACCGACTTTATTGTTGCCTCTTGTAAGATCTGGAAGCGATATCCAAAGGCTTGTGCGACGATTCTGCGCCGTATTGAGAGTGGCACGTTGAACACCAGTTGGGAAATTGATGTGCTGAAAGCTCATAAGGGAATCGTGGGTGGCCGCATGGCAAAAATTATTGACGATGGCGTGTTTACTGCACATTGCTTGCTTGGTGCAAATGTTGAACCGGCATATAAGTGCTCTAAACTGCTTGAAGTCGCTGAAACCGATTTTGGCCTTGAATTGGCAAATGCCTATATCGAGGATACAAAAGAGATTTCAAATATAGAATCTAATGAAAAGGAGGCAAAAAATTTGAAACTGAATAAGGACAAGGAGACTCAGACCGCACAGGTTGAGAATCCAACCGAGACTGAGCAGGCAGAGCAGACCGTTACTGAGTCTACCACCGAGCCCACCACTCCGGCAGAGCCTAATGTTCAGACTTCTGAGGAAGGCGGTGAAACCCCTCCCCCGACTGAGCCTGAAACCGGTACTGAGCCTGCTGGTGAGCCAGAGCCGGAGTCTACCACTGAGACTTCCAGTCTGACTGATCGTGATCTGTATATGAAGCTTGAAGATGCAGTGTCAAAGATTAGCTCTGATTACTACATGACTGATGTGTTCCCTGAAGATCACACTATCTGGTGCAAGAAGTGGGGCTACATGAACGAGCTAGATTACATTATGTTCCCTTATACTGTTGAGGGCGATGAAGTTTCTCTTGGCGAGCCGCAGAATATCACTTTGACCGTTTCTATTTCTGATGTCAATACCAAGATTGCGGAGTTGAATAACACTATTGCAAGCCTGAACACTGAGTTGCAGAGTGCAAAGGAAGAGGTTGCTTCTCTGACTCCATATAAAGATCAGGCAGAGAAGGAAGAGGCAGAAAAGGCGGCTGCGGAACTTGCACAGAAAAAGGAGGATTTGCGTCAGTACGCAATCTCCAGCAATATGATTACTGAAGCTGAAGTTTCCGAGGGTGGTAACTACGCAAGTCTAATTGAGGATCTGAACGAGACCGGCATTAAGAGTGTGATTGCCGAGCGTTGCGTTGAAGCCGCCAAGAAGGCTTCTGCTGAAAAGAAGATTGAGACCTCTGAGGTACATAAGTCTGAGAGTATCAAGCTGAATTTGAATGAAACCAAGTATAACACCACTAACGCTAACAAGCGTGACGCATGGCGGGAATATTTGGGTAAGTAATAACATTTAAGAGAAAGGAAAAATATTATGATTCGTGAACTGATGGTGAACGGCGCGAAGAATATTCCCGCTAACTATGCCGCAAAGGTCGATATGGTCACCGGTATGGGTGTTCAGGTTGATCACAAGGCTGGTCAGGTTAAGTTCCCTGACGCAGCTACCGCCGAGGGCATCGAGATGGTTGCCCATGAGTTTATCCCGGAGGGCATCTATGCAAGCCAGACTAATTTTGATGACTATGACAAGATGGTCACCGAGATTAAGGCAGGTGTGCTGGTGAAGCGCGTTCCTCTGTATGCTGGCGAGCTGTACGGCACCGACCAGTATAAGGCTGCTGATGCACAGGATACCAATATTGGCAAGCTGCTGGAGGTCAACACTGACGGTAAGTGGCAGGTTGCTACTACTGGTGCTTCTCGTTTTGAGTTTGCTGGTGTGATGGACGACAACGGCCACAAGCTGATTATGATCAGTGTGCTGCCCGAGGCAAAGACTGTTGCTTGATTAAGAGAAAAATCTTGAATATGATACGTGAAATTTAAGGCTATCGTTTTTTGGCGGTAGCTCTTTTATTTTGCGCGAAGAGAAAGGAAATGAATTATGGCACTGGATATTGAAGTGGCCGAGCTGATGAAGCAGCCTGGTCGTGTTTATGAAGTTGCTGAGAAGACTCAGTACAATCGCGCTATGGATGCCGAGGACAAGGAAATTGCTGAGGTTGTTGGCGCTCATGTTGAGGAGCTGATTGATAAGGGCGACCCCAACAAGGAGATTGCTCAGTTTGTTAACCGCACTGTGACTGATGAGCTGTATGGTGCACCTGATGAGCTGCTGGACTCCATGTTTGAGCGTGGTAATGTTGGTGAGTTTGATGACTACGAGGCAGGTCGTACTGTTAAGAACACTCTGAAAGCTTATGATGCAGCTAAGGGCGGCAACGTGCCGAAGTCTTACCTGCACTACGAGACCATTAAGCCCGTCTGGCGTAATAAGCAGATCGAGGCTGATCTTAGCTATGTGGAAGTAAGACGTAATGCTTGGAAGAGTGTGGCAACTCTGACCACCTTTATGACTGAGGCTCTGAAGAACCAGATGTTCTATGACATCTTCAGTATGGTTGATGACGCTATCACTGGTGGTGAGCAGAAGATTGATGCACAGGGTAAGGAGCCCACTATGCAGGATATGGACGCTCTGGCTCTATATCTGAATGAGTACGCAGATGGTGGTAATCCCTTCACTGTCAGCCTGATGAAGTATTGTGCTAAGATGCGTCGTATGACCGGTTACGCTGAGTATCTGTCTGACGCAGCTAAGGATGAGTTTAACCGTTATGGTCTGGTTAAGACTTACGATGGTGTTGCTATCACTGGTATTAGCTCTGCCAAGAAGCTGGGTGATGGTTCACTGCTGATCCCGGATTAAATTTATGTAAATTTACGTAATATAGTCCAGTCGTGATGTAAGTCACGATAACAAATACACATTGAATTGCTGGAAAACCCTAAAACTACAATTACCAAAACAGAAGGATGAAATATGCCTAGATGGGTGGTTGCGAAAGTAGAAAGAAAATTGTAGATGATGCATGGTTAAAACCTAAACATTAAAAATAATGGGCAATCAGCAACCAAGCTCCGAAAAGGAGAAGGTTCAACGACTATCCGCGTGGGAGCGGTTAGGATGCAAGTGTTTGGCATCCGAAGTGGTGTGCCCCAGTTTTTACTGGGTGAAGATATAGTCTTTGCTCGTATGAGAGTACGAGGTTGCTATATGCAACAAGAACGGAGTAGCGTCCGATTATAGTGTTTATCTAATATTTTGATTCAACCAGATGCTGTGTAGAGTATCTGGCTTTTATTTTGCAAGAAAGGAGGTGTGCAAAATGATTCGTATGATGACAACTGAAGAGTTTAAGGAAAAAGTTCGTAAAATAAATCCTTCTTTTGAAGTTCTTTCTGACTACAAAGGTGGAAGGAAAAAAGTTCTTCGGAAATGTATGATTTGTGGCGACGTTAGAGAAATTCAAGCAAGAATACTTTTGGAAATTCCAACTCATGGATGCCCAGTTTGTGTATCTTTAAAACGTGGAAAATCGTATCGAAAGTCCCCTACTCAATTTAGAGAAGAACTCTTTAAGGTAAATCCAAACATTGAATTGCTTTCAGAATATGAGAAAAATGATTCTCGTGTTCGTTGTAAGTGTAAGATTGATGGATATGAGTGGGACGGTGTTCCACACACCTTACTTGAGGGTCATGGGTGTATGGAGTGTTGTCGGCGTGCTGCAAATAGACGTACAGAAGATGAGTTTTTGAAAGAAATGCACGAGCGGTTTCCTACTATCCGTGTTCTTTCAAAATACGTTCGCATTTCCGTAAAAGTGGACTTTGCATGTGATGTTTGCGGTTATCATTGGACTGCAATCCCCGATACGATACTTAATAACAGAAATTCTGGTTGTCCAAAATGTGCTGGAAAGGCTCGTGTCTCAGAGGCAGAAATTATTGAAAGAATCGCAAAAACGAATGATCGTATTGAATATATAAATGGTTATAAAGATATGTCATCTCATGCGAATTTTCGATGCAAAAAATGTGGTTATGAGTGGCACACTCTTGTTGGTTCTGTTTTAGCAGGAAGAGGTTGCCCAAAATGCAATCTATCGCATGGTGCTTTACGTATTGCAAAGTATTTTGATGACAACGGAATAAACTACACTCGTGAATTTAAGTTTGATGATTGTAGGAATATTCGTCCATTACCATTTGATTTTTACGTCAAGGACAAAAACACTTGCATCGAATACGATGGAGAACAACATTTTGAGCCAGTAAAGTTTGGAGATGGCGAATCTGCTGAACGTGTCAAGTATAAATTTGAGACACAGCAACGGAATGACAACATTAAAACCGAGTATTGCCAAAATAACGGCATTAAGCTTATCAGGATTCCCTACACGGATTTTGATAATATTGAATCAATTTTAGATAAACATTTTTCTTAAAAATAGCAGAAGAGAATTTATGGTATTGCCGGTCGTATTGGCCGTCTTGACATGAAGGGTGAGACTCATACTTACGAGGATCACGACAACAACAACGAAAAGATTCATCTGACGGTCAAGGACTTTACCTTCGGCTACAGCATTGATCATATCGAGCGTGTTGCTAAGATTGTTCTGCAGTAATTTTTACCAAAGGCAAATCTGGGCGGGGACTTTGCGGTCTCCGCTTTTATAGAAAAGGAGACAAATTATGAGTTCCGTGATGGAAAAGAAGTTTATTGACGTTCTGAACTGCGACGATAACGTGGTTACCATTTCGTCACTGAACGGTAAGGGCTATACTTTCGAGCCAGGCAGTGTGGAAGAGCCTTGTGTGATCCCTATTCCGCCGGAGGAGATCATGTATATGAATAGCACTTGTTCTTCGTTCAAGAATGGTGTTCTGCGTTTTCGCCCTGAAGAGCAGAATGAAATCTTTAAGGCTATTGGCATTAAGGGAGACGATGTTCTATTCATTGAAGATATTGATGATGCGATTTTGAATCCTACTGTCGAGAATCTTCAGCGTATGATTGGCATCAAGGATAGTGCTCAGTTTGAGCGTATTCGTGGTCGCTTTTATCGTATGACCAATGCTGGTGAAGACCTATCTACTAAGGTCAAGCGCTTGATTGACGAGCGTTATAAGGAGCTCCGTGCTGGCAAGCGTAATAGTGAGCTGTCTGTTGTACCTGCGACTAAGTCTGCTGATAATGTTCAGGCTGAACTTGAAACTGCAAAGAATCAGATGGCTGAAATGCAGAAGCAGATGCAGGCTATGATGGCACAGATGCAGTCTATGATGGCCGGTGCACAGACTGTTGCATCGGATAATTCTGTAGAAAAGACTACTGTTAAGCGTGGCCGTAAGAAAGCAGAGGCAGAAAAGGCGGAGGTCGTTCCCGCCGAGTAAGATTGGAGGGATAATGTGACCGCATTTTCGGAAATATACGACAAGTTCTACGAGCTGGTTGAAACTGATAGTAATTTCTTTCAGTATTTTGACCTGAGCGAGAATGAAGTAAGAAACCTTGTGCATGACCGTGCAAAGAGTTATTTAATGGAGTCGCTTTCTGTTATTTTCAGAAATATTGATCCTGAAGAGAATTTCAGCTTTGATGATTATGATTCGGAGTTAGAAGAGTTCAATTCAGACCTTACATACGACGAAATTGATATGCTTGCGCACCTGATGCTAGAACAGCATTTCAAACGAGAGTTTGGAAAGCTAAAAGCATTCAGCGCACAAGACCTTCCTACAAGTTTACAGGTATTCTCCCCTGCTAATGAGCGTGCGAGTATTCGTGCCCTTGTGAAAGACATCCATGAGGAGAATATGACAATGTTGGATAACTATATGGCAAAAGACCGCTCGACCCGTAAGCGTAAGACCATCGACTATGATACATACGCTTCCTACTCTGAGTAAGGAGGTACATAGATGGACTTTTATACGAGGGCACGAGCTGTTGGTGGTGCCGCAAAGATGTCTAACAAAAAGGATGTCAAAATTGCTTTTGCAAAACGTGACTTCGCTGCACACTTTAAAGATAGTGTTGACTACGAGGATAATACTCTAGTAAATGGTTTGCCTCAGAAGCTGGTTGTCAGCCGTAGTAATAGTATAGTCAAGGAGAAAAAGATCTGGGCTTATCCCGGTGATTCTTTAAATCTTGGTGATATTGTTGACTGCTACAACTGTAAATGGCTGGTAACTGAGATAGAACCAAATGATGAGATTTTTCTTCGTGGAAAAATGGAGCTGTGTAACCGCCAGATCCAATGGCAAAATCCGATTACTGGTGAGATAGTCTCTCGCTGGGCAACGCTGAGTAAGCCTTATTACGCAAATAATAAGGAACTTGTTGTGACTTCATTGAGTCAACGTGAGTATAAAGTGCAGATGCCTTTTGATGACGAGACTGCACTAATTGACCTTGACAAGCGCTTTATGCTGGAAATTATCAATGGAGAACCGAAAACATATGTTACGACTTCTGTTGATCAGAGTACAGAGCGTTATGAACTGCATGGTAAGACACAGGGTTTCCTTGTGTTGAACATCCGGCAGGATCAGTACAACAGTAAGACGGACAATGCCGAGAAGATGATTTGTGATTATTTTGAGCCGAATAAGAGTGATGAGCCGGATGCGGATTCTCGGGTAACAGCTACTATTAAGTATGCAGGCAAGCCGGAAGTTCGTGTTGGTGGCTCTTGGAAGAAATTTACTCCGGTATTTACAAGCATTACTGGTGAGGACGTTGCGGAGGTTGCGAAGTGGAACTTTATTTGCCTTGATGAATTTAAAGATTTCGTTGAGACGAAGACCAATGATGATGGTACTTTTAAAATTCGCATTTTGAATAATGGTATCATGGACGGTGTAACAGTGAGAATCGCTTTGTCAAATGCAGATGGTACGGCAAACGCATCTATTGAATGTAAGGTGGTGAGCTTGCTGTGACAACGAGTGAATTGATTACGGACTACAAAAACAAATTGGCTTTGAAGCTGGTCAATACGGACGGACTTGTTGAAGCGATGGGTAATGATGATATTGAAGAGCCTGACGAGGCGATTTATACATACATCTTCCCATACTTTCATATTCCCGACACAATTGAGGCAGCACACAGCTATATTTGTTTTAAGGTAAATATGACAGACCGCAGCAATGTCAACGATTGGTATGAGAACTTCACGCTTACTGTGTGGGTCATTGTGAATCAAGCGTTGATGAAGATGAAGGGTCATGGCGGTGCAACACGAGTTGACTATCTGAGTGGTCTTGTGGAAAAAGAACTACACGGCAGTACGATTTTTGGAATCAAGCAGCTTAAAATCACATCCAATATCGAGGACAACATGGATTTACACCATCGTGTGAGAATCATGACGTTCAAGACGCAGGATCTGGATGACCTTGTGGGGTGTGGTTGATGGAACTTCGAGAACTGTATGAGCCAAGTTTGATGCGTGGAAGAGACTTTAAAATCAATGACAAAATTACGATTCACATGCCTTCGGTCGGTGACATCATCGATTATGGTGAGCAAAAGTATTTTCAGTTGGTTTATTTATTCTGTTCTACATCAAGCGATTATAAAGCACAGCTTGACTCTGTTGGGGTTGATTGGCAGAAGGTTTCGGATTTTGAAATGTTCCGGCAACTTTTTATAGGCAATAAAAATCAGGACATGTCTATTTTGCTTGGCAATATGGATACTTCTGGGTTTATGATGGCAAAAGATAACATAAGTGGTGAGATTGTCTTGCACAACAGACTTACGGATACTCGTATTGACCATGTGGTGTATGAAACAATTTCTCAGTACCTATGTGCCGCAAATGGAATTGAAAAGCATTCTGAATTTGCTGCTGACGAACCGACAAGAATTGCAATGATAGAGGAAGCCAAAGATAACTTGGAGTATCAGAAAACAAAGCATTATGAACCACACCTTGCGGAGCTTGTTCTCTCGATGGCGTGTTCATCTGGCTTTAAAGCGGATTACTTCAAGGCCATGGACTACCCTATGAGTGTATTTATGAATCATGTAAGAAAGATTCAGCAAATAAAAAAATACGACAATACGATGCATGGCGTTTACGCTGGCACCGTGGAATTTGGAAAGATTCCAAAAGCACAACTGGATTGGACGAGCAAGGTTGATTGATTGACCTTGCTCTTTTATTTTATCCAAATAAATTGAAAGGAAGAATATTATGAGCGATTTTAATTTTAATGAGGTCGTTATTGACCGCGTTCATCGCATTCACGAGTATGATCTGAACGGCAAGCGTCTGTGGACCATGAATCAGGTTAAGGATTTCAAGCTGACTCTTGGCGGCGAGACCGTTTATGCTCAGGATGCACAGGGTGTTAACATCATGGCATTTGATAAGAGCAAGACTGCCGAGGCTGATTGGTCTAATGCTCTGATGCATCTGGGTGCTCTGGCAGAGCAGATGGGTTCCAAGAAGGAGGTTGCTTCTTCTGAGGCAAAGCAGGTCTTTACCACTGTTGAGTATTTGACTTCTGCTGATGGCAAGAAGCTGACCCTGACTCACACCCCCAAGGCTGCTGTTGCAAATGCACCCTTTAAGTACATCGATCTGATTGATGGTCAGGGTAATGCACTGAAGACCTTTGAGCTGGGCGAGACTGCAGAGTCTCAGTTCTCTGTCACTGGCACTGAGGTTACTCTGCCTACTGGTGCAAACCTGAAGGCTGGCGACCGCTTTGTTGTGAAGTACAAGTATGAGAGCGAGGAGGGCGTTGCTATCAATGATAGTGCCGATAAGTTCTCTACCGAGGGCGAGTTCGTGATTGAGGCGTTCTGCTACAATCCCTGCGATAAGGCGAATAAGAAGCTGATGCGTATCATCTTCCCGAATGCAAAGATGGACAATGCTGTTGATATGACCCTGAACAACGAGCTGGCTCACCCTGTTAAGATCAGCGCTACTCAGGAATACTGCTCCGAAGACAAGCGCCTGTTCCGCATCGAGACTGCTGCCGCCTAATGGCAAATCTGAATTGGTGCCGTACTTGCGGAAAAGAATATCCGGTTTGCCCGCATTGCGAGCAGGATGCGCGTCTTAATCCTTGGCGAATGATTTGCGACACTGAGCCGCACTTTCTTGTGTGGACTGCCGTAAATCAGTATCGTCAGGGAATTATTTCAAAAGAGACTGCAAAGGCAGACCTGACTACTCTTTTGATGCGCAAGTATAAGAATGTTACGGAAGCCGAGGTAGAAACTTTTATCCCTGCTGTTCGTGATGTTTTCCATGAGATCATGGATGAGCCTGTAATGGCTGAAAATGAATCATCTAGTGATGTAAAGGATGAGACGCCCGTGAAGCCGGTAGTTAAGAAAACATCAAATCGTAAGGGGCGGGCATAACCGCCCCTTCGTTTTTTCGTGGTGGTTTTATGGAGAAAAAGAACAGAACAAAGTTTAATGTCAGTAAGAATCCAGCAGATAGAACGTATGACGGCGTAGTTTATGATAGTAAGGCAGAAATGTTGTTTTATCGAGATATTGTATTGCCAAAGCTGGCAAGCGGCGAAATTGTAGAGTGTCGTAAGCAAGTCCCATTTATTCTGCAGGAAGCGTTCCGCCGGGTCGATAAGGACGGAAAGGATGTAGCGGTGCGGAAGATTGATTATGTGGCGGACTATGAAATTACATACCGAGATGGCAGCAAACAAGTGATTGATACGAAGGGATTCGCTGATAGTGTTGCGCTGATGAAACGCAAGATGTTCTGGTTCAAGTATCCTGATGTAGATTACCGCTGGATCACGTACTCCAAAATTGATGGAGGCTGGGTCGATTACGACGATCTAAAAAAAGCTCGAAAAGAGCGAAAGAAATTAAAGCAAGCACAGACGAAAGGGAGATAAAATGAAGGTTTTAAATTTTCAGGAGCGAAATGAGTTTCTTGATGAAGTAGTTAAGGCATGTACTATTGACGGTGATTATCAACCAGCACTGCTCGATGTAGTGTTCCGGTTGACTATCCTGAAGTATTTTGCAGATTATGACTATCGTAGCGAGCCGCAGAGTGAGTGGCCTCGTATTGCTTACGAGTCTTTTAATTTCAAGATTAACAAGGCTGGTTGTGATACTTCTGCGTTCTGGGATCAGTATGATTCTCTGGAGAAGGCCGTTCATGAGCAGATTGATCGTTCTCATAAGGAATGGTTGGTCCTTGGTCTCTGTGGCAAACTCAACGAGATTATTAAGAAGCCTGACCCTATTTCTGATTTCGTTGACTTTATGGAGAACTATTTGAATGATGTGAAGGGCAACTTGAATGACTTTGATGTCGAGAAGTTTTCTGAAGTGACTTCTGCCCTGCTGGACAATAAGCAGGAGATATCTGCTGTGCTGGCAAAAGATAAAAAGGAATAAACACTTTTAGAGGTGGGTTGGAGGGAATTTTAATATGGCTACAAGAAGTAAACCGCTGAAGTTATGGGATGCTGAGAAGTTTAAGAACGTAAACCCAGTGTCTTTGAAATACTGGGATAGATATGAGACCGATATGGGTATCCGTGATCTCAGCCCGTCTACTGTTTACAATTATGAATCGGATTTCAAGCAGTGGATGATTTATGTTTTGGACAATCAGGGCAATGCCCCTGTGACGGAACTTGAAGAAGAGGATATTGAGGAATTTCTTTTCTATTGTAAGAAGCATGGAAACAACTCTGCTCGTATGAAACGGCGTATGAGTACAATTTCTGCGCTATATCGGTATCTTCGTAAGAAGAAAATCATCAAAGAAAATCCGATGGAGTTCATTGACCGACCGACAAAGGACGTGGCTGTTGTGAAGCAGACATACCTTACGCCGGATGAGGTTAAGTTGATGCGAGAGAAGCTGAACGCTCTGGTTGAATCTGCGACCACCGTTCACATGAAGGATAATGCGATGACACTGCGTCTGTACGCACTATTCTCGCTATCCACGATGGCTCGTGTTAATGCTGTGCGGAATACACTCTGGAAGTCTATCGACTATGAGAACCGCATGGTGCATGATGTTCTGGAAAAGGAAGGCAAAATCGTTGATTTGATGTTCAGTAAGGAAGTTTCTGAGCTTTTAAAAGAGCTGAAGGAATACCGCACTGAGCATGATATTGAGGATGGCGGCTATGTGTTTGTTGGTACGAAAATCAATGGTGTATGGATGCCGATTACCTCAAGCACTGCCGGGGACTGGTGTAAGAAGATTGGTGAGATGATTGATGAGCCTACGCTGCATCCGCATGACTTCCGGCATAGTGGTGCTACCCTGCTGAAGAATGCGGGTATGAGTCTGGAAGATGTCTCTTCCCTGCTCAACCATGCTGGCACGGATGTGACCAACAAGTATTACATTAAAAAGGATACGACAAAGATTCAGTCTGCAAAGGATCGGTTTGAGATTTGAGGTGGAGTGAATGAAACAGTCATACACAAATTTCGATGACTTATTGAATGATGTGGCGGATGGTGTGGAGCGTATTGTTCGTGATGATGTTGCCCCACAGTTAGAGGCACGTTTGCTTGAGAGTGCTAAGAAAAATATTCATCCCCAATATGGGCTTTCTGGAATTACTAAGGCAGAAAATATTGTTAGCAATGTTTCTCGCGATGGAAACGTAATTTCACTGATTGTTAAGGATATTGCAAAACCAGAGCCTTCAGTTTTCCTTACTGGTGGCACAGATCGTTCTGAGGTTCAGTATGGAATAGACAAGCGAAATGGGCTTAATGACGACCCAAGAGCCGTTAATATTGGATTCAATGATGAAGAAGACGAGGCTGTTGGTGGAACTATGTTCGCAAATTGGATTGAGCATGGATTGTGGATGGATTTGAAATGGTATTTCAGAAGCGAAGGTGCAAAAATGAAACGTCCAAAAAGAGAATTCATTAAACCTGTTCAACTCGAGGCGGCAATGATTGTTAAGACGGCTTTACATGGATTGTAAAAGCCATCTTTTATGAGGATTTATTTGGAATAAAATTCAATGAGAGGAGGGCTGGCTTTAAGGAGCTGGCCGCTTCTCTTTTTTGTTTTGAAAGGAATGTTGAAAATGGAAAAGAGAGGTGACCAACGGTATGGCGGATAATACAAACAACGCAAGTAGTGCTGATACTTCCTCTGTAACGGCCATAAAGGTCAAGGTCGTTCTTGATACTACTACCGAGGAGTTAAAAAATCAATTTAAAGGAGTTCAAAACAGTTTTAAAAAGGCTCCTATGGAGATTGCTTTTGGTGTAAACGAAGGCGCAACCATCGGCAATGTTAATGCCGCATTGAAGCGAATCATTAAAAAGGTAGAGTCTCCAAAACTCACTTTGAAAATAGATGAATCTAATATTGATGCTGCTGTAAAAAAGGCTGTTGATAAAGCACAGTCTGGCGCGAAAAATGCGAAAGCCGAAGTCAAAGTAAACTTAAACACTAATGAAGCGAAACAAAAACTAGATGCTTTTTACCGAAGGGTTCAAGAAAAAGGTTCTCTTTATAAGGATGCTCTCAAACTTGAATCGTCTGGTAAGAATCAGCCAGAGTTAGAAGAGGTTTTACGTCAACTTCAAGCTGTTAGAAATGAAGCTGGTCGGCTGCGTACAGAACTTGTAAACATTCTTCCGACGGAAGAGTTTAGCAAAATTTCCGAAATTGAACGAGCAACAACTAATAGTATTTCTAGGCTTGAGGCTCGGCTTCAAGGGTTAAAGAATGCCGCGAATGATGGAGCGTTAAAGGCTTTAAAAAAATCACAAAGCGATCAAACTAATACGTACTTAAATAATCTTGCTGACGCCAATAATAAATATAAGAATTTTTCTGGAGCTTCTGATGTAAAATCTTCTCTTGCGTATGTTCAAAAGCAGATTGATATTCTTAACACGCTTGAAACCGGAACGCAAGATTATGTTAATCAATTAAAGGTTGTCGCTGATACATGGGCTGACGCCACTCGCCAGATGAGTACTTTTGATGAAGCTCAGAAGAAAGCTGAAAATCATGTCAAGAGCATGACGGAACAGGCGCTGAAATGGAAGGAATCCATTAAGGACAGCGACACTGCTTCGCAAGAATTGAGAGATTCCATTGACGGTATTATTGATGCGTCTAAAAAGTTGGATTCAGACCATAGTTCAGATGCATACAAGAAAGGCGTAAAAGACTTAGATGATGCTTTTATTAGTGCAAAAGCGTCCATGTCTGTTTACACGGATGGATACAAAGACCTTGAATCCACTGCGAGAAGAACATTAACTGAAATCCGTAAAAAAGAATTAGAATTAGAGCAGGCCGGAAACCACAGTTTTGACAGTGTTCTTATTGGCGATAGTAAGACGAATTCTCTTGATGGTAGTCTTGAAAGCCAACTTAATTCTTTAAAGGGAATGAACACTCAATCTGCTACGTACAAACAACGAGTAAGTGATATTGTTGACGAGTGGCTAAAGGTAAAAATTCAAATTGAGCAAGCTTTGAAATCAGAAGAGGATTTGCAGAAAGAAGCCGAACAGAAGCACGGTCAAGTCCGTTCAAAGCAAGCTGCCTATAACACTATTCAAAATAGATTAAGTAGTACGGAATTCACAAGAAAAAATAGTGTTGCTTTAGGGCAATTTAACACAGGCGTGTTGGATGATGGCAAAACTGGGCAACAAGTATTGGCAGAGCTAGATGCTGCTATGAAACAGTTGGATGAAAATAAAGGTCCAACAGAGTTTAAAGCAACACTTAGTCAAGTTGACGATTTACTTGTTCAGGTGAGAAAACATATTGACGATGCTTTGGGGCAAAGCCGTCAGACAAAGACAGCAAATACTGATACAGATAAGATAGAAAATCTTATGCGTACTCTATATCAGTATAAAGAAACACTTCATGGATTTGAAGGCTCAAAGTTTGAAGCAGAATATAACGAGCTTTTCGATGCGATTAAGAATAACAGTTATTCTTTTGAAGAAGCTCAAATGAAAGTCAGCAAATTCCAAAATGCTTGCCACCAAGCTGGTCTCGAAACTGAAACGCTTGGTCAAAAACTGTCTCGTTTGTTTAAGGAGCACTTCCAGACCGCCATCGCTATGGCTGGCGTTGCAATGGTCAAACAAGGTCTGCGAGAGGTTTATGATAATGTTCTGGAACTGGACACGGCTGTAACAGAGCTTAAAAAAGTCAGTAAAATGACTGGCGACGAGATGAATGAATATCTCGATAGAACTGCAACAAACGCTCGTGAACTTGGTGCGAATATCTCTGATCTTGTGAGTAGCACAGCCGATTGGAAACGCCTTGGATACACTGATAAAGATTCAGAAGAGCTTGCTCGTGTGTCTGCTCTTATGGCTAACGTTGGAGACCAAATAGATAATGCAACAACTGCTTCTTCTTACCTGATTTCTGCAATGCAAGGTTTTGGGTTGGTTGCTGATGATGCAGAGCGTCTTCTGGACTGCATGAACCAAATCGCTAATACCGAACCAGTCAGTATGAACGACCTTGGAATTATCATGCAGAAAAGTTCAGCTGCGATGTCTGCCGCCGGAAATACATATCAGGAGACGCTTAGTTTGGCGGCTGCTGTGAATGGTGTACTTCAGGACGCCGATACGAGTGGCACTTACCTAAAAACTTTGAGTATGTACCTTCGTGCTTCAAAAACAGATGCTGAAAATGCCGGTATCGCAACAGATGGGATGGCAGATTCTGTATCCGAACTTCGATCTGAGTTGAAGCAACTTGCTGGTGTTGATATTATGAAGGATAATAATACCTTCAAATCAACATATCAGATTATGAAGGAACTTTCTGAGGTTTGGAAAAATCTGTCTGACACAACACAGGCAAATATTACTGAGCTGATCTCTGGTAAGAGAGGAGGTCAGAGTACATCTGCCCTGCTGAATAATTTTAGCGTTGCTGAAGATGCTATGAAGCAAGCGCTTAATTCTAGCGGCAGCGCAATGCGTGAGAACCAGACGTACATGGATTCCTTGCAGGCAAAGCTTAATCAGCTTGATTCTGCATTCCAGAAGTTTAGTACGGACTTGATGAAGTCAGATATCCCGAAGTTTTTCGTAGATCTTGCAACGGTTTTTGTTGACGGTGCAGATAACGCTGTAAAATTTGCTGGTGCATTACCCACTTTGACAGCCGCCATCTCCGGTGTGCTGTCCGTAATGCAGATGAGCGGAAAGCTCAAAAATGGTGCGGGTAAAGTTAATATGCCCTCTTATGTTTGTTGCGTATAAAAAATATAGGATGCGGCACCATGTAAAAATAAAATAGCCCCTAGAGTGCTGGGAAACCCTAAGAGCCATATCACCTATATTTATATAATGTAGGAATCGAAAGATAGAAATAAGGATATGGATGCTATATGCTGAGATAAAAGCTCGGTTTTATCGTATTGTCAAAATATGGTAATAATCGAGTGCTAAGTAGCGTTTATAATGGGCGGTCAGCAGCCGATCCACTCCCCTATTATATAATGTAGGAGGGTGGAAGGTTCATCGACTAAAAAGGGTCAGTGAGCAACCACTGGAAGGATAGTCAGTTCTGGACGAAAGTTCAGAAGTCCACCTCAGACGTAACCAGACGACTTAAAGAAGTAGGTGGAAATGAGGAGACGCGCTATTCTCTGGCGCGATATAAGAAAGAGAAAAATGATTGAATAATTGAATAAAAAGAAAAAGTACACTGTTGTTCGTTGACAGCGTACTCTAAAAAGTGTATAATAAAAGCAACCAAGAGTTCCAATAGACGGTTCCCTCGGTTAGCATCAAACAAATGGAATTAAAATCTGGACAATTTCAATCCCAATGAAGAGCTGCCTACTGGACATAGGCGGCTCTTTTACTTATCACGGCTCTCGCTGTGATGATGTAGCATCTTGAAAATCTCAAGAACAGTCTTAACAAAGCCAGCAAAACCGAAGAACAGCATTGCGACATAGTAGACAGTCTGAATGTCAAAATTCATGGCAACATCCTCCTTCCGACAATATTGCCGGAAGGCAGTTAAAGAAATACACGCTCCTTCTTGCCTTCCGGCTACTGGGAGGGTGACCGCCTATTTTTTACATCTATGATTGGACAAGTTCGATGTGGAACTCCTGATTGCTCCATTATTATACACCCGTCTGTCATATCATGTCAATATTTCTATAATGTAATTTATAATACATAAAAAGAGGTTGCTTTTCTGAAATTTTCTGGCTATAATAATATTACAATCGCGTATCCAAAATATACGGAGGTATTTTATTATGGCACGTCCTAAAGGAAGCAAGAATAAAGCCAATATAGCTGCAGTTGTTGATTACGAAGCTCTGATTGCAGAGAAAAACGCTGCTATTGAAGCAACCAACAGTGAGATCGCATCTATCACTGCAAATATTGATACGCTGAAGAGCGATCTGAAAACACGCAAAGCAGAACTTAAAAAACTGAATAAAGATATTGCAAAATTGGAATCCAAGAAATCTGCCGCCGATCAGAAGGCCGCTGAAGCTGCTGCTGAAAAAGAAGCCATTGATCTTGTGAAGAAGGCATTGGCAGGTGGCACTACTGTTGATGAAATCATTGAACTGCTGAAATAACGGCTGCACCGCAAGGTATCATCATAAAACAAGCCCGACTTCCCTACTGCTGGGAGGCCGGGTGTTTTATTTATGTTGCTTTTTATGATAACCTATGATACACTCTTGTAAAAGGAGTGTTGAATCATGGAAAACAATAAGAAGCATGTGCCGGATTATGAAATTTCGAGTCGTGATATGCAATTCTCGTATGTTGATGGCAAAGGTAAGGATTTTGATATTGATTCGGATGTAAAATTTTTTCAAAGCCTCAGAACTGTAAAACCAAAAGAAGGAGGTCAAAGTGAAAATAACGGAACTGATAAGTGACTTTAACTCACTTTTTTCTTATTTTGTTCCAGGAGCAATTTGTGTCTGGGTTTATACTCGTCTTTCAATGAAAAAGATTGAGTATGCGGCATACGTTATTATTAGTATTTCGCTTGGATATCTTTTCAAGAATTTTGTGGATGGTTACGCGCCACAATGTTTGATTACAGTAGTTCCGTCAGCCCTACTTTATGTTGCCCTTGGCTTTATTTGCGGTATCTTATTTTATTTAATAAAGAATAGTTTTCCGGCAAGAAAATTCTTTGCCCATTTTCTAAGTGTTGAAACTGCCGATAATATTTGGACTAAATTCTTTGATACGAAACGTGGCACAAAGATTCTAGTTTTCACAAAAGATGGGAAGGTAATCTACGGAAAGCTTTCAAGTGCTGATGATGATTACATTGTGGTGATTCATCATTGTACGGCAAATAGTGCCGACGATATCCCAACTGCACTTAAAGAGCATCGTGTAGATGGAACTGTCCTTTGTATCAAGATGAGTGAAGTTGAGCGATTTGAACTCATGTATATGGATAATAATTCCCCGTATCAAAAGTTCAATATTGGCGGATTGGTTGAGATGCCAAAACACTAAGTTAAATAACATGCAACTACCCTGTTGGACGGATGCCGTCCGACGGGGCTTTATTTATGTCATTTTAGTTAGCTGCAACTCACCACTCATATCCACAATTATTGCAGTGGAAAGTCTTTTTTACTTTTCCACTGGCGAAGCCCCAGAATGCTACATCTAAGACTTTGGAGGCTGTGCCGATCTTTTCTAGGTCTGGCGAGCCGCATGTGGGGCATTTGGGAACATACTTAGGTTTTGCTGCCTCGATTTCAGCTTGTTCTTTCTCTTTTTCCAGATATCTACGAATCTTGGCATCAGTTTTGTCAGCCTCATCAAGCCATTCCTGATTTTCCATCGGTTTGTACTCTTTTGGTTGATTTATCTTCGATAATATTTCCTTTTTGCCTTCGTCGTCAGCGGCAATCCATCGCCTATAATTTGTCATTAAACATGAGCAATGAACGCAGGTCACTTCTGGCAACCATGCTAAACGGCCACAATGCGGACATATCATAATTGTTTTACCCATGATTTCTCTCTCCTCAAAATCAGATATTATCTTTCATGACCGGTTTTTCTGTTGACAAAGACGGAAAACAAACCGGTGGGTTAGAACAATGGGCCACGTCACTTGGCAAAATGATTGGTTCTGTAAAGGGACTATGGCAACAGTTAGAGACAGGAAAAAAGAAGTTTGACGCAATGAACGCCGCTGCTGGCAAGAGCAAATCTTCTTTCTCTGATTATATCAAATATGTTTCTGAAAGTGAAGATGCAACCGAGGCTTTTGGAATCGCAACCTTATATACTCGTGCTCGTGTTCTGTTATTGAATATGGCACTAAGCACTGGGCTGGCTTTAGCTGCTTCTTTGATTGTGAAAAAGATTGCAGAAGCATCGCAGTCTATTGAAACAAATGCAACGAAATCAAAAGAAGCCGCCGATGCTGCGCAGAGCACCACTTCCTCTTTAAAGGATTTGGTCAGTGCCTATGAAGAACTTGGCGACAAGTCTGGTTGGGGTACCGAGGACTTTGACCAAGCAAAAGATATTCAGGCAGAGATTCTTGATCTTGCCAAGGAGCAAGGAACTCTGGATGAGGACAAACTTAGCAAACTTAATCTTCAGAATGGTAAGTACGAGGAACAGCTTGGGTTGCTTCAGGATATTACAGCGGAGCAGTTGGAGGCATCTCGTTATGAGTTGGCCCAAAACAAAGACGCTCAAGGCGACAAGCTTGTTGATACAGCCAAGAAAAATAATCGGACGCATTACCTTACTGTTTGGTCGGCTCCTGAAATGGATATGGGCGACCAGATTAAAAATGCTGGCATTGATGTCTTTAACAAGTTCGGTGGTTATGGACCTGACAAGTTAAATGATGCGGATTCTATTGTTGACTATTGCAACGAGGTTGGTAAAGCCTTAAAGTATATTATTGACAATACTACCGAAGCCGAGCGAGCGGCTGGTGGAACGTACCATAGCCTCTACCAATTTTTACTTGATGAGCAAAACGCTTTGCGTGACGATGTAGATTCTTATAATGATTCTACTGATGCCATCAATAATAACACGAATGCTCGTAGAAAGCTTCAAGCTGTTGATTTTTGGCAGAATGACAATAACAACAGTATGGACGTCAGTTTTACTTTTGACAAGGTAAATTCTGCTATTCAAACTCTGGAAAATACGATTGATGGATTTGATGCAAGTAAGCTAAATGAACTCTTGTGGGGTACAAACGAAGGATTATCCGACGAGCAAGCTCAAGCTCTCGCAAATCTTCGTAAAGCTTTGACCGACATGGACTTCTCTGCTGACACAAACGGTGTAAATGCGTTTATCCAAGCACTTGTTCAAGTTGGTATTGTAGCTCAGTCTTCTGCAAATGGTGTTGACGCATTGGCTGCTGGCGCACAGAAGATGGAAGATATTTCTTCTAAAATGGATGAAATCCAGTCTGCGTATAAAGCTTCTACCAGTGCAATGGAAGAGTACAATCAGTATGGTTACATGAGTCTCGATTCTCTTCAGTCTTTACTGACGATGAACACTGAGTATTTGAATTGCCTTGAGCTTGTTAATGGTAAACTCCAGATAAATAAACAGAGTTATGCCGAGTTACTTGCTGCTGAATACGCAGAAGCTGCGGCAACAATTCTGTCTAACGCACAACATGAGGTCGCAAACCTTACTGCCGATGATACGGCTGAAAGCACTGATGATTTAAAAGAAAAAACAGAGGCTGAAAAGACTGCTCTGGAAAATCTTCTTCCTGCCTTGAAAAATGCTACTGCGGCTACTGCGACATATAGTGCAGCTCAGGAGTTTGCAAATGAAGTAGAGAAGGCCGGCGAACGCGGCGTAGATCCTGCAAAACTAGAGGAAATCACGAATCGCACAAATACTCAGCTTTCTTTGCTGTACACCAATATGAATGCCGCTTTAAAGGGTGGGCAAGCATTAACAAATCAGTTGAATGGATTTGGCTCATCTTCTAAAAATGCTGGAAAATCATCTAGTACAACTTCTAAATCTGTTGCTGACCTGTCATCTGCTTTTGATACGTTAACAAAAGCGATGAAAGAATATAACCAGTATGGCTATATTAGTGCAGACACCATGAAGTCGTTAATCGGTGTTGATGATAAGTTTACTGCTTGCTTAATTGAGCAAAATGGAAAACTTGAGCTTAACACCGCAAAATTCCGCACTTTTGTCAGAGCGCAGCTTGAGGAAGCGAATGCAGCTAATGATGGTGGCAAGTCTGCTAGCGAGATGAAGAAGATTCTCGACTGGTTGAACTCTAGTGTCGATTCCGAAACCATTTCTTTTGAGCAACTTACTGATGCCATCAAGGGCTACGGTACGGCGATGGATGAAGCCAAGGAAAAGACGGATGCTATAAAATCCGCATTTTCTGGGCTATATGATATTCAGCAGAAAATCAAGAATAGTCAATTCGGTGTTGGTGACCTTGATGCAACAGAAAGTAAGATAGAGTCTATCTTGCAACTGAGCAAGTTCTTTGGTGATAACAAGGATTTGATGGATAATCTCGTTGACAAAAACGGGAACATCAATCTCAACACTGAGGCGTTTAAGAAAGCGACTCTTGATGAATTGGATAAGCGCATAAAAGCTGCAAACGAAACCGGTGGTGCTGCGGCTACTGCGCTTGCAAACTCGTTAAGTTCTGATAAGGCAAATATTGAAAGTGGCAAAATTTCTGTTAGTGATTATCTTGTTGGTCTTGGAACTGACCTTGAGCGTGTAAATACCGAGTTGGACAAATACCAGACTAATTGGAGCACGCTAAAAGATGCGATGGACGAGTGGAATACTACCGGCCAGCTGACACAGGATACCATGCAGAAGCTGCAGGAACTTCCTGAAGAGTTTTCTAATCTACTTACTTACGATGAGGATGGTAACGCTAAAATTGACGTAAAGGCGCTTCGCCAAAGCTACGTTGATAAACTGAGTGCATTTGCAAAAGAGTTTGAAGGCAGTCCGATTGGTATTCAGGTTCAAGCCATGATTGATGATGTGCGTGAGCCGACTCCAGAAGAATATAAAGCGCTTGCGGAGAAAACTGTAAAGTACCAAAAAGCTCTAGCGCAATACACAAAGAAAATGTCTGCCATTGATTCTAACAAGGATCTATCAGAAGACGAAGCTCTCAAGCAAAAAGCCGAGGTTCAAAAGGAACTTGATGACGCTTTGGAAAAGGCTCTTCTCGAAGTTCAAGAGACCGACGCACAGGTTACAACAAAACTGAAAAAACACTGGGATGGCGTCGAAAAGGTAATCGAGGAATTCAAGTCCGCTCTATCCGATGCAAAAGCTGTTCTGTCCTCTTTCCTTTCCCTTCTCTCCACTTTAAATGACAAATCTAACAACGACCTCAAGATTTGGGGCGATGCTATGGGCAAAGTCATTGACAAGCGGATTGAAGCCCTGAATAAGCAGAAGGAAGCTCTAGAAGAAAATAACGAAGCCACCGAACGTGCTATTGAACTTTCCAAGGCACAAGATGCTCTCGCCCGTGCCCAGCAACAGCGCACGACCCGTGTGTACACTGAGAATGGCTACGAGTGGCAGGCAAACGCCGAAGATGTGCGTACTGCACGTGAAGACCTTGCTGACAAGCAGCGCGAGTGGAATAATAAAGACGCTGAAAAGGCTATTGACGACCAGATCAAAAAGTACAATGAGTTTAAGGACAAGTTGTCTGAGGTCATGGATGATATCGGCAAGAGCTGGAAGGATTACCAGAAGGAGCTTGAGTACACTGCGCAGATCCAGAAGATGAGTCTATCTCAGATGGAAGGCTCACTGGACGGATATCACAATAAGATCATTGCAAGTCTAAATACTGGCAGCGCGATCACCGGCATCCAGAATTTGATTACAAACCTTGAATCACTGATAAATACGCTAACAAAACTAAATAATCTGTATTCCATGTTTAAGACTGGTGAGTACAAAGATCTCGGCACAAAAGGTCTGTGGAATACGATAAAAGGATTCTTAAATAATGGTGGCGAAAAGGCTGCAAGTTCTGGCACATCTTATGTTAATGCAGCCAAGCAGGCAGTCAACGCTGTCAAAACCACGCTCGTTGATACTGCAACAGAAACGGGAACCGCATTAAAGAACATATTAACAACCGCGAATAACAATATTACAAAACAGGTTGTAAGTTCTGGCAATGGAATTATCAATGCGTTTACAAATATTTGGAACACGATCAAAGGTGGCGCTCAAAGCCTATTCGGCGGTTCCGGCGAAGGCGGCGGCATTGTTTCCACAGTTGTAAACGGATTTAAGGCTGTCGGTAATGCTGTTAGTAAGAGCAAGATTGGTTCCACGATTCTTGGCGGGATTGGTAAGGTTGGAACTACATTACTTAGTGGCGGAGGTAAGTTGCTTGCTGGTGCTGGAAAACTTATTGGTACAGCTGGAAGCGCCTTGGCTGCTGCTGGGCCCGCTGCGATTCCGATTCTTGCAGCTGGCGGGCTTGGTATTTATGGCGGCACAAAGGCCATGAAGAATCAGAAGAAAATCTGGTCCAATAAAGAAGATGGCTTTGGTAAGAAGGCAATAAAGTCCGTTGCTTCGTTCTTCTGGGACATAAGTCCTATTGGTGGAATCGTAAATCTGTGTAAGGACATTTTCGGTAAGAGTAAAGAAACTGCCGAGAATACAAAAGACACTGCGAATAGTAGTTCTGAAACTGCCGAAAACACACAAAAGAGCGCAACAAATCTCACAATTAACGCTACACAGATCGTATCTAAAGAAGAGAATAAAGCAACTGACGAAACAGACAAAAAGAATGACGCAACCGCCAATGAAGATAAAACAGTCAAAACGGCTGCTACAACTCTTACTGGTGCTGGTCTGGGCGCAGCTGCGGGTATGGCAGTAGGTGGACCTGTAGGAGCATTGATTGGTACTCTTTTGGGAGGTTTTGCTGGTTTCTTTTTGGGTGGTCATGCGAATGGTCTTAAATCTTCTAAAACGAATCATTTTGCAAACGTTGACGAAAGAGGTTCAGAACTTATTGTTCGTAAGCCAGCTTCTGGACGTTATACATATCTTGAGACTGGCGATGGTGTTGTTCCTGCTGATATTACCTCTCGCCTGTTTGAGATGGGCGGCAATCCAGACAAGTGGTTCAGCGATCAATTGGCAAAACATAGTTCTGCTTCTATGGTGCAAAGCCGTGACGCTGGTGGTATTTCCCTGTCTATTGGTGATGTGAATGTGAACAATCCCGTTGGTGATAGCGATGCACTGGCTCGTGAGCTGGTAAATCGTCTGCCGAACAAGGTTGTACAGGAACTGAATAGACGTTAAGCAGTACAATAAGCAAAAATAAATACGAAGTATACTTGGCTCAGGGTGGGTTGGGTAGGTTGAGATCGAGTATACATTTATAAAGGAGGGACGAGATGTCACAAAATAGTCAAGATGCAATCGACGTGTTGAGCAAAGTCATCGTAGACACGATTGAAAAGAAACTCAATGACGCAAAATTTGACAAATCGCAGACTGGCGTGGTAACTGCGGTGAGTGGGAATACATACACAATATCCGTGTTTGGAAGCCAGTATAACATTACCTCTGACCAGATTTACACGGTTGGACAGAGTGTGGTTGTGACTGCATTGCAGGGTGATATGAAGCGACTGGTATGTTCCCCCGATAATATTGGTACAATGAAAACAGTGGACAGCAAAGTCAACGTGGTTGGCAGCCAGCTGTCCATTATTGATACAGATTTTGCTGACACTATTGTTAAATACACGGATGTCAGTGAATTTTTAACGCTGAAAGATCAGGTAGACGGACAACTCAGCTTATGGTTCTACAGTGGTGTACCATCTACTGATACAGCTCCGACAGTAAATTGGGTAACGGAGGATGCAAAGAGACTGCACATTGGCGACCTTTATTATGACATGAAGGCTGATGATGCGTATAGGTGGACGGACACTTTTATATGGGAGGCTCTTAGTGACAAGAATTTATTGAAAGTTTTGAGAGCTGCGAGCCTTGAAAACGATACAGCAAATGGATCAAGACGTGTTTTTTTCACAACGCCTTCAACCCCATATAGCCGTGGTGATATCTGGGCAAGTAGTTCTGGTGATAATAAAGTTCTTGTATGTCAGACAGCGCGTCCTACAACTGAAAGCTTTAGTCGGACTGACTGGGCTGTGGCGCTAAAATACACGGATGATACAAAAGCAAACGAGGCACTGGATGCCGCTGGCAAAATAGATGATGACCTTGTAAGCTTTAAAACGGAATATAATTCTGATTTGGAGAGTACAAAGCAGCAGATTGAAGCCCGCGTAACCACTAAAAAATACAACGAGGACATGAGCGGGCTAAATACAAGAATTTCGCTGACAGAATCTAAAATTTCAAAAAACGAGAATGCCATCGTACTGTGTGCCACAAAAACTGAAGCTCAAAAGTATGCGGATACTGCAGAACTGAACGCAAATAAAAAGCTCGAAGAGCACATCAAAACAGCAACTGAAAGCATTGATTCAAAGGTGGCTAAGACAGATTATACTGGAAAAAACATTGCTACTTTGATAAACCAGAGTACAAATACTGTAAAAATCAAGGCGACAAAGCTTAACTTGACTGGTGCTATATCTGTTGACAAAAATGGTAAAGTGGCGCTTGATTCCACCTCTGTAAACAACAGCCTTACGCAAGTTTCTGGGGATAAAATCACCACTGATACTATTACTGTGGACAAGTTGAAGGCTGGGCAGATTTTCCAGCTATTATGGAAGAACGATTCAAAAGATGCATACTCTGCTGTTGGCGAAGAGAACAAGTTGACTTTTGAAGCGGACAGCGATTATTCAGAATATATTTTTATTTTCCGTGGCTACAAAGAGAGAGAAGTTGTTGAGATTGATCCAGAGAGTGCTGCAACAAAACGGGTGCTCGAATATTTGAGCAAAGTTTCTGTTATTGTGTCGAAACCAGTCGCAGGTGAATGGAGTGGTGCAGAATATCATTGCGCCACTATGAATACGCCGAAGCTGTGTATGATTTATGATTTGAGCGCTGGCGACAATTCTACTCCAAATGTATCATACAATTCTGACACAAGTATAAAAAGTGCTTTCCGTCCGTTCTATATAAAAGCATATGAAAAGAATAATAAATATTGCACTGAAATTACATTCTTTGACGCACAAAGCTCTGGTGAGACGGCCATTACAACAAATAACGATTTGATTATTCCATGTGAGATATATGGCGTAAAATAAGGAGGTGTTAAATTGGCGAAACCGATAATTTCAAAATTTTCCGTGATAGACGCTACGCGGGAAAATATTGTGCGGTACACATGTTACGATGACACGATCAATGAAGTGAAGTATATTATCTATGACAACGCCTCCGGCAATATTATTGTTAACCAGACAGTGAAAACCAGTGGTTCATCTTCTGTGCGTATGTTTATGTTGCCAGCGAACCTTATACATAACAGACTACTCCCCTACTATCTTAAAATTGCAGTAACAAATCAGAACGGCAATACAAGTGATTTAAGCGATGCCGTTCTTTTTTATTGCCATGAAAAACCGGTGTTAACGTTTGTTGATGTGGAAGCACGCGCTGAAAAGACGATTCCCTTCCCCGCTTTTTCATTTAATGTCGAGTATAAAAACATCGAAGAAGAGGGCGAGACACTGAATCTTTATAAATATCAGCTTTATGATTCAGACAAGACTTTGTTACATGAGGAGATATACCACGGCTCTATTTCACATGCGTTTAACGTAGAAAGCCTTGATAATAATAAGGTGTACTATGTGCGAGCAGTTGGAGAAACTGTGAACGGATATGTTCTGGACACGGATTTTTGCGCATTCAGAATTGAGTATGACGGACAACTGCAGAAACTTGAAATTGTGGCAGAGAATGAAAAAAGAGAAGGCAGAATTAAGCTTACCATTACAAAAAACGAGGACGAGCATAATAATTTTGATTCTATTCGCGTAAAGCGTAGAGAGGTTGGCAAGTACGACTGGATTACGATTTATGAAAAGAAGATCACAAGTTCCGTTGAGCCTATTTTGATTGTATGCTATGACAAATTCGCACGTGGCAGGAAAACGAAGTATCAGTATATGGCAGTTCCTGTTGTGGATGAAATTGAACAAGTGTACACATCTACAAGTGCCGTAAGCGATTTTGACGGAGCATGGCTAATGGATAAAGACATATCATATTATGTTGGTCTTGAGCCAGCTGTCACGAATATTACGCGCAATCAAGAAGCGTCTGTGGAGACGACATTGGGAAGCAAGTATCCCATCGTATTCTATGGTAGTGAGGCAAATTATTATAGCGGCAACTTCTCTGGTGTTATTATCAAGTGGGATCGCAACAATGATGAGTTTGATTTTGATGGGTCTATTGACTATCGGGAGACTTTTATCAATTGGCTAACGAACAAAAAGCCAAAAGCATTGAAGATGTACGATGGCCGCGCATGGCTGATGAATGTGAATGGAAATGTTTCTTACTCAGATGATGAGCATCCGGATAAGGTAGAAATCTCATTTGATTTTGTAGAGACTGGCGATTTGAATAGCAGCGATGACATGAAGAACGCTGGTTTGATTTAAGGAGGTGGGCCATGACTTACTTACCTACAGAAGAAGATCTGGCCTTACTGAAAAGCCGGTCAAAAAGATTATATTGTCGTATTGAACTGCTGAATAAAGACTACCAGATTATTGATACGATCGAAGGACTTGCGTTAAGTGGTTCTAACTCGATTGACGCAGACTCAGATACACGGCGCACTTTTAATCTTGATATCTTCCCGAAGAGTGGATTCTCTATTTCTCAGTTCTCCACAGAGGAGTGGACGAGCAAGATGCTTCGCTTACAGATTGGTATGAAAGCTCCAACAAGTATGCCGCTTGTTGGGGCGGACGCGGTAAGAATACCAGAAGAAGAGATCGATGCAAAAATCAAAAATAGTGCGATATACAAAGAAAAGGACACAGAGTTAAGGCAAGCAAAGTGGAGATATAAGGTTGGCGGTTATGAACAGTATGGCAATATCGAAAATATAAACCGTAAGCGTATTATTTGGACAGATGAAAATAAAGAGAAATATGCATCTTTTGTGAAAGAGCAAGGAGATGTTGGAACATATTCGACCGTTGTTGCATCTTCAGATGGTTATACAACAAATGGCAAGACGTATGAGATTGCATACACTCCACTACTGATAGGCGGAGGAGATGTTGTTATTCCGCTGCTGAATGCAGATATCAGGTCTTATATTGAAGTGATTTTCAATGCAGCTTGTGATGCAGTTCAAAGAGATGGTTCAACTTTACAAAGTAAAATACTTGAACTTGATAGTTTTGGTGTTGACTGTATGATTTATGGGAAAACAGTACGTGTAAAAAATATGATTGCTGCTGTAGAGGGTGGTATCGCAGCAGGAAGGATATTATCTGCAGCCGATGTTGCAGCGATTGCTGGCTGTACCAAAGAAGAACTTGATAAATATTTCCATGACACAAGTGTATTTGTTGGCTATTCAATGCACGATATTCAAGGAACGATATGGGAATTGAAAGATGGTTTAACTCAGATATATAACTTCTATCACGCTTTATACTCTGGTGAGGCTGAAATACGAACTGGCACGAACTTTGTGGATACAGATGGTGTACACTGGTATGGCGCTGGCGTATATGCAATACAGCAAAATGGATACAGTTATGATGCTACAACGAACAAACTAAGCCTTTCTTGTCTTGATATGACCTGTTTGCTTGACGGCACGCTTGGTGGAACACTGACCGGATACGCAACGCGCATTCCGATGTATGACCGCAAGCTCGTGGTTAAGGATGGGGTCAACTACTACGAAGATGACAAAAAGAAGCCGCACTATGTTCGTGATTCCATTAAGGAGACATTTGAACTTTCAGGGCTGACAAAGAGTATGGTTGACTATTGGGTACGGCGAATTCCGCACGACCTAGAATATAATACTGGCACGACAATCTGGAACATTTTGACGGAGTTGAGAGACCTCTATTTCCCTTTCGAGATGTATTTTGACGACGATACTTTTGTGTGTAAAGAAATTCCGTCTGGCTACGACGACCCCGTTGTTCTGGACGAGGATACATTTAAGAGTATGGTTATCAGCGAAGATGCCAGCGTCGATTACGGTCAGATCCATAACTGTGTAGAGGTATGGGGTGCATCAAACTCCAGCGACTATTTCTGTAAGGATAAACTTGAAAAAAATGACCCAGACGGTACTGGCGAGGTCGTGTATTGTAAAAAAGGAACAAAAGAATGGAATGATGTTGTTACGCTGCTTAAAGATAATAAATTGAATATGAGCTACAACATGAACCCAAATGATACCGGCGCGTCTATTTTATTGTTAAAATTAAAACAAGCAAGTATTCAGGACGGTACAAGATTTTCGTTTATTTGCCCAGAAGATATTGCGATAAATGCAAGAATCTGTGTTGAGAACCTTGTTACGACAATCAAAACGAATCCGACTGGGGCAGGACAGTATCGGGAAACAACGCGCGCAGTGTATGGACCTATGATGTTGTTTAAGGCTGTTACCAACGAAAAAGGAGAGGACGAACCAGAAGATACCTCTCTACTAAGGAAAGGCCGTTATTACGTCATAAAATATGGCGAGCATTGGCTAAATCAGGCAACTGATGGTGCATTTACATATAAGTTCAACGCACTTACAGGCAAATACGAAAAAGAACAGCGTGATCCACAGGTGCGCTATTACCCGAAACAAATCTATAATCCATCCACGAAAAATTATGACACCGTGTATGTGAAGTATAATCCAGCCACAAATACAGAGATCCAGATATCAGACCCTGCTCTTCTTATTGAGAGCCGGGTCTATTTTATTGGTCAGTCTCAGTCTCATGCTATGACGAAGTTTGTGGATGCAATGCCGACCGCAAAACAAATTGAGGCAGACAAGATTGCGGAGGCATGTGACAACCTTGAGTACGTTGTCGTAAATGACCCAAACCGCATTGATGACTTGTACAATAGTCGGTTGACGATTGATAAAATCGGGCGAAGAAACCTTGTGTGCTCGGGTAGTGAGTTTGACGGATATACCTCGGATGAATCAGCCATGACGGTATGCAAATACACGCTATGGAAAAATTGTCGGCTGACGGATTCCATCACATTGAGTATGCACATGATTCCGTGGCTTGACGTAAATGAAAAGGTAAAATATGCAGCGAAGTACCTGAAGTCTGATATTGCAGTTGAGTGGATTATTAAAAAGATAGATAAAAACATTGGAGAAGGCACAATGAATGTTACATTGAGCCGCTATTACCCGTATTATCCCTATATCACTTATGAGAATGTCCTCAAAGAAAAATATATCGATAATAAGAAAGATACTTAATGAGAGGAGTGAGTAGATGGCATTATCATTTGAAGAATCCAAACGTATGGTCGCTGCAAGCCCCGCAATGACGATGGAGGCTTCCATAGAAGATGCTCGTCCAGTGGTTGATTGTGATGAGGATGTGGCAACCTTCTCTGTGGAAGACCAGAATTTCACCAGAAGTGGCAACTATACGTGGTTTGATACCTTCTCGGACAATGATTTTTCTACGGTTGATACCAATAAAGAAATCACACTGAGTCCGACTCAGGTAAATATCACACAGGAAAACAACAGTCAGGTCATTCCGTTTGAGATGCCGCGTTATTATGATGGTGTTGACCTGATGAGCATGACGATTCAGATCCACTATGTTAACGCTAATAATGCTGAGAACTATACCGCACCCATCAACGTGAGCTATAGTACTGATAAGATTCGGTTTTACTGGATGGTCAGTAACTATGCCACTATCAAAGAGGGTGTGCTAAAGTTTGAAATTATGGCGACTGGTGCAATTACTGTACCGAACAGCGGTGAATCGAAGAATTATCTATGGCGTACAAAGCCGAACGAAAAGCTAAATGTTTTGAAAGCGCTTACCGGCACCGCAATGAATAACCCGACCGATGACGATTGGTATACTCAGTTCTTAGCTACGATGAGCCAGAAGGTTGGTGAGGCACAGACTGCTGCAACTCAGGCTGCACAGAGCGCACAAGAAGCACAGGCTGTTGTAGATGGTCTGGCTGACACACTGGCAAACTATTACACTAAGGAAGAGGTTGACGGTTTTGTTACCCTGCTTCGGGATGATATCGCCAAGGTTGACGGTCTAGCAAAGTTTGATGTGCAGTATGATGCTGAAACACAGACGATTAAGTTCCTGAATGGCGAAAAGATTATTAAAACCATCACACTGAACACTGACCCGAGTGCTGATTGGGTGACAGCTTTTAATAAAACTATTGAAGCAAAAATCGATGAAAAGATTGCGCCCGTTAAGACTGAACTGACCGAGTATAAGACCAGTACTGATGCTGCCGTAAAGAATCTGCAGGATAGCGTTGGTAACTTGCCTGAGACCTTGCAAAGTGATTATTACAACAAACAGGCAACCGATAAGCTGTTAGAAGCAAAGGCTGAAAAGACCAGCGTTGAGACCGTGGCAAATGATTTGACTGTGGTAAAAAATACTGCTTCCGGTTTGCAGAATAGTATCGACACTATCAATGGCGATATTTCTGAAATTCAGGAGCAGTTGAAAAATGTGAAGCCTGACCCGAATTCTGGGCGTGAGTATGATATTACTTACGAGGATTCAAAGCTGAGCCTGTTGGAAAATGGTACTGTGAAAACGCAGGTCGTCATCCAAGGTGGTGGCGGTGGCACTGGCGGCAGTACAAGTGTTATCAAGATCGAGCGTCTGGATGGCTCTGCGCTAACTGTGATTGCTGGTGACTCAGCTATTATCAATTTCAAGTTCTCTTCTGTGGACAATTCTGGCGATGACACTGGTTCCGCTACTGGCGTCTGGTATGTCGGCAATACAAAAGTTGGCACGCAGACCGTTATCCAGGGAAAGAACAGCTTTGACGCAACCCAGTATCTGCACAGCGGTGACAATACTGTTAAGCTACAGGTGACCGATAGCGTGGGCAGTGTTGGTACAAAGACTTGGACTGTCAATGTTGTTGAGTTCTATCTGGAGAGTTCTTTTGATGATACGCTGGTTTATAGTGGAGAGGTAACCTTCCGCTACACTCCGTATGGCAATATTGCAAAAACTATCAACTTTACGATTGATGGAAAGATTCTTGGCTCTACCACAAGCAGCGTTACCGGCAGACAGCTGACTTATGCTATTCCTGCACAGACCCACGGCGCACATTTGGTAGAAGTTTCTATGACTGCTGAAATCAATGGGAAACAGGTCACCAGCAATAAGGTTGTCAAAGATATCATGTGGGTAACTGAAGGCAATACAACTCCTATTATCAGCTGCGCCACAAAGACAGCAAGTGCAAAACAGTACAGCAACGTTGCAATCAACTATACCGTTTATGACCCTTCCAGCTCTACAACCACTGTAACGTTGGAGGTTGACGGCGCTAAAACTGCTACTTTGACTGTTGGACGCACCATGCAGACATGGACTTGGAAGTCCGCTGATATTGGCACTCATACGTTGAAAATCGTATGTGGCTCCGTGAGTAAGGAGATTAGTGTCGAGATTAAAGAGCTTGGTATTACGATTGAGCCAGTTAAGACAAATCTGGCTTTTGATTTTAACCCTGCTGGCAAGACTAACGCTGACGAGACCCGCTTGTGGTATGATGGCAATACAAGGCTGACTGTAAGCGATAATTTTGACTGGTCTAACGGTGGCTATCAGCTGGACGAAGATGGTGATACCTACTTCTGTGTGAAGGCTGGTACAACTGCAAATATCAGTTATAAGTTGTTTGGTGATGATGCAAAGAAGTTGGGTAAGAACTTTAAGCTTGTGTTTAAGACTACGAATGTCAAGAACTACGATGCTACGGCACTGACCTGTTTGAACGGTGGTATCGGTTTGAATATTCAGGCGCAGAAGGTCACACTGACCAGTGAGCAGAATAGCATCGATCTACCGACTTGTGAAGATGACTTCATGGAGTTTGAATTCAACATTCTGCCAGACAGCCAGTATAAGGAAATGGTTCTGTGGCTGGATGGTATTCCCTGTCGTGTTGAACTGTATGACGCAAGCGACAACTTTACACAGGCTTCTCCGGTAGGCATTACGATTGGTTCTCCTGATTGTGACGTGCTAGTTTACCGCATGAAGTCCTACATGATGAACCTGACGGACGACGAGATCCTCGACAACTTTATTGCAGACGCAAAGAATGCAGAAGAAATGATTGAGCGCTACACCCGCAATGATATTACGGATGTGAGCGGCGAACTGAATCCTGACCTACTGGCTGAGAAGTGCCCAGACCTGCGCATTATCAAGATCTCTGCTCCGACCTTTACGACTGGCAAAAAGAACGAAGTTCCGAACACGACTATTCAGCACATTTATAAGAATGGTCGCGCTGTGGAAGACAACTGGATTGCCACTGGTTCACACAAAGGACAGGGCACTAGCTCTAATGCATACGGTGAATCTGGTCGTAATATTGATATCAACTGCTCTGGTGGTTTCATCTTTGGTGATGAGAGCACCGGCAGCAAGTATGCATTTACAGAAAACAGCGTTGGTGAGAAGTATTTTAACATCAAAGTCAATGTTGCTTCTTCTGAGAATGCAAATAATGCTTTGCTGGCAGACGAGTTTAACGAGTTCAATCCGTACATTCGTCAAGCTCGCAAGGACAATCCGAAGGTACGCGACACTATGGCATTCTATCCCTGTGTTGTGTTTATTCAGGAGACCGACACCACAAACGCAACTGTCTTCAAGGATGGTCAGTGGCATTTCTATGCTTGCGGCGATTTTGGTAACTCAAAGAAGAATAGTGACACAATGGGTATGGACCCGAACAATCACAAGGAAGTTATCATTGAGATTGATAATAATACCGATGCGCAGACCCGTTTCCTGAGCGGCGACTTCTCTGAGGAAACTTGGGATGGCGACCACAGCTTTGAGTTCCGTTACATCAATAAGAATTGTACCGATGAAGAGATTCAGGCAGCTAAAAATGCGTGGATTCGCGTACAGAACTGGGTTGTGAATGCAGATGATGCAGAGTTCAAGAAGAACTTTGAGAACTACTTTATTAAAGATTCTACCCTGTTCCACTATCTGTTTACTGAGCGTCATACTATGGTCGATAACCGTGCAAAGAACGTATTCCCGCACACGACTGACCTTGTGCACTGGGATTTCTGTTTTGACTACGATAACGACACTGCAATGGGCAACGATAACGAGGGCGGTCTGACCCTGAGTTACGGCTACGAAGATATGGACACTATCGGTACAAAGAGTGTGTTCAACGCACACGACTCTAAGCTGTGGTGCAAGATTCGTGACCTGTTTGCAGATGATCTCGCAAAGATGTTCCTGAACCGCGAGAGTGCTTTAGCATGGAGTGCTACTCGTATTTTGAAAAAGTTCGAAGACTATCAGGACGTAAAGCCAGAGAAGTTGTGGATCATGGATATGCGGCGTAAGTATTTCCGCACTTATGAGGATAATGGCACAACCAGCTATCTGCCAATGATGCACGGTAACAAACGCCACCAAAGACGCCAGTTCCAGCGGTATCAGGAAAAATACATGGCATCTAAGTATACGGGTGCTGCTTGTACCTCTGACGATATGACCATTCGTGGTTATACTCCGACCAACTGGACAGGTGTGAAACCCGATGGCACTTTCCATATTGTCCCCTATGCCGACACTTATGTCTCTGTACGGTATGGTTCTAACCCTGTGAAGGTGCGTGGTAAGCGCGGTCAGACTTACGAGATTCAGTGCCCGATTGCAGCTATGAATGATACAGAAGTTTATGTTTACAACGCTTCTATCATCCAGAGCATTGGCGATATTTCTGGTTTCTATCCCGGCTATGTTGATTTCAGCCACGGCGTAAAATTGACTGACCTGAAGATTGGTTCTGCCGCCGAGGGCTACAAGAATACGAATCTGACTGACTTTGCAGTTGGCAACAATACACTGCTTGAGCATTTGAACCTGCAGAACGTGCCGAACCTGAAGAAATCCATCAGTCTGACCGGCTGTACGAATCTGGAAGAGTTCTATGCTGGCGGCTCTGGCATTACCGGCGTCGCGTTTGCTAAGGGCGGTAAAATTAAGAAGGCTGAACTGCCTGCGATCGCAAGTCTAAGCGCTAAGAACCTGAATTATCTGACCGACCTGAAGGTTACAGATTATAAGAATATCACCACACTGACTGTCGAGAAGTGTCCGACAATTGACTTGACTGATATGCTGGCTAAGTGCACGAACTTGAACCGTGTGCGTTTGACTGGCGTTGATTGGCAGTTGGATGATACTTCCCTGCTGGATCGTCTGTTAAAGATGACCGGCTTGGATGAAAATGGTTATAACACTGATCATTCTGTTATCGAGGGCAGCGTCCATGTACCCATTATGCGTGAGCGTCAGCTGGCAGAGTTTACGGCACAGTGGCCTGATTTGAATATCACTTATAACACTCTGGTTCAGCAGTTTAAGTGGACGTTCGTAAATAAGGACGGTACGGTACTTGATGAACAGTACATTGATAAGGGTGATAAGGCCGTTGATCCTGTTACACGTAAAGAGAACCCGATTCCGACACCTACTGCCGAAAGTACGATTTCTACGGACTTTACTTTCAGTGGCTGGGACACCGAGTTTACGACTGTTTTTAGCAATCAGACTGTCACTGCAACTTATACCGAATCTGTGCGTAAGTATACTGTCCGCTATATGAACCGTGGCGCTGTGTTGAAGGAAACTGTTGCTCCGTATGGCTCTATGGTGCTGTATGACGGCGATACTCCGACTTATACCTCTGAGGAAACTGCTTTTAAGTATTACCTGTTCAGTGGCTGGGATAAAGGTGGTTACGTCACCGGCGATAAGGATATCAATGCTGTTTATGATAGCTGCGAGTATTCTTCTACCTACTTTGACGGTAAGGAAATCGGTCAGCTTCGCCCTGTTGAAATTTATGCGATGAACAAGGTTGGCGTTGAGCAGAATGTTGCCACGCCAAAGGATGAAGTTTCCATCAAGCTTGGCAACGATTTCTCTTATGAGGACATCACTGAAAAGGTTCTTATTAGTAAACCGCAGGTGTTTGATGGCAAGAACTACATTGATACCGACCTCAAGCTGTTTGAAGAGGACAGAGATTTTGTGCTGGCTGTTGACTACAAGATGGATGTCACAAATGCAAATAACACTGTTTTGATGCAGTGCTTTGAGCAGAACGGCATGAATGGTATCCGTCTGTGGAACTCAACTGGCGTCAAGATGACTTGGGGTATTGACTCTGCAAATGGTGTCGCTGCCGGTTCTCGCGATATGACTGTTATCCGGCACATTAAGGGTGATAACGCACTGTATGTCTATTCCTCTAATATCTATGGTTCTGCACTGAACTATACAAAGATCACTCGTACTCGCTCCACAAAGACGAATGCCACTCTGGTATTTGGATGTGCAAAAGCAGACGATGGTGCTTACGAGCGCCACGCTAAAGGTACGGTTTATTGGTCTAAGCTTTGGTACGCAGACCTTGGCGATGCTGCTTGTCGCGAATTGGCCGCATGGACACACGATAACCTGATTGTTGAGGTAGCAAGCTTTAAGAACTACTACTTGAGCGACAATTCCAACAAGCGTTGCTCTATGACATTCTTGCAGAAGGATACGCTGGGTCAGGACATGGTACTGAGTTCTTCTTCTAACAATGCTGGCGGTTGGGGCAGTACTTCTCTGCGTGAGTATCTTGACTCTCGTCTGGTTGATGCTTTGCCGATTGGTTGGAAACAGCTTATCAAAAAGGTCAAAGTACCGAGTTCTGCCGGAAATAAGAGTAAGGAAATTGTGACTTCGGACTGCTACTTCTTCATTCCATCTGCGATTGAAGTAAGCTCTTCGATGATTGACGAGCCTTACGTTTACGAAGGTCAAACAATCAGCTACATGACCGGCAATGATTCTCGCGTCAAGCACAACGCAGAGGGTAAGGCAACAAAGTATTGGCTGCGCAGCCCGTTTGCTACTTATGATGGATACTTCTATGCAATTGAGGAGACCGGTGAGCTGTATGGCTTCCATTATCCTTCTGAGCAGCTAGGAGTAACCGTGATGTTCAGCATTTAAGGAGGTGTTGAGAGTGTATTATAAGGTACTTAAAGACGGTCGAGTGATCGATGCTCTTGACCGCCTTCAGTTTGTAAAGTATCAGCCCAAGCACGATATCATGGTGAATTGCACCGAAGATGACGCACAGGGTATTATTAGCAGCAACGGCAAGTATATCTGGCACGTTGAAGGCTATTACCTGATTCCATCCCCGGAATATGATACCGTAACGCTTGAGCCGATTGACAAATACGAATATGACCAAATCATGGCCTTGGGAGGTACAACTCCTGAGGCCATTATTGATGCCTATACACTGACGCTAATTCAAGGAGGTCTACTGTAATGGAAAAGATTTTCACTGAGTTCGTCGAGAGTATGCACCGACTCTATAAGAATGGAATGGTACAGGACAAATTTGTGGAGAACTTGCTTGAGGGCAAGAAGATCTCATTGGATGATTACTTGTACATTGTGAACGGAAAGGAGGTGTGATATGTATACCTTTTTAATTAACGAGGATAACACTATCACAGCGAGTCTGACTGAGCGTATCATGCAGCGGAGCAAGCTGGTGGATAATTTGCACTTTCTTGCCGATCAGACCTACAAAGGTGTAGATATTAGTGACTATACCGTTATGCTGGAGTACGTTTTGCCTGTGAGCAAACGCTATAAAACTGAAATTCTACAAAAGTCAAAAGACTTGTACAAAAACCGGTTGGAATATCTTCTGCCGTTTGATACGGGTCTGACTAGCGAGGCTGGCGATATTGAGTTCCAGCTGACCTTTGTTCATGTCGAGATGGACTCTGAAGGACAGACAATTCAGCGCGTGCGTAAAGCTGGCCCCGGCGTTGTACATATTATTCCTATCAGCAAGTGGTCTGATTTGATCCCAGATGAAGCACTGAACACACTCGACCAGCGTATTATTGCGTTGGAGGCTCTGAATAAGGCGATGACCGACCGGTTCAATACCAGTCTGGCTAATAAGGCTGATAACATTACTTACGATGAAGAGCATCGTATTCAGCTTACCTCCGAGGGCAAACCCATTGGTAACGCTATTAAGATTACGACTGAAACTGTGGAAACTGAAGATGGTAGTATGCGTGTTGTCCCATTCTAACCATCGTTTAAAGCGAGGTGAAAAGAATGGCATACAAATACTCGAAGCTTGGTTACGGTAACGCAGAAGACGTAGAAGCCGCGATTGCGCTTGGGTTGATTGATGGCAAAGACATTATTATCACAAAAGATACATCAGAATTCATATACGTCCGGGACGATTTATCTATTCAAAAGGTAGCGCCTCGGACGCTTTGTTTTGATAGTATTCCGGCGGCAAATGAGGCAATCAACCAGAATGACGCGACTTATGCAGGTCAGACCGTAATGATACGAGGCAAAGACGACAAATATGAACCGTGGGTCGTGCAGCAAAGCGCGGAGTCAGGTCGGTTCTTCGTCGAGCCTTTTCAAACTCAATCTACAAATTTCCAATGGACTGAATTCTAATAAGGAGGAAAAATATGGCACAAGTAAAATTTGCGTATGGTACGAAAGCACGGTACGATGCCCTTGCTCCAAAAGACATGGACACACTGTACTTTACGACCGATACGTTGCAATTGTTTAAGGGTACAACTGAGTACACTAAGAGCACTAAAATGGTGTCTTCCCTGCCCGCAGCTGGTCAGGTTCAGGGCATTATTTATTTCCGCATGACAGACTACACCATGCATATTTGGAATGGCGTGGAGTTTGTGCAGTTGAACAAAACAACTGTTACTCAGATTCCTGCAGATGCTACCAACGATGATGTTCCGACTACCAAGGCTGTCGCCGACTATGTTAATGCCAAGATTGCAGCGGTGGAAGGTATCAAAGGTAAGTTCGTTACAGATGTTACCTATAATGCTGGTGTGTTGAGTGTAGCAAAGGGTGACGAACCTGTTACCACTACCCTGACCGGTGTTATTCATGAGCCTACTTATGATGCAGAAACTCGCACTATCAAGCTGCCTGTGTTTGGCGGCGACACCCTGACGATTGCGTTGGGCAAGGACTTGGTTGTTACTAGCGGAACTTACAATACAAAAGATAAAAATATTGAGCTGACCATTACTAGTGGTGATGTAATTAAGATTCCTGTTGGCTCTCTGATTGATATTTATGTTGGTGTTGCAACTTCTACTGCAACTGTGACTGTTTCTGACGACAATAAAATCAGTGTTGATGTGCGTGTGTCCGCAAAAGCCAATAACTCTATTACAATTGAAGAGGATGGCTTGTATGTGGCTGTGCCTGATGCTTATACCAAGGCTGAGACTGACGCAAAAATCAAAAAGGTGCAAGACCAGCTAGACGGTCATTCCAAGGATGCCGTGGTACACATTACCGCCGAAGAGCGCAATACTTGGAATGCAAAGGTATCTCAGGATGAGCTGACCGCCGCGAAATCAGAAGTAATTTCTGCCGCTGCTGCTGATGCTACTAAAAAGGCAGATGCCGCTCGCGATACTGCTAAAACCTATGCAGACGGTTTGAATACTGCTATGGATAATCGCGTTAAGAGTGTCGAGGGGGCTCTGACTTGGAAGGCTATTGATGATTCCGGCGCGAACGCTGAGACATAATAATCTAACATAAATCCCTACACTCTGTAATGGAGTGTGGGGTTATTTTTATCGAAAAGGAGTTTCATGATGTCAAAATTATCACTTTTAGAGATTGCACAATCTCAACTCGACAAGACTCCAGTGATCGACGGACAGCTTATTGTCTGTCTTGACACTGGAAACGCCTATCGAGACACTGCTACGGTTCACGTAAAAATCGGAAGCGATTTAGAGGTTGTGAGCGACTTACCATTGGCTCCTCTAGCCGAAAAAATCTATTATCTGAAACCTGATAAGCTGTATGCGTACTTGGGCGGCAACTGGACACTGTTAAACGACAACAATTTCTCACTGGGTGCAAATAAGAGCGCACTTAATGGCAAAGCAAAAATTACGCTGGATGGTGCAAAACAAAGTTCTGTATCCATCAAGGGCACGGGTATCACCACCGTTATGACAGATGAGAATGGCGAGTTGGTTGTGAATACTGGCGATCCATCTATGTACATGGAGGCACTGACTAATTCAGATATAGACAAGATACTTTCAACATAAAGGAGGAAACACATGGCTTGGTTAGATTATGACGGCCTGCTTTACTTCTGGCAAAAGATAAAGGCAAAGCTGAATGACAAGGTTGATAAAGTCGAAGGCAAGGGGCTGTCCTCCAACGATTTTACTGCCGCCGAAAAGAATAAGCTGGCTGGTATCGAGGCTGGCGCAAACAATTATTCTCACCCGACAAGTTCTGGTAATAAGCATATTCCGTCTGGTGGTTCTGCTGGTCAGATTCTGCGTTGGAGTAAAGATGGTGAAGTACAGTGGGGCGCTGATAACAACACAACTTATAGCGCATTTAAGGGTGCAACCAGTGCCGCAGCTGGTGGTTCTGGTCTGGTTCCTGCCCCGGCAGCTGGCAAGCAGGGTCAATATCTGCGTGGCGATGGTACTTGGGCTACTCCGACCAATACAACATACAGTGATGCAACGCAGAGTACTCACGGTTTGATGAGTACCTCTGACAAGAAGAAACTAGATGAATTTGGCGCGGCAAGCACTTATGCGCTCAAGAGCGATATCACGGCGATGTATCGTTACAAGGGCTCCGTTGCTTCTACGGACAAGCTACCCACGAGCGGTCAGACCATTGGTGACGTGTATGACGTTGGCAATGGAATGAACTATGCATGGAACGGTTCTGCATGGGACGCACTGGGCGAAATTTTTACTATTACAAAGATCACAAATACTGAAATCGACACTGTTTTGGCAAGCTGATTTCAGTTCTTACTGAGACAGGAGGTCGATTATGGGATATTTAGATTATGCTGGCTTACAGTATCTGTGGGGCAAGCTGAAAGAAAAGTTCGCTCCGAAGAGTCACAGCCACGATGACAGGTACTATACCGAGGCCGAAATGGATGGTAAGCTGAACAGCAAGGTGAACAATAATGAAGCTGGAGCAGATAGTTTGCTTTCTAAACTGACTACATCTTGGACTGCCACTCCTACCGACAACACTTATTTTATTCGACAGGATACAGGTGGCGGAGATTCTTTTGGTCGTGTAAAGTTCTCCACCTTGTGGAATTATATCAAAGGTAAGGCAGATGGCGTATATCAACTAAAGGGCAGTTATGCTGCGAGCGAGCATACTCATGATGACAGGTATTATACAGAGGCTGAAATTGATGGAAAATTAACCGAGAAGCTGCATGAAGAAACTATTACAGATGCACGAGATTTAAATACTATTAAAACAACTGGCGTTTATCATTTAAAAACTACATCATACACTAATGGTCCGGGAATTTTAAATCATGCTACAATATTTGTTGACTATACTGTCGGCACGCCGTATCAGATTTTTATCCCAGATTCCGTTAATAGGGCATGGCGTCGCAATTATGTCAATTCAAACGATACGTGGGCTGCATGGACTGAACTGAAATACACTGACACAAATACTTGGCGAGGTATTCAAAACAATCTCACCTCTGATAGCACATCAGATTCTTTAAGCGCCGCTCAGGGCAAGGCGTTAAAAACGCTGATAGATGGCAAAGCGGCAAACGAGCATACCCATCAATATTTATCTCTGTACGGAGCCCGTCCAGCAAACATCAATTTTACCAAGTCAACAAATGGCACAGGTGCAATGTTTCATTTTGTTGCTACATCGTCCACTACAACCGGAAAGCCACCTGCTGATTCAAGTATTTTACAACTAAATTGGGATAACAATGGGGGCTGGGATTCTCAATTAGCACTATCCACAACAGCAAACCCTCATGTATATTATAGAAATCAGCAAAACGGAACGTGGGGTAATTGGAGTACGCTGCTTGATAATTTGAATTATACAGATTATACAGCCAAGAAGGAACACACACATACCAAATCACAGATCACCGACTTCCCTGCCTCTCTTAAAAATCCGACTGCTCTGACGATTCAAACCAACGGTGCAATTGCCGCTACATACGATGGTAGTGCTGCAAAAACAGTCAACATTACGAAAGGCAATATCGGGCTTGGTAACGTGGACAATACAGCAGATGCAAATAAATCAGTTAAGTATGCCACAAGTGCAGGAAATGCTAATACGGCTACAAAAGCCACAATCGCAGGTACTGCTGATAGCGCAACAACCTCAAACGGTGTAAAAGACTACAACGACGCTAATAGAACTATCAAGATTGGCTTTGCTGGCGATGGCTTGAATACTTCAAATTTAAATTATATTGCAGGCTATACAGACAATGGCACAAAAATCAAAGATGTGTCTAAGGATGTTCTGAAGAGTTGGATTGGGTTGGGAAATTATCTACCTTTTGTCGGTGGCACGATGAGTGGTCAAATTACAAAATCCACTGGCGGGTCTTGGATTGGTGATAGGGAACGCGCTGCAATAAAAAGTAGCTATGCGGGTGATAGTTCTTATGGTGCCGTTGCTGCTATGGCGACAAAGAACGGTTGCTGGACTATGGGCAACCTTGGCGGCAATGAGAGTCTGATCTTCAATTATTCAACTGACGCGAACTATAATGCTGGAAAAAACGAGACTTCTCAAGTATATCTCCCCGCCCAAGCCGGTACTATCATTACAAGTGCTACTATCGGCGGTCAGTCTGTTAATTATGCCAATAGTGCGGGCAACGCCACGAACGCTACAAATGCCACGAACGCAACGAATGCAGCAAACGCTACAACAGCTACAAAACTTTCCTCTAATGCTGGTTCTAATAATCAACCCGTCTACTTCTCTGGTGGTAAGCCCGTTGCAATTGGATACACAATCGCTAAGAGTGTCCCAGCGGATGCTAAGTTTACTGATACAAACACATGGCGCGGAATCCAGAATAATTTGACAAGTGATAGTACAGATCAGAGCCTTAGTGCTGCACAGGGTAAAGCTTTGAAAACATTAGTTGATGGTAAAGCACCTACTTCACATAAGCATACAAAGTCCCAAATAACGGATTTCCCAAGTTCTATGCCTGCAAGTGATGTATATGCATGGGCCAAAGCAGCTACAAAACCAAGCTACACCAAGGCTGAGGTTGGGCTTGGTAACGTAGATAATACTGCGGACAAAAATAAAAGTGTGAAGTATGCTACGAGTGCGGGATCGGTTACAAATGCCCAGTGTTTGAATAATGATGATAAATATATGAAGTTCCACTGGTCTGGTCAGGATGGTCAACCCACATGGCTATGGGGCGGCAATGACTCTGGCGATATGTATGTATACAATCCGAGCAATTTCAATGTGAATTATGCCACGACGGCGGGAAGTGCCGATAATGGAGTAGTGGCATCGAATGTGGGTTCTAGTGGATATCCAGGATACATGCGGTTTAATAATGGAATACAAATTTGCTGGGGCGTTGGATCATCTGGTGCCCCAAATGGTAGTTTCTTTTTCCCCCAAAAATTTTTGAAATCTCCGTGTATTATGATTAGCGGAACCGGTGCATACCGTTATGCGTTTTATGTAACCAATAATACCACTCAGTATTTTAGTTATCTTCGTGACGGCACTGGTGAGACAGCAAAACCACAATATGTTGCCATCGGATTATGGAAGTAATCTTGACCAATGTTGCGAAAGGAGGTTTTATGGAAAATAAAAATATTAAAATAGGATATATTCTTCCTAAACCGATTGTAACACAAGAAGAATGCGATGCCTATTTTGAAATGGCAAGTGCAATCAATGAACATAACTTCTCTGGTACTTCTGGAGACTATTACTGGGAAATTAAAGAAAACGATGATTGTTTTGAAATCGTACAAGGCGATCCATTTCCTACTGATGATTCGCTAGTAAAAGAATCCGCGCAGCAGAAAATCACCGAATCTAAAACTGCTCTCTCTGAATATCTAGCCTCGCATCCGCTCCAATGGTCCGATGGGAAGTACTACAGTGTTACCAGTGAAAAACAGGCATTGTTGACTTCGAATTTGGCGCTGTATCAAATCTCTGCCTCCGCCGGGCAACCGTTCAAGCTAACATGGAATTCAACTGGTGACGAATGTGTAGAATGGGCTTACGAAGAACTAGCTGCACTTGCACTGGCAATCGGTACATATGTAAAACCATTTGTATCGCGTCAGCAGGAATTGGAGCTGGCTATCAAGGCTTGTACTACAATGGAAGAGCTGGATGCAATTGAAATTAACTATGACCCTGTTCTGAAGCAATATCTTGAGACCGCCGGGCAGAAGGAGGTCGCTGAATGAGTAAAATTGTAAAGAAGTATAAAGAATTATTGAAATGTGCGCTTCTCTTTTTGATAGGAGGGGCGCTTTATTATTGCATCGAGATTTTATGGCGTGGTCACTCACACTGGACTATGGCTATAGTGGGCGGCATCTGCTTTGTGGTCATTGGCGGATTGAATAATTATATTCCGTGGGAAATGCCCATGTGGGAACAGGGTTTTGTCGGTGCGTTATTTGTGACTGGTATGGAGCTTGTTGTCGGCATTCCATTGAATCTGATGATGGGTTTACACATCTGGGACTACTCTTCCCTACCATTCAATCTGCTTGGTCAAATCTGTCTGCCATTTACTGTGCTATGGTTTTTCCTTGCCTTGTTGTGCATTTATGTAGATGACTGGATGCGCTATATCATGTTTCACGAGGACAAGCCGCACTATCACTGGCGTAAGGTATGTAAGCCGAAGCAGTAAACAAACTAAAAGTATATGTAAAAACAGAAAGAGCCCCGGGTTGTTACACCCAGAGCTCTCCCGCCACACACCTATACAAAGATAGGACGTCGCAAATTCGCTCGATGAATTTTTGACATACCTATTTTATCATAGTGTGAAATTTTTGTCAATACAGAATCGAGGTGATGAAATGATTGGTTTGTTAACTGCCGCACCAACTCATGCTCCGGGTGTTATCAGCTTTACAATAGAACAGCTTTGGCAAATGATTCTAAGTATTGCTGGTGGCATTACGGCTATTTCAGCTGCTGTTGTCGTTATTGTAAATGCAATCAAGAAGGCAAAAGAGCCCGACACGAAACAGAACCTGAAGTTGATTGAACACGACAAGCATTTGGAAGATATCGACCGCAAGCTCAAGAATGATAAAGAGGTTTTGGATTTATATCGCTCCAAGCTTTTGTCTATTGAAGAGCACCAGAAGGAACAGGACATCGTAGTTGAAGACCATGGACGAAAAATCGCTGGCGTGGAACAGCGTGTAAATAAGAGTGAACATGGTATCAATGTTATGATGAAAGCCCTACTGGCTCTACTCAGTCACGGTATTGATGGTAATGCTATCGACCCCATGAAGGAAGCTAAGGCTGCTCTTGAAAGCTATCTAATTGACGGACAAAATTTAAAAGACGTTTAATACATAGCTCGGTACGTGTGTGCCGGGCTTTATTTTTTATTCAAAACAGGAGGTATTACTATGGCAAGTATTGTTAATGAGATCGTCTCTGTTATTGTGAAACTGGTTATCACTGTTGCTGGCACTGCATTTATGACCTATGGCATCCCCTACTTGAAGCAGATCGGTATGTACAAGATCGTCCAGATGGCTGTGCGTGCCGCTGAGAAGTTGGGCGTCACCGGCGCAATCAAGAAAGCTGACAAGAAGAAGTATGTTATTGCCGCATTGGAGAAGATGAATGTCAAGATTACTCCTACTATCGAGATGATGATTGAGGCTGCAGTCAAGGAGATGGATATCCAAAACGAGAAGATCAATGCAGAACTCAAGAAGGATTGA